GTCAATAAGTTAGACAAATTTTATAATACAAATAGTTTAGTTTTTAAAAATGAATAATAATATTAATAATGATGATTCCCACCTGAAAGGTGGGGGTTTTAAACCAAATTTAAATGGAAATAAAAAAACACATAGTACTGATTTGTATTATAAGGTTGGTGTTCTTGGTTACAATAGTAAAAATCCATTAATTCGATTTGTATCGCTCATATTTTATGCTACAAACCATGAACAAGATGCTATGGTAAATGGAATGTATCAATCATTGATAGAAGTAGATAATAATATTTTGTTTGAAAAATCAAAAGATACGCAAGCAGGTATATTGTTGCAAACATTGAGAATAGCATATAAAAGACTTTCCGATAAATCAATTAAATCGGACCCAAGATATAATAACATGATTCAATGGTTATCTCAATTTGATATTGAATTTGATTTGAATCAAATATTAAAACTATGTGATTTTCGTATAAAACGCTTGGAATCAAAAATAGGAAAAGTGATAACCAAAGTAAAGAAGGATAGAGGGATGATATTTTCAGAAAATTCTTTTCATCTCGATCAGAAAAAATTATTAAAATTTTATTAAAACAAAAAAAATAAGAAGATGAAAGTTGAAAAACCAAGTGCAAAAGTTCTAACAGAACAGATATTTTTACCACACATAAAGACGTGGGATGTCACTAATGGACCAGACCCTCGTGACGTTGGTAACGATATTTTGTTAAATAACATATTCAAGGAAATCGAAATAGTTGGTAGAATGTGTTGTTACGACCCCTATGGTGGTGCTGATAAATTTGTTAATATGTTGATTAACAAAAATGATTTTTCTATGTTAGAACATGGTGCAGTTTATCTTGATATAACACAGGAAGATGATTGTGATGTGGATAAGTATTGGGGCAATCCTTACACCATTGTCGACTACCATGACGATGTATCTCCACACGTATATTCTATTTCAACAAACTATCGTGTGATAATTGAAAACAAATGGACAGAGGATTTACAATATCTTTGTGTACCAGGACAATATCATGAACCAAGAATATCAGTCTACTTTGTTTGTGATATGATTACAGCAATGAATTTCATGAAACACCGAGCGTTTTCATTTGCACATGAAAAATCAAATACGAATAATATTTCATATGTTATTTCGGGATTAGATATTCAAGAAGAAGATTGTGATTGTAAAGACCTTCATAAAAGGCATCAAAGTTATGTTGGAAAGATTGTACCATATACGGAAGAAATGGCAAAACTTGAATTTTTACATTCTCTTTCTCAAAGTAGAATTCATTATACCAATCTTGTTAGTACACAGGGTTGGTCATACGAACAATCTAAAAGAGTGTTACCGCTTTCAACAAAAACAGGGTTGGTAATGACCGGTTTCCAAAATGATTGGATGGGAGGATTTGTAAATCTTGATAAACCCCTAAAATCCGGTTTTTTTCCAATAGAGTTACATAATATTGAAAATATTCCTTTAATGGAAGTGTTGTTTCCATTAATAGAAGAAATTAAAAAAATTAAAAAGAATGAAAACAGTTAGAGTAACAGTCAGACTTGGAAGAACGACTGAAGAAGATTGGTTTGAAGTAGAAGACGATGCCACAAAAGAAGAAATAGAAGAAACAGCACAAGAATATCTTCATGGTCTTATTGATTGGTGGTGGGAAGAAACGGAATTTATTCGTAATGAATAAAAAGTGTAAATTTGGAAACGAATTTAGTATACATTATATAATATGTCAAATCTTAAAATTTTAAAGTTATGTGGAAGTTATTAGCAATATTAGTAACAATCGGAATCGTAGTGTATTATATTACACTGATATTACACCTAATAGGTGTGATAAGAATCGGGCATAAGCTCGGTGTTAGTGCAAAATGGTTTTTACCATTTGTCTTGTGGTTTGGAAAGAGTTAAAGTCCTTTATATTTTAGTTTGTTAAACCTTAAAAATTGTATTAAAATGTTAGAAATTACAAAAAAGCAAGTGTATGTAGTATTAGCGTTGCTAATAGGAGTTTTCTTTATTTTTGCATTCGCCAAGATGGGTGAAGATGTGAATAATGAGAAAATAGTAGTTAACCAATACCCTTTCACAGGGAAAATGGCGTATTGGGTGTCACCGGGGTTTCAATGGCAGTTGTTTGGTAGAATTACCGAATATGACAAAACACGCCAGTTATGGTTCTCCGATGAAGAAGGTGAGGGTGGTGAAAAACCCATAGACCTTGATATCCCTATCGTATTCAATGACGGTAGTAAGGGTCGCATATCAGGTAGTTTGCGAGTTAAGTTACCGCTGGAAACGCAGTATCTGCAAAGGATACATACGGATTATGCGGGAATGAACCGACTAATGAATGATCTAATTAGACCAACAACGGTCAAGGCGGTATTTGCATCAGGTCCTTTGATGTCAGCGTTTGAATCTTACGCAGCAAAGAAGAATGACCTTATTCTGTATATAACCGACCAGTTAAACAACGGTGTGTATCGTACCCGAACAACCGAACAGCGTGTATTTGACGAATTAACTCAACAAGAAAAAGTTGTTAGGGTTGCTGATGTTATCAGAGACGAAAATGCACCCGGTGGTTTGGCACGACAAGAAGTATCACCGTTTAGTTATTACGGACTTGAAATTAGTCAACTTGCTATTTCAAATATCCGTTATGACGAAACTGTAATTAACCAAATTGCTGCTCAACAGCAAGCAAATATGCAAATTCAAACAGCCCTGGCGCAGTCAATGGAAGCTCGTCAAAACGCTATTAAGGCGGAAGAACAAGGTAAAGCGACTGCTGCCACAAGAAGGTGGGAACAGGAAGCAATCAAAGCGGTAGAAGTAACAAAAGCGGAACAAGCAAGAGACGTTGCTAGATTAGAAGCAGATCAAGCTAAATTCGTTGCTGATAAGATTATCCAAGAAAAACGTGCAGAAGCGGAAGCAAACCGTCTATTAGTACAGGCTGGTTTAACCCCGCAACAACGGATGGAAATGGAGATCAGAATAGCAGACGTTGTTTCAAAAAATATTGCTGGGATTCAAGTTCCTATTGTTCCGGGTGTAATGTATTTGGGCGGTGGTGGAAGTGGTAGTAATGTAAATACCGCTATGGATGCCGTAGGTTTGAAAATGTTGATGGACATTGCCAAAGAAGCATCTCAAAAGAAGTAAGGTCAATTCAAAATATAAAACACCTTCGATGAGAGGGGAAGAGGACGTGGAGGGAAGAGGTTACGAACCCGTTGAAGCGTCAATTTCCAAAAAAACACCCAAGGGGTATTTTTGCGGAAAATCATAAGTAAATTAATAAGTGTATTTGAAAAGAGACCTCTGAATGTCTGAAAGGATGTGTTATTAAAAGGACTTCATATTTTTTCGACTATGTTTAAGTAAAATACACTTTTATTAAAATACCATTCAAAAAAATTTGGATGGTATTTTTTTATGATTTTTTATATTATTTATATGTTTATAAATCAATTATTTGAAAAGATAATTGATTTTTTGTTTAAAAATTAAGACCTATTTATATTAAAAAAAACGACATTATGACAAAAAAACACATAGTTTTGGTAGTTATATTAGTATTGTTCAATCTATTACCTGCGATATCACAATCTAATAGTGAATTAGATGTTCTATTAGATTATAGTAGTTTAAGTAATAATCAAATTGAACAAAACGAATATAGTGCCATTAAATATACTGACCGGGTTGGTTCTACTGTTGGTTATATTATCAGTAAGGATAGGGGTATTTCTATTTTCCCTCTTATTAATAAGTCTAATGAAAATATATCGAGACCAACGGATACAGAGGATGAGATGCGTGTAATTGCGTCTGGTGATTCGGCACGTAAATTAATTGTAGAACGCAGATATTCTGAGGCGATGGATGTTCTTCAACGCGGATTAACTCTTGCATACGTTATAAATTTTGAAAGGGGTATTTCTGATTTGTATAGAACAACCGGTACGATTCACTATTTGAAAGGTGAATACAATGAGGCGATAGAAATGTTTAATGCTTCAATAAATATATGTATGAAACTTGGTGAGATGGAATGTCTTGCTCGTAATTATTACAATTTATCACTTGTTTATCGTTATCAGGGTCGTTTATATGAATCTTTTGAAGCGATAAGAAGAGCAATTTTGATATGGGAAGAAATTGGTAATACTGAAAATATTATTGCGGGATATAAAATTTCATTGATAATACTAACGTACATAAGTGACACACAACACGCTATTGAAAGTGCTGAAAAAGCGGTTGAACATTCAAAAATGATTGGTGATAGACACAACGAAGCAGATATATATGATTTAATCGGTAGTGTTTATAAGGGTCTTGGTGAGATTGATAGTGTTTATAAATATTATAACAAGTCTGCTGAAATATACAAAACTCTTGGTGAAAATTTACAATATGCAAGGGTAATGCACAATCTTGCGATATCAGGATATTATAAAAATAACAGTGATGTAGTTAAAATATTAAATGAATTGATAAGGGTATATGAAGAAAATAATCCTAAATCATCTGCACTATCAACAATTTATATTAATCTTGGGTTGAGAAGTAACTACGATAGAGATAAATTAAGATATTATAAAAATGCTATTGAATATGCTCGCGCATCAAATTCTGTTATACACTTGATTGATGCGTATTACTATCTTGGAAATTATTACTTTTCAAAAAGTGAATTGAATGATGCTGATAGAATTTTTACTACCGCTTTGGATTTGATAACAGGTAGGGGATTAAAACAGAAGAAATCTGAAATTCTACATATATTATCAGATATTAATTTTGAAAAATCTAAATACTCTGTTGCCATAAAATATCTTAGACAAGCATACGCCATTAATGATTCAATAAAAACAGAAACAGAGAAGTTTAATATTCAACAAGTAACGGCACAATATACTTTTGAACAAAGTCTATTTGAAGCGAGAGCGCAAATAGCAGCACAAAAGCAAGAACTATTATATCGAAAATATATTATCTATATAGTTGTCATTGCAGTTGTAATAGTATTGTTCCTTCTATTCATGATTAGAAACACAAACAAGAAATTACTTAATTTGAATGATGAACTTATCAAGTTGAAGGATAGTTTGGAAGACAGGGTTACTGAACAAACAAATCATTTGATAAAAGCAAGAATGAAAGCTGAGGAAGCAAATCAATTGAAATCTTCGTTCCTAACTAACATGTCGCATGAGATACGTACACCTATGAACGGTATTCTTGGTTTCCTTGACTTCATTGATTCAAACCATATTGATCCGGAAACGCGTAAGGAATATTCAAGGATTGTCAGGAGCAGCACACAACAACTTTTACAATTGATTAATGATATTGTAGACGTTGCTAAAATAGAATCCAATAGTCTTTCAATAAATCATACAGAATTTGATATTAATATCATTTTACAGGAAATGGAACTATCATTTAATAGTTTTATCAAAACCAAGGATAAGAGATTAGAAGTCGTGTTTGATACTTCCAATTCAATCTATCCATGTATCATTGATTCAGATGTTACAAGGGTACGTCAAATTCTGAATAATGTTATCGGAAATGCAGTGAAATTTACTGAAAGCGGATATGTTAAATTTGGATATGAAATAGAATCTGATATGTTAGTGTTCACCGTTGAAGACACTGGTATTGGTATCCCTGAAGATAAATTGAAGATTATCTTTGATAGGTTTAATCAAATCAATGCACAGGATAGAATTAGATATGGTGGAACAGGAATGGGACTTTATATCACAAAACAAATTGTTGAAATGTTGGGTGGTTCTATTACTGTTCAATCTGAACTTGGATACGGAACTCATTTAGTGTTCAGAATACCAATTAGAAAAATGTAGAAAAAATATTTTTAATTTTTTTAGTAATAAGGTAATTTATGAAAAATTTTTTACTATTTATTATTGGAATTAAATAATAACGTAATAAAAAAAATAAGTAAGATGGAAGAAAGGAAACAGATACTTTACAAAGGGTCAACCGGTTTATGGGAACTGGTTGAAGGACCGCTACCCGCAGGTGTGCAATTAGATACGGCAACTGGTGAGTTGTATGGAGAACCTACCGAATATGGAGAATTTCCATGCGTGTTCAAACTGACTAACCGTTGTGGTACAACCACGAAAGAGGTTTTAGTAGTTGCTTGTAGCAGCCCAGTAATTCTGAGCGACGAAATTGTATTCGACGTTGATATCGAAGACGACGAAGAGGATGATGATGAAAATCCCTAATCCGTAATTTCTAACTAAACGGAAAAACTAACACACTTGTTTTTACAGGTGTGTTTTTTTGTTTTTTAACTATTATTGAAAAAAACCACTATTTATTTATAAAATATTATTAAATTAATAAGAGTATGGCTATGGTAAATTTAGCAGAGTTAGGAAAACTGATTAATGAAGCAGCAGAAAGTGATTCAACAAACGGAAAACTTTTTACTAATATTAGATCAGAAAATGAAAATGATAGTAAAGATGCTAAGAAGGATGGTGAAGAACGTATAAAAGATTCTACTCCTGAAGGTAATTCTACTGAAATCAAAGGTTACAGGGGAGAAAACCAACCCTATGGAAGAAACGCATTGAACTTAAATTATGATTCTATTGACAAGAAATATCAAGATAGGGTAAAAGCACTTGTTCAAGGTAAATCTTCACCAGACCAACCGGATATTGATGATGAAACATCTGGTGGTATTTCTATAAAAGGAAACAAAGGTTTCTGGGATAAAATGCAAAATGATAATAAAGGATATGCAAATATTATGGGAACTACACAAATAAACACTAGGATTACACAGCAAACCAAAACCCCTAAATTCTCAACAGACGAAAGTAAAGTGAAAAAAGGTGATGTCTTTGTAGAATCAAAGAATAATATTAAACTTACAGTTGTAGGATTAAATGAGGATAAAACTCGAATTAATTTTGTAGACGAAAGTGGTAAAAAATACTCTTTGGCGGTACCAACATTCAAAAAGGTGGTGAATGAAAATAAAATGGTTAGGGGGAATTCACAGTTACTTAATGAAGTTGTTCCTCTTATACCTATCGCGGTTAATGCCGCTGGTATAGGTGCATCGGCATTAATGAATAGGAATAAAAATAAAGGCGAAGCGGAAGGTGAAGTCAATGAAGAAGTTAATGAAGTCATTGGTGCGGTAGTTGGCGCAGCTGGTAGGGCGGCAGCAGGTAAAGCGGCGGCTGGTACTGCTGCAAGAACTGCTGGTAAGACAGCCGCTGGTAGTGCTGCGAAAACCGCAGGTACACAAAGTTGTAAAGATATAGCAAAACAAGTCGCCGTAGACGCTGGAACAAACGCTGCTATGACCGCTTCAACAGCAGCAGGTCAAAAGGTTGGTGACGCTGTTGGTGATAAAGTTAATGATACTCTTGGTATCGGAGATGAAAAGAAAAATGAAAACAAAATAAAACGTTTAAAATTTAACAAAACAGTTTTCCTTAATGAAAATCATGTTAAAAGTTTAATTCCAGAACAATATAAAACACCCGGTAATAAGTTTGTTATGGTTGACAAAGCAGGTAACGAATATTTAATGGAGTGCGATAACTACAATCAATCTTTTATACTTGAATATAAAAACCCAGAAAAACTAAAAAATAGTTTTGATAATATGAAAAGGTTATGGGAGTATTCACCTAAAAAAGCGGTTGGTGGTGCTTCATTAAACGAAGCGGCTGCTCAAGACAAAATTCAAAAAACAATCAGAAACTACCGCAAGAAAAAATAATCCCGATGGATGTGTAATTGAAAAGAGAGGAAAAAATCCTCTCTTTTTTTATGTGTTATATGGTTTAATAACTAATTCTTCAATGATTTTCCAATCTAATACCTCACGATCATTTTCATTATCATGTATGTCGATGATTTCTACTTCTTGAACAATTATTTCTGAATACCTGTTTTCGTATAATAATTTACACTTTTCAGGATACAATCTAAAACTTTCAATGGAGTTTTTAATTCTACGTTCTAATGTTTTTAATGAAGTTCCCGCCCAACTAAGATTCTCATTAACATCTATAATATCATCATCTGACTCTAATGTAGAATGTACTACGGCATCAATAAGTGTATCTTCTATTAAACTCTCTGCGCTATTTACTTCACGATATTGTAACACCGGTGAGAAAACAATACCTGGATGAGATTCTGTCCAACCGGGTTGTTGCCAAAAACAGCAACCAACTACAAACCTATCTCCTAACTTAATGGGAAATTCTTTAGGATATTTAAATGTTAACTTTTCTAACATGTTATTTTTTGATTAACCCACTTGAAAAAGTGTATTTGAGTTTTGGGTGAGGATTGTAATTGATAAGTTCAATATCTTCAAACCTTAATGAATCAAAAAAATCTGTTAGTTCTTCTGATACCCAAGTATTTTGAATGTATGGACGTAGTTTTATATTAAGTTGTGGTAATTCTCTTGGTGTTCTACTTAACTGTTCTTCACATGTTTCAAACTGATTTTCGTAGATATGTGCGCTGTTACCTATCCATATAAGTTCACCAGGATAGTATGGTAATATTAAGCATAATATGTGGATTAATAAAGCGTAACTTGCAATATTAACCGGTACACCGATAGGAATATCACATGATCTTTGCATCATAACCAAATCCAAATATTTTCCTTCTCTTACATTTGTTTGCCATATCATATGACAAGAAGGTAATGCGCTTAAACCACGAGATACTACCGAAGGATTCCATGCCGATACTATTTGATAACGAGAATTTGGTTCTTTCAATATCCTATTGACTAAATTACATATTTGGTCAGTATCACCATTGAAGTTTCGCCACAGTTTTCCGTATAATTCACCAGCATCCGTATGTGAAGATTCTGTTTCAGTGTTTTTTATTACTTCCAACCAAAGATCATAATCGGGAAATTTGTCATATCCTTTCTTATTGAATTTATACACATCTTCACTCCAAAAGTTGCACTTATTACGAATAAGTTCTCTAACATCTGTACTCCCTTTCAAAAACCATTTCAGTTCTTCAAATGTTCCTCTAATGGGCATTTCTCTCGTTGTAAGCAACGGAAATCCTTTCTGTAAATCGTGTCTAATCATTTGAACAAATATCTCTTTTGTTCCCGGTAAATTCTCCCTTGCTGCGCTTTTGTAATCACCCATATCGAGGATACGTCGCATCATATCCAAATATTGTTGTTCCATTATATTTTATTTAAAATTTTTATATTATCATAAACATACATAAAAAAAACCACAGAGGAAAATCTGTGGTTCTAATTTTTGTATTAAACGCTATCATTGACAATAAACAATGTCGCCAAGTGTAATAATTTGTCCGTTGTTGTGTGCTCCTGTTCCTGTGGAACCGCTTGGACCGTTAGGGTCGCCATAACCCCATGCTCCGTTTCCGCTATAAACAACCATTAAATTTGTTCCATTTTTAAGTGCTTCGCTATCCATTGGGAATGTAAATTTAACGCCACCAGGAATATATTCACGATATTGATAGTTATAATTGTTCATAACACCGTTGTTCATATTTCCATTACCTCTTAACAGGTTAATATCTTCAAAGTGTTTCAGACTTGGTCCGAACATAACACCTGCGTATTTCAAATCAACGGTTTTTACGTTTGGATTTGCAACTCCGTCAGCATCAACATATACGAAACCATCTGGTAATTGCGCAATACTGAAAATATACACAACCAAATTATCACCTTCTGCTTGAACAAATACATCACCTACCTTTCTTGTATATGGATTACCGTGGTCGTTACCGTTGTCTTTTAAGAACGTATAGAATTTTGTACCGTCAGGACAAATATTATCATCACTTTCTTTACCCAACAGATATAATACTCTCAACCCACCTAAACCGTCAGCAACAAATGCGATGTTTCCACGAGATTCAACATAGTTAACGCTGTTTTCGTTTTCAAGAATACTATTAACACCTTTCACCATCAACCTTGTTTGACCTGTTTCATCTTTTACTATGTCGTACCATATCATTCCTGATTGTCCGCTGGCAATTAACAGTAAATCTGATTGAACTAATTCACCACTTGCTGCTCTCTTCTTATCAGAGTTAATCGAAATACTATTCATAACCTCATTTTCAGGACAGTCACCTGGTCTTTCCAATTGAAGTAATACTCTTCCATTGGATTTATCCAACATGGTCATACCCGCTTCGTTTTCGGTAACAAATACAAGATCTTTCCAAACAAGTAATTCGCTCTTTGCGTCTTTTTGTAATGCCCTCTCTGAATCAAAGAATATTACTGTTCCACCACTTCCGTCTAAATTATATCTTGTAACCTTACTTGAATTTGCTTGGAAAACATAGATGCCTGATTCATCAACGTCAACGCTTCTTGCATGTTCTAATCTCAATATTTGACCGACTTGTTTAAAGTTGTCCGATTCATTAAATATATATAAACCGCCTTGAGTACTTTTTGTACCGTCACCAACAGTAACATATACTTTATCACCGAACTTTTTAACAGAGGTTGCTTGATACGATGTGAGTTGTTTCATAAACACAGGATCTTTCAACATGAATTTTCCTGTGCCCGGATCCAAATCCATAACCATAACAAATGATAGGTTTGCGTCTCCTTTGTATCCTGTGCGTGTGTCTTCATTGGCACCAACCATATACAATCTATTCATTACAGGGTCGTAATCCACAGCATTGATTTGTGCTCTGGGCATTCTAAGAACACTTGTTGCGTCTAAATCAACGCTAACCGATTCAATAGATCCTTCTTTTACAAAATAATCAAAGATAACAACTCCACCAATATTTGGTGTACCTTTATTATTATACGACACAAACACTGAACCCTGTCCATTTCCACTGGAAAACTTTACGTGAGTTGCTTGTGCGTTTCTAACTGTTCTACCGCTCCTATCTCGGTCATCAACTACCGCTAATGTACCCATTTCAGCAACCAATTTCCACCTGTATTCATTGGCGGTTGCAACCATACCTTTTAATCTACTACCTATCAACTGGTTTTTTCGAGTTACCATTACATCAACAGGTGCGTTGTTTAGAATCAATGCTCCGTCTAATAAAACAACAGAGTCTTCATAAATAATCTCAGGAAACTCTTCCGGTTTACAACCCATGAAAGAAATCACTAAAACCACTAAACTTAATAAAAAAAACTTTTTCATATTACACATAATTTAATTAATTTTCAATAATAAATAGCAAGTTTTTCAAAGTTCTCTAATGCACTAACTTCCTATTAGTAGCGTTATACCAAATCCAAATTCTTCAAATAGCGATATTCTTCGCTACCTCTATCAACCGTTTCTATTTGAAAACTTTGAAGTTTTTCAGCGACTCGCCTAAGATATTGAAGTTCATCCTCACCTATTGGACAATGTGCTTTACACGTAGTTAAATGAGATAGAAGTCTTGTATAAAATGTTTTATCATCAAACAATAATCTCCCATCTGTTATTTTATTTTTATTCGTAATAACATCATCTATTCCTAATTTTTCAAGAATAGCACTCTCACCATAATGTTCGATTACATCGTTTACTTCTATGTTTTCTAAAACATTGTAGATACCGTAATGGTTAACTGCTGTGCGAGAATCTGTGTCTATCTCGTCTAATAACTTTTCTTCACCATAATATTCTATCACATCATATATATCAATATGATATAATGGATTTTTAAATCTTTCATCTTCCTTGATATAAACATTTGGACTTTGAGATTTAGGGTTGGTTAAAACCACCTCAAACTTACTACCCGAATATGGGGTAACTGATACACCTTCACATAACAATGTGACTTCATTGCTTACATTCATTTTTCAATTTTTTAAATTTTATTAATTATTTTCGTCTGTAATCGTATTCGGATATTCTTCTGAAGATCCTATAAACACCAAATGACGCTCCGAATGATATTACTATCAAACAGATTTTCCACCAATTTTCAAAAACTAATTCTAAAACTTCTTTTACCATGACCATGTGATTTATTAAATTATACGTTAAACATGTTAGAAAGATACAATTTATCCTATTTATATTAAAATATTTTTTATAATGAAAGTAAAAGATGTTCAGAATTTACAAGAGGTAAAACGTGGAAAATACGGATACGGATTTCTATTTGAAAATGATGGATATGTTCTCCCAAAAGAAGATAAGATGTTATTTGAAGGTAAGGTAAGTGAAGAATGGTATATTCCATTTCCTTATGTATTACATGCTGTTTTTCAAAAATGCGATACCCCAAATGCCAACGGTAGAATATATCCTAGAAGAATATTGGAACGAGAAGTAGAAAAATATAACGTAAAAATCAGAGAAAGAAGAGCATATGGAGAATGTTATACACCTGATACAATGATATTAACCGAAACCGGTTGGAAAACACTTGAAGATGTTGAAGTTGGTGAAAATATTTTAACACTCAACACTGAAACAGAGGAAATAGAAATAAATCCTATTGAAGAAAAACCTGTGTTTGATCATAATGGTGATATGATTAGAATAAAAGGTAGGCATATCAACGATCTTGTTACACCTAATCACAATTATCCAATATGGGATAGATACCATAAATATAAAGGAAATTTTTCAGCACAAGATTTGTATGATAGTATGATACCAGATCAAAATCATTGTCATTTTTTAAAACAAGGAAAATGGATGAAAAAAACTGACGAAGAATTTTTTATTATACCTAAATTGAATAAGGAACCTCACTTTAATATATCTGAAAATTTTAGAAAACAATTAAATGAAGATCTTGTATTACCAATAAAACCATTTATGGCATTTATGGGTATATATCTTTCAGAAGGTAGCGCATCAAAAAGAAATGAAAAAAATAGAGGATATGGAATTTATATTCACCAAAAAAAGAAAGAAGTAATTGATGAAATAGAAACAATGTTAAATGAACTTGGTTTACCATTTACTAAATGTGGTAAAGAAGGAGAAAAAAACGTATTTCTTATCACCGATGCGCGACTTCATACATACTTATCAAAATTAGGTATATGTTATGATAAATATATTCCTTTTGAAATAAAAAACTTATCAAAAGAGTTATTAACCATATTATATGATTGGTTTGTTTTAGGTGATGGTAGAAAAAGAGTAAATTCAAATGATGTTTTTTCAACATCTAAACGGTTGGTATTAGATTTAAATGAAATACAATTAAAAATAGGGTATTCAGGAACATTTAAAGAAGAAGATAGAAAATATGATAGATATATAGGTGATAGATTAATAAAAGGTGAAAATTGTAGTAATATGTTTTTCACTTATAAATCATTAAATAAATTCATATCCATTTACAAAAATTTATCTATAACAAAAGAAAAATATGTGGGTAAAGTAATGTGTGTTAAAGTTAAAAATCATACATGGTATTGTATGTGTAATGGAAAGACACACTGGACTAATAACTCAGACCACCCGGAGAGTTCCATCATATCAACCAAAGGTATTTCCATGAATATTTTAAAACTTTGGTGGGAAGGAAAAACTGTGGTAGGTGATTTTGAATTATTAATATCACCAGCATATGTTAAACACGGTATCTGTTCCACGCCCGGAGATATTATTGCAAATAATATTTATTTCAATAGACTTAAAATGGGTGTGTCTTCAAGAGGTGTTGGTTCAGTAGAATCCGGAAAAAATAATATAGGTATTGTTGGAGATGATTTTGAACTTCTTTGCTGGGATATGGTCACAGACCCCTCAACACCAGGTGCTTGGGTGGATAAAGATTTTACAAATTTAAGACAATATATGGAAAACGCCGATATATTAACAGTAGACAATAAAAAGAAAATCATCTTTGAAAAAGTTGATAAGGTATTAGGAATAATCAAATAATTAACACATAAAAATATGACACTAAATCAATTAAAAACGTATATCAAAGGTAAGATATACAAAAATAGTAGCAAAGCAATTACTGGTAACGTGCTGCAAGACGTGCTTGTTGAAATGGTAGACACAATACCAGATAATATAGACGTTCCAGAAATTGATCCATCGCAGTTTGCAACTGCTGCTCAAGGTGCAAAAGCAGATACAGCGTTACAAGACGCTTCAGCGTTTGCAACTGCTGCTCAAGGTGCTAAAGCAGATAGTGCTCCGACTCAAACAAGTTTTAACGAATTTAAAGACAGAAGCGAAGGGTTTGCAACTTCAGCACAAGGTGCTAAAGCAGACAATGCCGCAACACAAGAAAGTCTTAACAATTTACAATCACAAGTAAATACAAAATGGACAGAAACCACCGGAAAATCATGGGTGGAAACAATGTTGTCCATAATGGGAAGCAGTTTCTTTACGTTTCGTGGGGTGGTGTCGGAGACACCTCCGAGTAACAACCCTGAAGATAAAATGTACGGTGACGGAACATTATGGTATGTTAACAATCAAGAAACCATGTCAAATTTGGTTGCTGACACATTCTGGTCATGTTATGTAATTCAAGATGGTGAATGGTCTTCTGTGGCGAACACCACCTACGGTATTGAAGGCGTGAACAAACCGACTGTATCAGAAACATTGGGTGATTTATGGCATAACAGAAATAGTGACACCGCATTTTATCGTTTTGACTTCCAGTGGAAGGAATTTAGCGCAAACGTGGATTTAAGTGACGTGTGGACAGCGATTAACACACAGGGTGGTAAGGTTGATACCGCTGTTCAGACAATAAGTATTGGGGGTGAATTTGTCCCAAAAGTTGGTACAGAATTACAATTACCTGAATACCCTGAAGTACCTGAAATAGAAATAATGCTTGGTGATGAACCTGTTCAAAAAATAACTAACAGTGAATGGATTTCACTTGAAGATTTAATAACTGATACTGAAATACTTCCTTCTAGCGTGACCCGTCGTACAAATCAAATTTATAATGGGAAATTATATATACCAGAAGATAGCGGTGATACCCTTGATATTTTTGATTTAACTACAAAAACTACTCGCACGGTAACACTTCCAACAAATATGATGCGTTTTACAAGTCAAATTTATAATGGGAATCTTTATTTACCGGAGCATAGTGGAACAACCCTTGAGATTTTTGATTTAACTACAGAAACAACTCGTACAGTAACACTACAACCAGCTAATAGATATGAGAGTCAAATTTATGATGGGAAGTTGTATATGATGGGTGGGGTTGACACAACCCTTGAGATTTTTGATTTAACTACAGAAACAACTCGTACAGTAACACTTTCTACAGGTATGCAGAGACGCACTAGTCAAATTTACTATGGAGAATTATATATGCCAGAATTCGGAGGTACCACTCTTGAAATTTTTAATTTGACTACAGAAACAACTCGTACAGTAACGCTTCCAACAAGTATGGATAGACCAACTAGCCAAATTTACAATGGAAATTTATATATGGTAGGTCCTAATAATGTAAACATTGAAATTTTTAATTTTGCCACTGAAATTACTCGTGTATTACCTATTCTTTCTAATGTTGAACGATACACAAGTCAAATTTTTAATGGAAAATTATATATACCACAAGATTGGTATACTACACTTGAAGTATTTGATTTAGCAACGGAAGAGGTACATGTTGAAACACTTCCGGCGGATATAGGTAGATATACTAGCCAAATTTACAATGGAAAATTATATATACCACCTTCTTTGGATGATACACTTGAAATTATAACTCTTGCTACTGCAGATACTAATATTATATTTAAATTACCTGCTTATGAGGAAATTGATACAACACAGTTTGCTACCGCTGATCAAGGAAATAAATCAGATAGTTCTATACAATCAGCGGTTATATATTCTAAAGAAGAAATAGAAACAATAGAGGTAAATTCCATTGAAATGGGATCAGCAACTCAGATTTATAACGGAAAGTTATATATACCAACATATAATAATATTGAAATATTTGATTTAACAAGTAAAAGAAGTATAGTAACACTTCCTACTACAAATATGTCTCGACTAATAAGTCAAATTTTCAACGGAAAGTTATATATACCAGGAAGTGGTAGTGCTACCCTTGAGATTTTTGATTTGGTGTCAGAGACCACTCGCACGGTAACACTTCCTACAAATATGTGGCGAAGAACAAGCCAAATTTTCAACGGAAAGTTATATATACTAGGAAGTGGTAGTGCTACCCTTGAGATTTTTGATTTTCTGACGGAAACTACTCGCACGGTAGCACTTCCTACAAGTATGGAGCGAATCACAAGTCAAATTTACAACGGAAAGTTATATATGCCGCAATGGAATGGTAACACCCTTGAGATTTTTGATTTGGTGTCAGAGACCACTCGCACGGTAATACTTCCTACAAGTATGCAGCGACGTACAAGTCAAATTTATAACGGAAAGTTATATATACCTGGAGATTGGAATACAACCCTCGAAATCTTTGATTTAACGGCAGAAACCACCCACACGGTAACACTTCCTACATCATCTATGACTCGTTCTACAAGTCAAATTTTCAACGGAAAGTTATATATACCACAAGACAATGGTAACACCCTTGAGATTTTTGATTTGGTGTCAGAGACCACTCGCACGGTAATGCTTCCTACAAGTATGCAGCGACATACAAGTCATATTTTCAACGGAAAGTTATATATGCCACAAGGTAATGGTAACACCCTTGAAATATTTAGTATTACCACATCAATAGAAAAAAATGGAACGGAATTGGTATTTCCTGCTTATCCGGAAATAACCGCATTTATTGGTAAAGATAATACTGAAATATTCAAGATACCTGTTGTTTTAAACCGTTTTACAAGTCAAATTTATAACGAAAAGTTGTATATACCTGAAGGTTGGGGTACAAGAATGGATATATTTGATATAAAAACCAAAGAATTTTACAACATATCACTTCCTACAAGTGATATGGGACGCGCAACAAGTCAAATTTATGATGATAAATTGTATATGTTAGGTCTGAATCAGAATATTATTGAAATTTTTGATTTTGTAACTGAAACTACACGCACAGTATCATTACCTGATGGTTGGAATTCTAGAAGGACAAGTCAAATTTTCAACGGAAAGTTATATATACGTCGAAGTAATAATAATGGTCTTGATATATTTGATTTAACTACAGAGGAAACACGCACAGTATCGCTTACCATGGTTAAACATATGTTAAACACATCTCAAATTTTTGATGGAAAATTATATATGATGAGCGGTGAATCGAATGATAAAACCGTTGAAATTTTTGATTTAACTACTGAGGAGGTGCGATATGTAACACTACCTACGAATATAACCTATGAAACTTTTAAAATTTATAATGGAAAGTTATATGTTCCAGAAAATAATGGTACAAACATGGTTATTTTTGATTTAACCACAGAAGAAATCCGTACAATAAAACTTCCTATTTTAACAGATCGTTTTATATGTAACATTTTAAATGGAAAATTATACATACCAAGTGGTTATGGTTCAAATCTTGAAATATTTGATTTTGCTACTGAAAAAACTCGTGTGGTAACACTTCCAGTAGATTCATATAGAGATAGTTCATTTCATATTCACGAAGGAAAATTATATATACCAGAAAATTTAGGTGAAGGAAATTTAGAGGTTTATGATATTAACATTGAAGTAGAAAAAGTGGGTGATGTGTTATATTTCCCCCCTTATCCAAAAGTTCCGGAAATAGATGAAGCAAAATTAGAGAAAATTGACACGGCAGTACAATTCGCTAGTATTGGAGAAGAAAGTATAGAAATAATAGAAACAATAGAACTTCCTACTGAATTTCAGAGATTGGGTAGTCAAATTTACAATGGTAAATTATATTTACTATGTAGTGTTGTTCTCGAAATATTTGATTTAAGTTCTAAAACAATGCGAACAGTAGATCTTAATGGAACTATAGGAAGACTTACAAGTCATATTTATAATGATAAGTTATATATACCTTCAGTTATGTACCAAATGATTGAAGTATTTGATTTAAAAACTGAAGAAGTGAGTATGATTGGACTCCCTAGTTTGAGTGACATGATGACAAATAAACTAACAAGTTTTTTATATAACGAAAAGTTATATATACCGGAAAGTTCTGGTGTGAAACTTGAAGTTGTTGATTTAAATACCGAGGAAACGCGATATATTACCCTTCCAACAGATGTGTTGAGATATACTGGGCAACTATACGATGGTAAATTATATATACCAAGTTCTGGTTATACAACTATGGAAATATTTGATTTAACCACTGAAGAAATGCGAACAGTAGAACTACCTACAGATATGCTGCGATACACAAGTCAAATTTATGATGATAAGTTATATATACCACAGGAGCAAGGTACAACCCTCGAGATCTTTGATTTGGTAACAGAAACTACTCGCACGGTAACACTTCCTACAAACATGAATCGTCCTGGAAGTCAAATCTACAAGGGAAAGTTATATATGGCAGGGAATTCCATCCTCGAGATCTTTGATTTGGTAACAGAAACTACTCACGTGGTAAGATTTTCTAGAAACATGCAACGAAGTATAATTCAAATTTTCGATGAGAAAATATATATACCAGAAAATTTTGGGAAAAACCTTGAAATTTTTAACATTGTAGGAAATAATGTAAAAAAGATAGGAGATAAATTAGTATTTCCACCTTATACATCTGTAAAAATTGGTACAGAAACTGGTCGCCCGGTAACACTTCCTACAAATATGCAGAGACGTACTAGTCAAATTTTCAACGGAAATTTATATATGTCTGGGAATTGGAATACCACCCTTGAGATTTTTGATTTGGTTACAGAAACCACTCGCACGGTTACACTTCCTACAAGTATGGGGCGAATAACAAACCAAATTTTCAACAGAAAGTTATATATGCCACGAGATAATGGTACCACTCTCGAAATTTTTGATTTGGTAACTGAAACTACTCGCACGGTAACACTTCCTACAAATATGCAGAGACAAACAAGTCAGATTTTCAACGGAAAGTTATATCTACCACAATATAGTGGTACCACCCTTGAGATTTTTGATTTGGTAACAGAGACTACTCGCACGGTAACACTTCCTACAAATATGTGGCGAAGAACAAGTCAAATTTTCAACGGAAAGTTATATATGCCACGAGATGGTAGTAATACCCTTGAGATTTTTGATTTGATAGCGGAAACCACTCGCACGGTAACACTTCCTACAAATATGCAGAGACAAACAAGTCAGATTTTCAACGGAAAGTTATATCTACCACAACATAATGGCACCGCCCTTGAGATTTTTGATTTGGTGTCAGAGACTACTCGCATGGTAGAACTTCCTACAAACATGGGACGACAAACAAGTCATATTTTCGACGGAAAGTTATATATACCAGATGGTGGTAATATCCTTGAGATTTTTGATTTGGTAACAGAAGAAGAATACACAGCAACACTTTCTACATCTGTATGGAAGGCTACATGTCAATTTTTCAACGGAAAGTTATATATGCCGCAAGATGGTGGTACCGCTCTTGAGATTTTTGATTTAGGTATTCCGGTAGAGAAGGTTGGTAATGAGTTTATCCTTCCGGTATATCCTGATATTCCGAAAATTATGCTTGGTGGACAAGAGGTTGAAAAAGTTAATAATGAAATAAGGTTTCCTGCTTATCCAAATATTAAAATTACCAATGGAGAAGAAACTACTCGCACGGTAACACTTCCTACAAATATGCAGAGACAAACAAGTCAAATTTTCAACGGAAAGTTATATATACCAAGTGATTGGAATACTACCCTTGATATTTTTGATTTGGTAACTGAAACCACTCGCACGGTAACAGTTCCCAATATGGGTAGAAAAACAAGTCAAATTTTCAACGAAAAGTTATATATACCAGGAACTGGTGGTACCACCCTTGAGATTTTTGATTTGGTTAGGGAAACAACTCGCACGGTAACGCTTCCTACAGATATGGAACGAGACACAAGTCAAATTTTCAACGAAAAGTTATATATACCAGGAACTGGTGGTACCACCCTTGAGATTTTTGATTTGGTAACAGAGACTACTCGCACGGTAACACTTCCTACAAATATGTGGCGATACACAAGTCAGATTTTCAACGGAAAGTTATATATGCTACAAGGTGGTGGTGGTGCCACCATTGAGATTTTTGATTTGGTGACGGAAACTGGTCGTGCGATAACGCTTCCTGCAAGTAGGCAGCGATGGATAAGTCAGATTTTCAACGGAAAGTTATATATGCCACAACATAGTGGCAGCGCACTTGATATTTTTGATTTGGAAGAAGAAACCACTCGCACGGTAACACTTCCTACACATATGCAGCGTTTTACGTGTCAAATTTTCAACGGAAAGTTATATATGCCACAAAGTGGTGGTGGTGCCACCCTTGAGATTTTTGATTTGGTAACAGAAACTACTCGCACGACAACAATTCCTGCAAATATAACTCGAAACACAAGTCAAATTTACAATGGAAAGTTATATATGCCACGAAGTAGCGGTACCACCCTTGATATTTTCACCATCTCTCTTCCAGTGTTAGCTTTAGGTGATTCCATTAAGATTAAGTTAGGACCAGGATTTACGGTAGATAAGGATGGTGCTATTTATTTAGGAAATGATTCTCAATAGTAAGAAAAAAGATGGAATTTTTAACAACAAATTTTGAATTATCATACTTATTTTATATAAGTTTCCTTGTGCTATTTGGGTGGACTTGGGTTCTCTTGCACAAGACGGGTGGTATTCCGGTTTCATTATCTGAAACCAGATATCTTGTAAACCACCGCAAGGTAGGGCACTTACTTTGGTATTTAATGTGTTCTTTAACCGCCATACCATTATTAATAGTATGGTTATATCATTTAAATGCGAATGATATGTCAGGACAACTCCTCGCGTATTTGACCGCGCTCGGGTTAGTAGGAGTAGGGATAGCAGGTGATTTCAAGGATGCGAAATACAAATTTATCATACATTGTAGTCTAGCATTGGTTAGTGCTGCCGGGTGTGTTATTTGGATATTGATGTATTCTCCTATTTCCTATATCATAGTACCGCTTGCAATATTTTTCATAATGTGTGGATTGTATTGTGGTGGTAGAACTCGTGAGAATTTAAAAGGAAAACCAGAAAGAAACGCTATTGTATTTTTTGCAGAAATGATATGCTTCATTAGTTTATATATCGTATTATACTACTTTTTTAATTTCTAAAATTATGAAACAAAAATTTAAAAGAGAAGCGTATGGAATGAAACTAACTTTGGTTGAAAATCCTGCTGGTATGATACCTCCACAGGGGTTTTCGGCAATAAATCTTTATCCATTTCCCACATATACACGTATGTCAAACAGTATGAAACGAATATCTGACAATACTATTCGTCATGAAATGATTCATACGATGCAAGCAAAAGAAATGCTTATTTTACCATATTATCTATGGTATTTTTTGGAATGGTTAGTAAAACTTCTTGTTGTTGTTATCACGAGAAGAAAAGGTGATAACGTGGCGTACAAATCTATTTCATTTGAACAAGAAGCGTATTACAATTCAGAAAACCTTAATTATGGTAAAGAAAGAAAATGGTATGGTTGGATAAAATATGTATTCAAAATGTATAACTAACCATTTCTTTGAAATTTGATATAAAAAACGTTTATTTGAAGAAAGTAAACGTTTTTTTTATGTATAGGAGAAAAAGAAAAATAGATTATTGGTATGCTTCAAGTATTTTGAAGAATAGTATTCCAGAATTGAAAAATGTTGATTCTGAAATGATGAAACATTATCTGATGACAACCAAACCACAAATGGAATTTTACGAAGTTGCTGTTAAACCCGTAAAATTTTGGTTGCGCCTAACATTCCCACTAGCATTCATCCTACTATTATTAATGTTCGTATCAATACCATTTAAATTCATTTTGACTGGTAAATGGTTATATGAATATAATGGTATTTATAATTGGTTTAAAGCATTACATTTAACGAGATGAGAAGTTCATTTGTAATAAGGCACGTTATTTCCGGTTATCTATGGAATGAGCAGGGTAAAGAGTGGGTTGATCTAAAAAATGATTATGGTCGAACATTGATGTCGATCACATTTTACGCTACTGAAGAGAGTGCATTAAGCAGTGCTAAAATTTGTTCCGATGATCCATTTGAAGTTGTCAAATGTTATCAAACTAGTCTTCACAAAATATTTTAAAATAAGATGTTACGAAAATATTGTCGAAAAATAAAATATAGAAATTTGCGCAAACGTGTTGCAAATTACAAAACGTACAAGTTACGTGAATGTATTGGTTTGTTTGGATTTGATTTGGATAGTACCAATGATGGTATTATAGATGAAATTCTAACCGCTGAAAGACCAGAAGATGTTATCCATAAACACCATAGGCAGTGGATGCAAAAAAATAAAATGAAGCACAGGAGGGAACGTACTTATTGGACTGAGTGTGCCTATCGTTGGGGTGAATACATGATAATTGATGAAAATGGTTTCAAGACATTTTGGAGATAGGAATCAGGACAGAATTTGGACAGAATAAAATATAAATATTATTATAAATCAGATAGTTGATTATTTAATCAGGACATAATATGGACAGAGTTATAACAATTTCAGAAGAAGATAAGAAGAAAATTAAAGGGATTGAGGAGTGTTTCCGAATAATAAAAAGAACATTTGTCATAGGAACAGACAAGACAGAAAGTATATATGTTCTTCAATATATGCCTGTTAAAATAGATGATATTTTGAAGTTATCAATTCTTGCAGGTAAAGATAACTATTATGATAGTATAATCAAAAGTCGCGAATCGAATAACAGTTATTATTGGAAAGATCGTTCTGAAGAAAATGAGGGTTGTTCTCTTTATTCAAACCCTAATGCAGAAGATGGTTTGAAATATTTGAAAAAATTTATGGAAGGATTAATTAAAGAAAATGTAAAACTCTTAAATATTTCAGAAGATCATGTTATCTAATAATATTGTATACGTTGATGAAAATAACATTTACAATGTTGATTGTCTTGTTGGTATGAAAACCATTCCAAGCGAAACGGTTGATTTAGTAGTAACGAGTCCGCCATATGATAATCTCAGATCATATTCTGGATATGATTTTGACTTTGAGAATATTGCCAAAGGATTGTATCGTGTTGTGAAAATTGGTGGTGTTGTTGTGTGGGTGGTTGGTGATAAAATAACCAATGGAAATCGTAGTTTAACAAGTTTTAAGCAATGTTTATTCTTTCAGGAAATAGGTTTCAATGTTCACGACATAATGATTTATAAAAAGAAAAACACCCCTTTCATGAGGTCAAACGCATATACTAATTGTCATGAATTTATGTTCATTTTATCGAAAGGTTCCCCGAAGACATTCAATCCTATTAAAACAAAAACGGTAAGACATGGTGTTGAGAAGTTGGTTGCTAATAAGAAAGCGGATGGTGTTAATAATAAAGTAACTGCTGAACTTAAAAAGGAAAAAACATTAACAAACATATGGGAATATGCTGTGGGATTAGGTGGTTCAACTAGAGATAAAATTGCATTCAAACACCCGGCAATATTTCCGGAAAAATTAGCAGAAGATCATATTTTATCGTGGACCAATGAGGGTGATTTAGTATTCGACCCAATGTGTGGCGCGGGAACAACATGTAAAATGGCAAAACTAAACAATCGAAAATATATTGGTATGGATATATCAGAAGAATATGTTCAAATAACACTACAGCGGGTAAATTTTTCTTAATCTACCCCATTTTTTTAAAAATTGATTGTTTTTATAACTATTTATGTATATAAAATGACAATCATTTTAATTTTTTAACAAATTTAACATATACAAAATTATGGCAATAGATAAAATTTTAGATTTAATACCCAGTGCTTGGAACTGGATAATAGGTGTTCCGAAGAGTACCATGGTATTCTTTTTTATTAGTGTAACCATTGCTTTGTCGTCTGCCAGTTATATTTACATCAATGAAAAGGGAGTTGATGAAAAAATTATAATTGAAATACATAAGTTAGGTGATTTCTTGAGAGAACATGAACAATCAATGAATACGTACTGGAGTAACCAGATACGTTTCAACGATTCTATAATTGCCGAATTAACTGTTTCAAGTGATAATGTGGTTTCACTGATCAAGATACAGGCAATGCAAAGTCAAAATATTATTGTTAGAGAAATATATGAAATATCTAAAAATAATATGAATGCCGCTGAAATGCGTAATCTGATATTGGAAGTATTAGAGCGTAGTCTAAACATAACTAGGGATGAACCGGAAAGTGGGGGTGGTAGTCGTCCGTATGATGGGCAAATACAAGTAAGACGAGCTCGCGATATTCAAAACGAAAACCAGTAAGTTTGGCATAGGTTTTGTTCTACTATTTATAATAAAACCCCAATGCCATGAAAAAGATAATCACATTTTTAGCGATTGTTGTCATAGGGACAGCATGTTCATCCAACAAACTAATATCCCAATCCAAGTTTGACGATGATATTTACTACAATCCAAACAGAACTACTTCAGTATCTTATGTCGCAGCAAACAGTTACGCTGAACCGGCAAGGGAAATGAGTAACTACGAGAGATACGTAATGTATCAAGAATCTCAACCACAACAAACCAATGTTTATGTAACTAACAACTACTACAATAATTACGATTATGATTTTTCGTATGCTGCGAGATTCAATAGATTTAATGGTATTGGAATAACATTTAGTTTTGGTTATTATAATCCGTGGTATTACACCCCATGGTATTACAGATACGCATGGGATCCATTCTTTTATCCATACTACCATCCTAGATTTTATTATCCACACCACTATTACCCATATTATTATCCAAGAGTATACTATCCTGTATACTATTATCCGAGATCATATCCGAATAGGACAACAATAGCGGGACCAGTTAATCGTAGAAGCAGCAGTCCTTTATATTCTTCGAGTAGGTATAATACACCTACCAGAACAAGTTCAACAAGTACAGTGGTACGAAGTACGGCAACACCAAGTAGTAGTTCTCGCACAACTTCAACAACGGTAAGTTCAACTCGTAGTACTAGTTCTCAACCAACGTACACTCGTACACCACAACAAACATATACCAGAAGTACGCCAACTACCACATCGACAAGTTCACGAACAACAACGACAACAACAACGGTACAACCACCAAACAATAATAATCGTACAAATGTTAGTACAACTACCAGTAGTAATAGAAGTTCGACTACTTATTCCACACCAACAAATACAAATCGTTCAAATACAACAGTAACAAGTACACCTGCACGTAGTACTACTAATAGTACGAGAAGTTCTTCTACTCCAAGTTACAGTACACCATCAAGTAGTAGCAGGAGTAGTTCTAGTAGTACTTACACTGCACCATCAACAAGTAGTAGAAGTAGTTCAACAACCTCTACATCCACATCTTCATCATCTAGTGGTGGTTCTAGGAGGTGAAAATAACAATTGCAAATGCTATTGTAAACTGTAAAAAAGTTAGATAATAACAGTGTTTGCAGTAGTTAATTTTACGACATTCCGAAAGTTCTTCTTCTTGGTGGTGGTTTAATACCATCCTCCCATCTCAGAATGATTTCACAACCACAAGATTTACAACGTTTGTACAAATCTTCAGAACCATATCTTTTTTTACAACTACGGCAAACTACTTTACAAAGTCTTTTCATGCCCTATTATCGTTATAATTTCTTTCTAAAAAACATTTTTCTTCGCTATCATATCCTTGAATACGTTTATCTGTTTGTGCGCGTTCCAATCTATATTGTGCAAGTGCGCAATACTTTTTATCGAGTTCGATACCACAATATCTTCTATCAAGTTTTGATGCAACTACCGTAGTTGTACCTGAACCATTGAATGGATCAAGAACAAAATCACCTTCATTAGAAGATGCTAATATCAGTTTTGCTATTAGTTTTTCTGGTTTTTGTGTTGGGTGTTCAGTATTTTCTGCCATTGACCAATACGGTACGGTACAATTCGTAATAATATTTGAAGGATATGTTAATCTCCATTTTTTACCATCTTCGGTTTTTTCCCAATCTCTTTTATTACCTTCCGCGTCTCTGTATGGTGCGATTACCTTTTTCTTTATCTTAATACTTTCAACATTGAAGGTATATTGTGTTTGGTGTTTTGTTGCAAACCATATATCCTCCATATTGTTTTTGAAGTTTGATTTGTTTCCACGACCCTTATCACGTGACCATGTTATTCTATTTTGAATGTGAAGATTCGCCATAGATAACGCTATTTGCATTGCAGATGATGATTTCCAATCACCACACAAATACAATGTTCCATGAGGTTTTAATATTCTTGCACAATCCTTCAAAAATGAATTAAGATATTCTATATAATCGTTAAACCCCATTTTTTTAAATGACAATTCATTGAAAGTCTTATTTAAATTAAATGGCGGATCGATTATTATCAAATCAAATATTTCATTTGAAATTATAGGTAATATTTCAAACGTGTTATAACAAAGAATTTGATTACTAATGCTGTGTGCAAATGGGGTTGTAACACAGCGTTTAGAATATTCTTCTATCTGCGATTCAGATAATATTATGGTTTTATTCCTCTCACTCATAATAAGGTACACTTTTAAAATTCTGTTCCGCTAAAATTTTATAGTGACAATGTGGACACGTACACATAACCTGTATTTTTGTAATATATTCACAATTAGATTGTTCTTCTTCAAAAACAGTCTCACACCTATTACATGTTACGGTAATAACATTTTTATATTCTTTCGGGAGTTTTCCGTCTTTAATTATTTTACTCATTTTTAACAAATTTTGGATTTCTTCTACTAATTGAAATATGTTCAGTTATATTTTTTTCCATCATGATTTTTGCAAACATCTTTTTTAGTTTTCTACTATATCTTACGATGGTATTTTTAAGTAATTTAATAATTTCACTTTTGGTGAATTTTATACCATATTGCATTAAAGCGGTTTCCATATAAAAAAATAATTCACTATTTTCATTCCACTGTGGTATTTCTTCTTTTAATTTCAATAAATTTTGTAATCTAAGATATGCTTCATTTGTGTGATAATAACTATATATGTTAAATTTATTTATATGTTCATTATATTTCAACGAAGAATATAGTTGATTTATGAAAGAGTCTTGTTCCCCATCATTTGCCATATATAATATATTAGAAAAATTATGTAAATAATAATTTTTAGAACCGTAATATTCAAGAGCAAAATTATACAATTTGTTTTTTGGTAATTCATAAATATCTACTCCACCCAACAACTTACAGTAATCTTGATAAGCATGTTGTATCTCATGATATATCATATCTAATATATTATTATCAACAATTTCACCATTTTCAGTTGCATATTCTATATAAAATTCTATACCATATATTTGATTGTTATAAATGTATACTTTTTCTTTATTATTTGTGTAATCAGAATTACCAGAAAAACCTTTAAATTGAATATTATTACTAAAATCAACTGCTTTAAGTTCTATATCAGCTGAACCAATAAAATCTACATTTTCAATTTTTGTTAAATTAGGATTTTCTTTAATAAGATTAAAAATATGATTTGATACTATTTCAACATGTGAGGATATAGACTGTACTTCTGTAATCAATTTTTCATATTGTTCACTTATCAATTTTTTATTATATTCCTCTATTTTTGGTATTATTTTAATTGGGGTTGGTTCCCACAAAACAACCTTTCCACCACAATTTTTACAGGGTTTTGGTGGATGTTGTGTGAACACAGTGTCACATGTTAAACAAAGTAATTTTTTTTTAGACATATTATTTACTGGAGGTTGTCATAATCCCCCTCATTTTCAATATTTTCAACATCTACTTCAAACAATTCTTTCCTTTTTTTTAGATTTGCTATTCTAATAGGGAAACCATCCATATTCTCAGCATTTAATCCAATATAATATTGCCCATCCTTACTACCAAACCACATTGAACAATTATCTTCCGATTCTTTGATATTCGGATTTCTTGGTTTGATTTTTATTGCAATTTTATTATCAATGAAAATATTATATCTTGGTAACACCTCATAAAACATTTTTTCTGCAAATGCTGTTAACCAATCATGTTCTGGTGTTTTATAATTAACATTGGTTGATAATATAACACGCCTAACACAAGAAGGGTATGAAAAATATGATAATACTTCTATATAACTATCATCCAACAGTTCTATGACATGACGCTTAAAAGATGATAGTTCCATAGAATCCAAATAATTTTGTACTAAACCATTACCTGTTATTTCATCTTCTTTTTCAATAGCGTTTTTTAGTTCTTGAATTTTTGCTCTTAATCGGATACCTTCGTGATAATCGGTTTCATTTCCGGTATAACCGTGTGCTACTGCTAACCCAATAAGGTCATCAATTCCTTTTTCCAACAATTTGACGTATTCGTCATATGTTTCAATTATGTCTTTGGTTAAATCAACTTCTGTAAAATCCATGATATTATTTTTAAAATTTTTCTACCCTAAATATACACACAACAAAGAAATCCACAAAACATAACCAATTGCATAAATTGAAAGAATAACGAGTGGTAACTTCTCGTTAGAGTCTGATATACGTTTCAAAGGAATATTCGTATGCGTGTTTTTCATCTTTTTTATGTCTTGCTGATGATTGTAATTCCCATTCGTCAGGATTGATTTCCGGAAAAAATGTATCCGCTTCTTCAAACATGTGATAAATTCTCGTAATATATAATTTTTGTGTTAGTGGTAACAATTCATCATATATTGTTCCACCACCTATTACGAAATATTGTTTATCACTTGTTAATTTTGTTCTACCTGGAGGTGCTATATACATTATAACATCTTTTATAGAAGATAAAACTGTGCAACCCGGTATTTCGGTTAATGTTTGAGATATAACAACATTTTCCCTATTAGGTAGTGGTCGGAATTTTTCGGGTAAGGATTCATATGTTTTCCTACCCATGATAACTGTATTACCAGTCGTTAATTCCTTGAAATTTTTTAGGTCATTCGGTAAATGACATAACAGTTGGTTGTTCGCACCTATACCGTTATTCACATCCATTGCGACTATAATGCTCAACATAACTTTATTTTTTAAAATTTTTACTATACATTTGAATCTAATAATACATAATATTATGGTATATATCAAAAAATTATTCAAATACGGTTATTTGGAAATAGAAGGTGATCCTGAGGATATATGGTTTGTATCCGACCTTCACATGTTCCACACTAACATTATAAAGTTATGCAACCGACCATTCTCTGATATTGATGATATGACAAAGACATTGGTTGATAATTGGAATAGGGTTGTCAAAGAAGATGATATTGTATTCAATCTTGGTGATTTTTGTTGGTCAGAGAGTCCTGTTATTTGGTCAAAACTGATAGGAAAACTTAATGGTTATCAAGTTCTCATAAAAGGAAATCATGATCACCCAAAAACATTACAAAAGTTATCCGAACAATACAAACTAATTGAACGACATTCCGGTGATAGGTTAGAGGTTACAAGAATGGATAAATTGTTTCTGATAAGGGAAAGATTGGAACTTCGTTACAATGATGAACGTTATCTGCTTGACCATTATCCACAAGTACATTATTCAGGACAGTATCATGGTATGAAACATTTTTTTGGTCATACCCATGAAAAACCATTTGAATATACAAATAACCATTATAATGTTTGTGTTGAGCGAAACGAATATCGCCCAATGTCATTACAAGAACTGAAAAATAACATTCAGAATAGGGTTCTGGTTGAATCTTAATATTTATATCTACTACAAAATTAGAACAATACTAAATAAACAAAAATTTTAAACCCCCCTATTTATTTAGAAAGAGAATGGAAATGCAAGATTTGAATTTGAGTATAACGGATATTTTTGCTATTTTATCTTCGGCGATTGTTGTAATAGGTGGGCTGGCAGCACTATTTAGGAAAATAAGAACAAATATTGCCACAAATATGGCATCATTGATAAATGTTGATGATCTTAGTAAAAATTCGTCTTTGTACAAAACACTCGAAATCAATAATAAGATTCTAGAACAACTTAATGATATTAATACTAAAAGTATAAATTCATTTGGTAAGATAAATGATGAGTTTAAAAACATAAACCGAACTCTGTTGCGATTAGAAATTATATCTGCTATGGATCACAGATCCGAAAACGAACCAAATATTTATAAGTTATATCAGACCTATAAAGAAATGGGGGGTAATTCCTATGTGGATAAATTGATGAAAGATTGGGAAGCAGGAAAATATCCTTCTGTTGATAAAGTTGTTGAACATAAGGTTGCTGAACACACAAGTAAAAACAAGAAAAAAACCAATAACAATGATAACGCATGAGTCAGTAACAACACTTTGGTTTCTCCTATTACTAATAGTATCGGTAGGGTTTCTTATTGTTATGTTCAAACGCCCCAAAAAAACTTTAAATGAAGTTTTTGATCCAATATTCAAATCACAGATAACATTATTGGAAAAACTCGGAGAAGAAACAACTTTACAAATAGAAGTTATTAATAACCTAAATCATAATATAGTTGAAAACTATCGAATATTATTACAAATGGAAATAAAAGAAGCAATAAGACATAATCCTAATGATAGTGAAAATATATTAAAATTATATTCTGATTATATTGGAATTGCAAAAAAACCTAACGTGGCTTTAGACGATACTGTTAATAAGTGGAAAAAAACAAAAGGTATTAAAAACGAGTAAAGATTTTACCATTTCTTTCTACTTTTGATTAGTTTGTATACAACTAATCCTACAAACAACACAGCGACAACAATAAGAACAGCACCCGCACTTGCAAGTAATTCTTGAAACATTTGATCAAAACTTTTAGAATACATAAGTTTAAATTGGTTTTATATTATAAATAAATGATATTTCCATTTTTATCACGAAACCGCGTGTTTTTGTACACTACTATTCGCCTTTCGTGTCCTGTTATTCCCAAATCATATTTATCTATCATTTTGATGATTTTATTTTCCAACATATATTTTTGACTAAACATTTGTTTGGTAGGAAAACAACAGGCATTTGTGTATAAAAACGCCCAATCCGGAAATTTTTTATCCACATCTTCTAAATCTACATGAGCGTGTACACATGTTATTCCGTAAGGTGATTTAAAATCATGTTCAAAATTTTCAAATTTAGTTTTTGATATATGTATATTTTGAACATCATATTTTTCTCTCCACAGGTGAAATCTCTCTTCGTTAATTAGTGGGTCGACAGAATAATTTTTTGTTTTACTGAAAAAAGTAAATATTGCTGCTGTTCTTGTATATGCACCATCACCTATATGTAACCATGAATAATCTTTGATAATACATTGTTTTTTTAAATTTGAAAATGCTGCATAACTTTCACTTATTTCTTTACTCGGACTATCAGCACCCTTAAATCTCCACCATAACTCTTCAAAAGAATTACTACCCAAAACCCTATCCACATATTTATTATGGGGTAGAGCAATTGTTGCCGACTGATTATTATATGTTATCAACCCATTCATATATAAAAATAAAATTTCGATCTACAAAATTATGAATTTTTTAAAAAGATACTATTTATTAACAAAAGAAAAAAGAATAATATTAAATATTATATTGCAATATGAGTGATTTATTGATAAAAATGCCGCTGGTTTACGAACCTTTGAGACAAAATCGTTTCTTACTAAGATTTCCATCGGATTTAGGAATACAAGAATGGTGGGTAAAAACTGCTAGCAGACCAAAAATTAATATGGCGGTGCAAGAAATAGAATTTTTAAATACCTCTACTTGGGTTGTTGGTAGATATAGATGGGAACAAATTAAAGTTGAATTGAGAGAAACAATCGGACCTTCAACGAGTCAAGCTGTAATGGAATGGGTTCGTCTGCATAGTGAAAGCGTTACTGGTAGACAAGGATACGCTGCTGGTTATAAACGTAATTGTGAATTGGAAATGCTTGATCCAACAGGAGTTGTTGTTCAAAAATGGATATTGGTTAATTGTATGATAGACGGTGATGTTGATTTTGGTAGTTTAGATTATAAGTCTAATGAAATATCAACAGTAACATTTAATATTAGACCAGACTACTGCGTCTTAGCCTACTAAAGTGTTGGTAAATACCTAAAAGTAAACCACGCCATAACACAAATTGTAAAAAACAATAGACCGAGTGCGTAGAGGATATTAAACCACAATGGGGGATTTTTACTGACTTTCTTCATTGAATTAAAAATTTTCATAATGATAAAATGGGGTTGTCTAAAAAATTAGACACCCCATTTTTTTTTCAACCTAACCTAACCGTCTTGACCATATTTTCCGAACACAACTATTTCGTCACCACTTTTAGTTTTGTGTTCTTGTGTGAATATTTCTAGATACTCTTCGTCCCAGTACTCATCATATGTTTGAAAATTATCTTCTCTAAACTCTTCAAAGTCTGTGTCTGGTTCTTCTTTTAACTCTTTTTCATAGAGTTCTTTGACTTCACTTTCTGTTATTAAACGCTCTTCGTCGTTACTGAAAAAAAGTTCCCCATTTTCCCAAGCAGCATATTCTTCCTTAGTTACAATACTAAGAGAATGTGTTGAACTGGAATTTGTTTCAAATGATCCTAATCTTACTACCCTTTTCATATTATTTTAAATTATTATTTCAATTAAAAGATACATATATTATATCATATTTCAAAACATTCTATTTATATTAAATAAAAATGTGATGGCAAAAGGTGAAGATTACATGGATGAAGACGATGTTGAGAAGTGGTTCAAAAAGAAATTGGAAAACCGCGACTTTGAAAGGGTGATTAAGAAGATTGTTGCGAAGTGTTTTGAAGACTATTGTAATATGATGTACCAACAACGACATTTTTTAAAAGGACAATTATAATATGAATGATACATTAGATAAACTATTATTTGAAAGAACAGGAAAAAGACCATCTGAATTAGATTATAAACCATTAGAATATTTTAAAGGATATTCTACACTGGGATTTGGATATCCTATAAAATCACCTGATGCTGCAAATTCTATTATAAATAAATTTTTGAGAATAAAACTATAAAAAGTTCACTTAAGTACAAATCCGTAAAGTTTTAAAATATTCATCATATTGTTTTGCGGTTACAGACAGTGTAAAATTATCTTCTGCATATTTTCTACAAACAACAGGAGAAATTTCATCAACATTATTTATACATTCAAGCAATTGATCAAACAATCTGTATCTATATCCAGTAACACCATGTATGTTTGTTTCGACAAAAACACCATAATCTGATGTAATAATAGGTGTACCACAATATAATGATTCTACATGAACTGTCCCAAATGGTTCAATATATTGAGTGGGGACTAACATGCATTTTGCTTTTGAAATCAAACTTGATTTTTCTTTTATATCTTGTTTAACACCTAAATATTCAACATATTTAATATTTTCTTTATCAACAAATTCATTAATATTACCCTGACCGATTATTACTATTTTTGTTTTTAGTTTTGTAGCAGCATCTATTGCTTGTTTTACACCTTTGTTGCGAATTAATCTACCAATAAAAATAAGATAGTTGTCTTTGTTTTCAGAGTATTGCCACTCTTCATCTGTATCCACGCAATTTGGTATAACAGTCCATAAAGAGTTCCCATTTGAAGTCCCGGTATAATCTATGGTGTGCATCCATATATACGATTCATAAACCCTATTATTTAGATACGTTCCAATATAACCGATACCAGATTCTATTTCTATTACTTGTTTTTTAGTTACATCAGTCACAGATTTTTGTATTCTACCATGTGTAATACATACAACATCTTCTAATGTTCTTCTATTTTCAAGAACTAATTTACCCGCACTTGTACCAAATAATTCATTAAATTCATGATTTCCATTACTCATAAAATTTAAACCACTAAGGTTGTTTATATATTCTATATTTAAAAATTCTTCGTATGGTAATACTTGAAAATATTTATCACATAATGTTTTTACTTTGTCACTTGCACTAATACCATAAAGATAAACTTCATGATTATACATTTTACATTGTTTAATTAACTTGATAATTTTTTGTGTAAAAGCACAAGTTTGATAATATTCAGAAACCGGTAAATGAGGTAATCCTATTATATGAATTCTTCTCAACATAACAATTAATTTTAGGTTGGACCACTTCCACCAGAACCTGTTCCACCACCACCTTCATAAGTAGTAAAATGAAGTTCAATATTAGCCGGAAGCGGTTGAAATTTATTAACAACATAACCCCACTGAGATGATGGTCCGATTGTAGTTATATATGGAACAGGTATATTATATACATAATCTTGTATGGTATTATTGATACTACCAGGTGTGCCGGAAGTTCCAATACTTCTTGAATGTATTTTTAAATCTATATCAAAATATCTGTTTGATCCTTCCGCATGTGTGTTTTGTACAACTATTCCATAAAGGTTTGCTCGATCAAGGTTTGTTTTAAATAAAGATCTGTTTGAATCATATGAACCGTATGTACCACCAGAAATTCCACCAACTTGTTCACAATCACCAGTTGGGTAGTTGCTTCCATTAAGAAAACCAGTTGGACCATAATAAAAATAAACTGCTAAAGAACATGTAACATAACCTGTACATGATATAGTAACCGGAAATTTATCCGGAATTACATCGTTGTAACGAACTATTTGAGTATTAGTATAAGTATTATTTATAATCTTACCATACAGATTATTTTGTATTATTGATTGTATTGGACATTGTGAAGAAGTGACTCCTGGAGAGGGATGACCACTCGCACCATTAAACCAACCTACTCCTTTATTACCAAGTTCAGTTAATGTACCTATTCCGTTTGTTGTAATTGCCATAATATTTTTTTTTATAATAAATAGGATTCAAATATATGAATCTATTTATTTATAAAAAATAAATAAAACAAACAAAAATTTATGACACTAACACAACTAAAGACGTATATCAAAGGTAAGATATACAAGAATAGCAGTAAAGCGATTAAAGGTGACGTTCTACAAGACGTTCTTGTAGAAATGGTTGATACCATTCCAGATAATATAGATATTCCGGAAATCGATCCATCACAATTCGCTACCGCAGCGCAAGGCGCAAAAGCAGATACAGCGTTACAAGACGCTTCAGCGTTTGCAACTGCTGCTCAAGGTGCAAAAGCAGATACAGCGTTACAAGACGCTTCAGCGTTTGCAACTGCTGCTCAAGGTGCAAAAGCAGATACGGCGTTACAAGATGCATCAGCGTTTGCAACTAAAACAAGTTTCGACGAATTTAAAGATAGAAGCGAAGGGTTCGCCACATCAGCACAAGGTGCTAAAGCAGATAGTGCTCCGACTCAAACAAGTTTTAACGAATTTAAAGACAGAAGCGAAGGGTTTGCAACTTCAGCACAAGGTGCTAAAGCAGACACCGCGTTACAAAATGCTGCCGAATTCGCTACCACCGCTCAAGGTGCAAAAGCAGATAGTGCAGTACAGTCTGCAACTGTTGGTGGTCTTGCTGTTACAAAAACTGGTGGTGTATTAGAATTTCCGGAGTATCCTGATGAATTAAATCCTTCTGATTTCGCAACAGCAGCACAAGGTGCTAAAGCAGACACCGCGTTACAAAATGCTGCCGAATTTGCTACAGCAGCTCAAGGCGCAAAAGCAGATACTGCATTACAAAATGCTGCCGCATTTGCTACTGCTGCACAGGGAACAAAAGCGGATAACGCCGCATCTCAGACAGATCTTAATAATTTACAAACACAAGTAAATGGTAAATGGACTGAAACCACCGGAAAATCGTGGGTGGAAACAATGTTATCCACGATGGGAAGTGGATTTTTCGGGTTTCGCGGAATTATATCGGCGACACCGCCAGATAATACACCACAAAACACAATGTTCGGAAACGGAACATTATGGTATGTGAATAGTCAAGAAAATATATCAAATTTAGTTGCTGACACATTCTGGTCATGTTATATTATTAATAACGGAACGTGGAGTGGAACAGCAAATACAACTTATGGTATTGAAGGTGTAAATAAACCAAATGTAGAAGAAACTCTGGGTGATTTATGGCATAACAGAAACAGCGACAACGCATTTTATCGTTTCGACTTCGAGTGGAAAGAGTTTAGTGCAAACGTGGATTTAAGTGACGTGTGGACAGCGATTAATACGCAAGGTGGGAAGGTTGATACAGCGATTCAATCGGCAACAGTTGGTGGAAATGCGGTTACAAAGTCAGGAACACAGTTACAATTTTCAGCATATGCGCCTCTAACACACGATCATACTTGGGCAAACATTACAGACAGACCAACAAGTTGGGCATATAGTAACCTTACTGGTGTTCCAACAACTTTTGCTCCGGCAAGTCATGCTTTGAACAGTCATACCGGATTAGGAACTAGTGCGCAGTATTTAAGGGGGGATGGTTCTTTAGCAACGTTTCCAACGTCTATGACACCTACTACACATGATCATCTTTGGGCACAAATAACGGATAAACCCACAACTTTTGCCCCAGCAAGTCATGCAATAACCGCTCACAGCGGACTCGGAACAGCCACTCAGTATTTAAGAGGTGATGGTTCTTTGGCAACGTTCCCTGTAATTAATGCGGTTGCAGCAGCAGGTCCTTCTGCCGCCGCAACTTTAACTTTCGGTGGTACATTTAGTGTTCCTGGTGTAAGTCAGGCTGCAGGTGGACAAGTTGCAGCTACAAGTTATACAATGACCATGCCGGCCGCACCAACAACAATAACCGGTAATGCCGGTTCAGCAACAAGGTTAGGTACAGCCGGAACCGCAGCAACTGCAACACAACTTGTATTAGGTAACGGAAATGCTCCGGGTACGGTTGGCGCAGTACAAAGACCTATATATTTAAATGCTGGTGTTCCAACACAAATAACTCCTGGTGTTTCATCGACGGCGTATAATATGATTGTTGTAGACTCATCGGATGGGAATGGTAATTTAAGAACATCAACAAGAACGGTTGGAGGGTTGACACAACCTATGTATTTAAATGCCGGTGTTCCAACAGCATGTACCGCTATTACGGCGGTAACAGGTGGTGGAGAAGCTGCTGCAAAAACTTTAACTTATGGAGGAACATTTACTGTCCTGCAAGCATCACAAGCAGCAGGTGGTCAAATGACAATTACTCCAAGAGTAATGACTATGCCAGCTGCTCCAACAATATCAGTAACTGCCGTATCAAATACCGGTGAGACTGCTGCTAGAACTTTGACATTTGGTGCATCCTTTAATGTATTACAAGTGAGTCAGGCTACAAACGGACAACTTACTGCAACGGCACGTGCAATGACTCTGCCGGCGGCACCAGCTGCCCCAACATTTACGGCGGTTGCTGCAACAGGACCTGCTGCAAACGCAACCTTGACTTATGGGGGTACATTTATTGTACCACAAGTAAGTCAAGCAACAAACGGGCAAGTTACCGCAACGGCACGTACATTAACTATGCCAGCGGCACCAACAACAGTAACAGGTAATGCCGGTTCAGCAACAAGACTTGGAACAAGTGGTACTGCTGCTACTGCTACTCAACTTGTTTTAGGTAACGGTACAGGGCAAGGAGCACTTGGTAGTGGTATACAACCTATTTACTTTGCTACAAATGGTGTACCAACCGCTTGTCCAGTAACAGGAAGTAGTGTTGCAAGTTCGGTAGTATTTAGAGATGGTAGTCAGCGAATATATGCCGGAGGTGGATTTTTCCAAGAATCGGATACACGTTTAAAAACAGTAACAGGAGAAGTTGATTCAAATTATACTATTGAAACATTTAAACATTTAAAGAAAATCTACTATCAGTTAAACGATGATGAAACAAAAACACAACATATTGGTGTAATAGCACAAGATGTTCAAAAAATATGTCCGGAACTGGTTACAACCAATGAGGAAGGGTTTTTGGCAGTTGATTATACAAAACTATCTGTTGTCGCATTAAGTATGGTTGATAATTTGGTTGATAGAATTGAAAGGTTGGAAAAACTTATAGAGAAAATATCGTAATTAATTGTGATAGTAAATAATTACAAATTTCTATTTATAATAAAATTTAAATTTAATGAGTAATTACATAAAGAAATATTCTTATAAGGGTTACAAGATAAGGGAAACCAAAGAAGGGACATTTGATGTTTTAAAACCTAATATAGGTCTAATATCTGAAAATTTATCAAGTATAGATGACGCGAAAGCATGTGTTAATTCTGAAACAGCATTAGAAGAAAATGAAGGTGCTGCTGGTTTCAGTGGAGGTGGTGGTGCAGCATTTGGTGGTGGAAGTGGATCTGCAACATATGATGCCCCTGCTTTTGGTAAAGCATCGAGTCATGTAAGAAAGATGCCACCTTATAGTATTAGTATAAATGAAGAAGAAATAAAACAAAATATTATTCGACCAATAGTAGAACAGTACTTAAAAAACTATTTATTGTAAAACACTGCTATTTATTATTAAAATAACATAAAAATATAATTTTAATTATGTATAGAAATAATTATGCAACTGTGGAAGAAAGCATAAAAAGGATGCAAAATCTTATGGGTAATAGTACTCATGTAGTACAATCTGTAAGTCAACCGTTAGGTAATATCGAAAGAGTATATAAAGGTTGTGATGGTAATTCTTATGCTATTATTAAAGAAAATTCAAAATACTATTTAAAAACATCTACTAAAGATAGGGATTTAAAATTGGAAGATTTTGAATATCTTGGTGGAAATCGTCAATGTAAAGGTTTATATGAATATAAATCGTATAATCAAGCGGAAAAAGTTCTAAAAGAAGAATTAGTTACTCTTGCGGAAAACATCAATAAAAAAGAATTGGTAGTTGAAGAAAGACAACGTGTTGATACTAATCTTGCACAAACTGTAACTACAAAAGAAATGCGTGGTGAGATTGATCGTATTCGTGAGATTATGGAAAATACAAACATGATAGTAACAAAAGGAAGTACAAGTGTTCAAAAGAGAGCGGGAAAACCTTTAAACGAACAAGTTAAAATTGGTGATAAAAAAGAAGGTGTGCTTACCGATGGTGTAAACGAAGGTGAAGTAAATGAAGTTCTCGGTCTTGTTGGTGGTGCTATCGGTAGTGCTGCAAGAGGTGTTGGTAAAGTTGCCAGTGGTGCTGTTGATGCTGTTGGCGATGTCGCAAGCAGTGTTACCGGTGCTGTTGGAGATACTGTCAGCGGTCTTACAGGTGAGAGTTCGGAAGAAGACGAAATAAGTTTGGATGACGAAGAAATGTTCGGTGACGAAGAAGAAATTGATCTGGATGATGAATTTTCTGACGAAGAGGAATTAGACGATGAGTTTGAAGAAGGTGAAGTCGAAACCGATGACCACATGGAAGAAGAAATGGATATTCTAAACGCCTTAATGGATAAATTAAATAGTATTGAACAAAAGTTAGATGGTGAATCTGGTGAAGAGGAAATAACTTTAGATGACGAAGAATTTTTAGGTGGCGACGAAGTTGGAGAATGTGGTTTGAGCGAAGCATTTTTATCAGATAAACTAAATACTAAATATAATACTTTACCAAAACAACAAGAAGAACATAAAGTTTCATTTGAAAATGCTGTAATCAGTTGGTTAAGAAATCAGGAAGAGTATCTTGATTACCATGAAATAGCAGAAAAATTGAAAGAAAAAATTGATCAAATTGTTGCTGAAGAAGAATTCGATGATAGAACATCTGATGTCGATGACGATTTTCATCGTATGATGGGAAGTGGCGATGATGAGGATATGGGTAAGAGAATCTTCGATATGGATAGTGAAAAGAATTTCAACGAAAGTATTAAAAGAATGGTCGATAAAATTGTCAAAGAAACTATTAATACAGTTGCTTCCGATGTGACAAAAGATAAATTCAGTTATAGTCCTGTTGAACCAGATTCAAAAGGTAGAACAAGTTTTGAAGATGTCAGTGCGGATGGCGAAATAGGTTTGGGAAACCACCATCAAGATACTCTTGATAAAATAAATTCAACAGTTGGAAAACATTCAGGTAATTCCTCTCCTAAAAATTTTAGTTCGGTAGAAATTGAAGTGGTTGATGATAATATTGAAGAAGGTTATGTTAGTGGTTATTTGGGTGCTAAGGTTGCACCTGGAATGCAAGGTGCAAGACAAAACAAAAGATTAGATGATCTTGAAGCACAAATGCAATCAATGCAAACACAACAACCACAAGCGCAAACTGAATCAAGGAGTAAAAAATTATATATCGTTGAACAAGATGGGACTGTCGTAGGACAAATTCCTAAAGAATCGTTTAAAAGAAAAAAGTAAATAATACTTCTTAAACATTAAAAACCCCACTCGATTTGAATGGGGTTTTCTTTTTTTAAATAATAAAACTTTTTTAAAATAAAAAACTCTACTTTTTATCAGGATCTACTTCTTCCGCCCATTCCGGTGCAGAGGTATCATCGGTAGGGTTTGGCGCACCTTTGCTGAAATCAAATCCACTAAATGGATTATCTCCACCAGCAAAAGGATTACCACCCATATTAGCAAATGGATTTGAATTACCGTCAGGATTACTTTGCGCATATAATTTTGCGCTGATTGGTATCCACGCTTCCTCTAACTTTTTCGACAAATCTTCAACCTTTTCATGTTCCTGATTTTTTAGAACTTCTTTCAGTTCATCTACTATTGGTTGAATTTTTGACTTATCTTCTTCGGTAACTTTATCACCTAACTCTTCAAATTGTTTTTCAGTAGAGAAAATTAATGAATCTGCTTTATTCAACGCATGTACCTTTTCCATTTTCTTCTTATCAGCGTCAGCATTTTCTTCAGCCTCACGCTTCATTCTTTCAATCTCTTCGGAAGATAAACCAGATGAAGATTGAATGGTAATACTCTGCTCCTTGTTCGTTCCTTTATCCTTTGCTTTAATGGACATAATACCATTCACATCGATGCTGAATGTTACTTCAATTTGAGGTACACCTCTCCTTGCTGGTGGAATACCATCCAAATCAAATATACCTAACAGTTTATTATCATTAAAGGATGGTCGCTCACCTTGTCCAACCCTGATTGTTACTGCCGGTTGATTATCAACTGCCGTACTGAATATTTGTGATTTTTCTACAGGAATTGTTGTGTTTGCTTCAATCAACTTCGTGAATACACTACCGAGAGTTTCAATACCAAGTGATAATGGGGTAACGTCTAAAAGAAGAAGATCAGTCTCCTCACCAGAGAGGATTGCCCCTTGTATAGCACTTCCCAAAGATACTGCTTCATCCGGATTTACACTCTTGTTCGGTTTTTTACCAAAGAATTTTTCAACAGCATCTTGAACAGCAGGAATACGTGTACTACCACCAACAAGAATTACTTCATCAATATCATTTATGGTTAAATTTGCGCTTTTTAATGCGGTTTTACATGGTTCAATGGTGCGTTGAACAATATCTGAAATCATTTGTTCAAATTTAGCGCGGGTGATAGTTTGTACAAGGTGTTTAGGGATACCATCAACCGGCATTATGTATGGTAGATTGATTTCAGTTTGAATAGAAGAGGATAATTCGATTTTTGCTTTTTCTGCTGCTTCTCTTAACCGCTGTAATGCCATAGGATCTTTTCTCAAATCCAAAGAAAATTCTTTCTGAAATTCATCAGCAAGGAAGTTTATAATAACACGGTCAACGTCGTCACCTCCAAGAAACGTATCCCCAGAGGTAGATAAAACCTCAAAAATACCGGAACCCAATGATAGAACTGAAATATCAAATGTACCCCCACCCAGATCATAAACTGCTATTTTCATATCTTCTTTAGCTTTATCCAATCCAAAACATAAAGCACAACTTGTTGGTTCGTTGATGATTCTGAGAACTTCTAATCCTGCTATTTCAGCAGCATCCTTGGTTGCTTGACGTTGGGAATCGTTGAAATAAGCTGGAACAGTTATGATAGATTTTGTAACTTCATGTCCTAAATAATCTTCAGCCGTCTTCTTCATTTTTTGTAAGACTCTTGCAGATATCTCTTGAGGACTAAATTCGCGTTCACCAATCTTAACACGAACAGTATCGTTATTACCTTTTACAATTTTGTACGAAACTTTATCATGTTCTTTTATAGATGAACTGTAAGTTTCCCCCATGAAACGTTTTATTGAATACACTGTGTTTTCTGCATTTGTTACCATTTGACGTTTAGCAGCATCGCCTACTAATACATCATCCTTTAAAAATGCTACCACTGAAGGTGTGGTATTTCTACCTTCGCTGTTTGGTATTACAACTGCTTTACCACCTTCCATTACCGACACACATGACGATGTGGTCCCAAGGTCTATACCTATAATTTTATTACTCATATATTTAACTAATTTTTAATTATTATTTTTATATTATTTATTAATTCACTTTCTTTTTGATATACTATATCTATATAATCTTCAGGTATTTTAATTTTTTCGTATGCAAAATATAATAAAGTTATATTATTTTTTTGGCAAATTGAATGTTTTAAAATATCACATTGAACAACTTCGTTATACTTTTTTACACCACCAAAATGTCTTACAGGAAAAAAATGTTGACTACCTTGATGTTCAATTGCTATTTTATATTCATCATTATAAAAATCTAATTCAAAATTTCCAAACAATGATTTATCTCTGAAATTCCTAACCCATTTTATATTTGGTAATTCATTATTCAAAACATTATATAACCGTTGTTCATAAATATTATCTTCTCCTTTACATTTTTCACAACCCCTTCCACGTAAATGATTATTTGGATTCTGATAAAATTCTCCATGTATTGGACAAATTATACAAACATGTTTATGTTGATTTACATATTCTACCTTACTATAATCAAATTTATTACCATGTCTTTTTTTTGCCATCTCAATCCACTTATCCCTATCTAAATTAAACAATTTTTTTTTAACATCCTCCCAACATTTTTTACAACCATAAGTTGTTTCTAAATGACTGATTGGTTTGGTGAAAAATTCTCCATGTATTGGGCAAATTATACATATTTCTATTTTATTATGAACATATTCCACTTTACTGTAATCAAATTTATTACCATGTATATTTTTTGCAATTTTAATCCACTCTTCTGTTGTATGTGCATATCCTTTTATTTTCCTTTTGTAATTGTATTTTTTACTTCTAACACATCTTTTAACAACGCAGATTGGGTTTGGACAACCCTTTCCGATAAAATGACTTTTTGGTATTTGGTTGAATATATTACCACACATTTTACAAGTAATTTCTACTTTAGTGTTTTGATTCACATATACAACGTTTGAATAATCGTATTTTTCATTACCATGTATTGAATTAAACCGCTCTATACATTTTTTTGTATCTAATTTATATCCCATTTATATCTTTTTAGATATAAATAGGGATATAAAAAAGAATTACATGTACCTAAATTTAATTTATTTCAATTCTTTTAATTTCCGGTTTTTCCGGAACCTTTTCGATTTTCTCTACCGACACGCTCAAAATACCATTTTCGTATTTACTTGTAATAGTAGATAAATCACATTCTTTCGGAAGTACAAAACTCTCCTTACCTTCTTTTGCGAAGAAATATTTTGTACCTTCGGTTTCACCCTCTTCCTCTTTTCTAACTTCTACTGTCAAAACATTATTTTGTAACATGATCTCAATATCTTCCTTATTAAATCCAGGACAACTGAATTCAACCGAAAAAGATTTTTCGTCATTAATAACGCGATGGGTTAAACTATATTTAGATTTAGTAATTTCCTTCAACGCATCTGCAAAGGTAGTGGTATTTCCACTATAACCAGGACTATAACCCGGTTCACCGTACCATGGATGTGGAGGAAAAATACCAAACCATGGATTTGGGTAATCAATAATATCACCAATATATGTTCTGGGATATTGACTTCTGATACGACAATTTTTTGTGTTCATTTTATTAAAAATTTATTTAAAATATTATTTGCTGACTATTCTTCAAACACTATGCCAATAGTATTATAACCCACTATTTCTGACATAATTACCATTTGATATGACATAATGACAGTTTTGTCTGACATTAAGTCTCATCAAAATTGATTTTCGGTAGTTTATGTCTTCGAGATATTCTCCCCTTTGTAAGATCGTATGGGGACATTTCTATCTCAACATTATCTCCAACTAGAATCCTAATGTTATTTTTACGGATTCTACCAGATATTGTACACAATACAATGTGCCCGTTATCCAGTTCAACTTTAAACGCTGCATTTCCCAATGCTTCTACTACTTCACCGTTTTGTATAATTATACCCTTACTCATTGTTATCAATTATTAATTATGTCAGACAATTCACTATTTGCCTTTGTTATTTCATTGTTTACTATATCTTTAAGATACGGTAGTAGTTGTTCTCGAATTGATTTGAATACATTCGCTTCATGATATCCACCACCAAACCCTAAAACAAACGTGAAATTTGGTGAATCATTACTATTTTTTTTATAATTAGAACAAATACCTATGTCATTGTTATAATTATCCTTACCATCAAGTGCTCTATCTAAGTGTGTTAGACTTTTGATAGTATCTCTGATTTCAATAACTTTATCTAAATCTTCAATTTTCATCTAGTTTATTTTTAAATGTTCTTTGATATATCTTTTTTCAATATATTTTTTAATGATATCCCCATGACATGATTTAGGTGCGCAGAAACAACCAAGATATATTTTAGAACCGTGAGAATAGAAATCATATATTTCATCAATTCTTTTTTTAAATTCTTCGTTATTTCGATAACTTTCTTCAAGATATGTTTCATAACCTGAAATTGCCATTTCCCTATTTGGAACATAATACTGTGCTAATGTTCCGTCTCTTTTATGTGTGAACGGATTACCCAATACACTGGTTTTACCCCTACCAATATAGATATACACACCGTCTGTTGGTACTATTGTACTGTGAATGTTTATTACTTCTATTGTTCCCATTAGAATGGTTTGCTTTTAAATAACGCTATTACTGATATTGATGTTTCATCAATATATTTTACTTTTTCTTCAGGTCCTAGGATTTTATCAACATTTGAATCTTGGTAATATCCATTCCACCACCTATCCTTCTTTTCTTTTGGATAGACAACTTTTTCTTCGACAGAAGTTATTTCATCGTATCCGGTTTCATAACCTTCAATGAGTACTTTTGTTGTTTCCGGAAATTCCTGTAAAATTTTAATTAACTCTATGACTTTCATCTTAATGATTTTTTTACAAATTTACAATGAATATCCGGTTTTCAAAAGATTTATCACACCCATTTTACCCATTAATTTATATAGAGCAGAAATATCATTACACTCTTCCGGTTTGATTGATAATTTTGACCAATCCACTATTCTTACTCTACCTTTTAATCTACCCACATTCAAGTCATGATAAATCCTTGTCCAATCCTCATACGCCTTTTCCTCATAGTCTGGTATAAGTAATACGCTATTCGCTTTTTCAACTAAAACGTTAAATAAACGAAAATCTGAATTTAATTTCTTACCTAATATCGGAATACCATTTGATGGTAGTGGAATTGAATCTAAAACACCCTCTACCAGTCTAACTTCTCCGTCAAACTGGGTATTATTATATCCCCATATTATTTCACGTTTATTTGAATTTAATGGTAGGAGATATTTTGTTTGATATTTGTTTGGTTTATACAATCTACCAATCCAATAGTCTAAATTACCGAAACTCCAATTAGTGAAGATAATGCGATTACGAATAATATGTTTGTACTTGCAGTTTGAAGTACATTTATCACATGTATTTGTAGTGCAATATATATTATTCTTTTTAATATCATTATCATTTAATCCTCTATCAATAAGATATTGGTATGCTTCTTTGTGTTGTTGTAAATTTTTGTTTATAGGTACACAACATTTCGGTATAACAACTTCTGGTTTTTCAAAACAATCATCATTGAAATCCAGTTTATATAAACGACTTTCTCTTATGTTTTGTATCTCCTGGTAGTATTCTTTTAGTATTTGTTCGCCTCCAAATTGTTTTATGAGGTAAGATAACCTCCCCGAGTTTTCAGGGCAACACCACGAATTATATAACCCTTTTGGAAAATTTACTTCCAAGTTCGGTTTACCACTAGAACAGAATACACACGGAAACTGAGCCTGACCAGACTCGCTGACACCACTCTTTGTATCACCTAAAAATTTTTCAAATATTCTTTCAAGGCGAGTGTACATGTTGGATTAGTCTTCTGGAAAACACTCCACATTCAATTTCAAAAGTTCATCTTGCATTTCCTCCATAGAAGAAAATAATAAATCATCTGAATAATCATTACTGTTTGTTTTCAGAATGAGATATCTATTTTTGAACTGACCATTTATTTCATATAACGAAGTTGTGTATAATAATCCACCATCTTCATTTTCATATTCGTAAATACACGGTCCAAAAGGTGAGGCATCTTCAGTTAATAAGCGCACCTTATATATATAAATTGGTGAAACATCACCACAATCTTTGGGAAAATCTCTTGGATGTAATATCCTACCATCTTCCTCTATTTGTAATAAGATTATTGTTCTATTCATATTCTTAAATTTTTTTGACAATCTTCTTCAAACATTTCCAATAAATCCGAAAATGTTATTGGTTCAAATTCTTCTGATACTTCAACAACGATTTCTTCTTCTGTGAGATAGTGGTACATAAGCGTTTCTTCTTCCGAGAATGCGGTATAAACACCTGCTACTTTATCTATTTCTTCAAATTCTTTAATTGGAAGTTTAACATCTTCTTCATCTAATGCTAATGATATAACATAACATTTAATATCATTATCCATAATGAAGGTGTTTAATTTTTCCGCTTTAATTCTGTTCCACGTTTCTTCTTCATCTTCATCCCTTTCAAGAATTTTAGCAGAAACACCGTCTTTGATACCGTCAAGTAATCCGGAATCTTCAAGTAAAAGTTGTGGGTGAACATCTGCGTAATCACCCCACTTACTCTCATCAAAGGTTACAATCAAATACAATTTTCTATTCATTTCCTTTTAAATTTAAAATTTTCTTTAACATAAAAAACGCTTTCTTTTCTTCCAAAATCAAAAAATCTATCATTACAAATGATAGGATGAATATCATTCCAAAAAATAACACAAAATATTGAATTTGTTAATTCAAGACGATCTTTTACGATGTCATCTGATTTGAAATAGATGTCATAGATTTTGTTATAATCAGTATCACCTCTTTCAAATCTAAGTATATCATCATCCAAATACTTTTTTAAAAATATTTGTATCCTTTCATTTCCAAAATAATCTTCTGCTTTCATTTGACTTTGACTTTTATTAATTTAAGGTTAATAAAATTTTTAAAAAAATTTCTGATCATATCCGAAGTTATCTTTATGTTAATGAATTTATAGAATTTGTAAAACGGTTCTAATCTAAACCCTGATTTTTCACTTCCCCAGTCTTCACACAATAGGTTGACACCTATAATTATCCATGTTATTATTCCCACAAACAATCCACCTATTGGTATTAATCCTGATAGAATACCAAAAATAAACCATAACCTGAAACCTATATATTCTTTAGTTCCTGTTTCTACTATGTATCTATAACAAAACGCAGATATAAAATAAAAAGAGGATAAAGTCAGGTATATCCCTACTATCTGTGTTACTATCCACATATCCGAAAATATTATCTGCATATTAAATAACCTAAAACATGCAGTTAATATTATTGTGAATGTTGTGAAAAATATTATGAGTTTTCCCATCAGTTGGTGAATTTAAATAATTTCAAATGACCATGTTTGTGTTTGTAAATGTACAAATACCATGATGCTGCTACTATTATGAATATTATTATGAATAATATTATGTATTGGTATGATAGACCAAAGTGTTCCAACATTTTTAAAACTGGTTTATTGAAATATTGTCCGTACAGGTTCAATAATGTTAATCCAATTAGAAACCCAATGGATAATCCTACATAGAAACACCATGCTCTCATACTCTTGAAACATTCTTTAAAATTTACTTTCATTTCGGTTTTAACAATTTATATATTATATAATTTCCACATTTTTTACACCTAAATCTTGCCCAAAACCAACGTTTATAAGGGATATTTGAACCACCGCTATATCTTGCCGCATTATTCCACTCTTCCAGTATTTCATAATCGTGAATACATAGCATTCGACCCCACCACCCCTTCATGACATCAGTTTTTACCGGTTACAACTCTTATAATAAGATTATTATTATTGATAGTATGAACAAAATCTTCGATTGCTTTCTTGTAATTTGGTGTATCTTCACCAGGATAAAGTAATAAACCTGTAAGATCTATTGCTACATCACCTCTGTCTACAAGTGGTGATATAGATTCTACTCCGAAACAAACATCTTTGTAAGGAAGTAGGTTTTTTGCCATGTTAATAGCAACAAAAACTAATCTCCCATCGCATTGTGTATATTCGGTTTGAGCGGTAATAATTTCCAACCTACCGTAATTTAGATATAGAAACAAAAGACACGCCTTTTCATCAAATGTTGTTGCTTCCCACAACTTCCCTTCTTGTATATCGTCAAACTCACCATACTTAACGTAAGTTTTATAAAATTCATCAGGATATAAAATATCATCTTTGACAAATCTACGATACTCTTCTTTTTGTCTTTCACTTACAGTTAGTGTATGAACACTACTGCTATTGGTTTCAAAAACCCCTTCTCTTTCTACTTTTTTCATGCGTATTTGTTTTTTGATTGAACTACAATAATATATTTACTATCATCCTTAATAACATTAAGAAATCTATCAAGTAATTCTTCTTTAACTTCGTCAAATGTTGTTTCAGGAGAAGCGGAAAGCATATAAAAGTCAAAATCTAATTGTCCCATGTCGGAAAAATAGTCTATACACTCTCTTCCTAAAATAATATTTTTGTATGGTAATTGTTTTGATACGTATTCGATTGACATTTCAACCTTAACCTTATCAAAGGATTCCATACATATGCGGGTATAATTCAGATATAACATAAGCAACGCCGCCTTTTCGTCAAACGTATAAGCAGACCATTGTCTACATTCGGTATAACCATACGTATCAATGTCATTAACTTCAACATCCCTATTATAAAATACTTCAGGATATAAAATGTTATGCCCATCCACTAATTGACGTTCTAAACCACATTTTGTTCTTACCGTTATACTGTGAACACTACTACTATTGGTTTCAAAAACCCCTTCTCTTACTTTTTTATACATGTTTATTTTGTTTTTGCGTTTTTAAGTGCCATGATTAGTGCATCAATAGCATCATCGGTTAAATTAAGATAATGTGCTGTGTTTCCTTCATTATCTTCTATAGAAATCTGTGCGGTCTTACGGTCTAAAACACTTTTTTCGTTCATTTTAGAATTACAAATAAAAACATAACCACATTGTGAATATACTTTTGTATAATGTTCGGTTTGTTCTGAAATATTTTTATGTTTCATTTTTATATCATTAAAAAGGTGTATCCAAGATACATTTATTTATCTCCTTAACCAAACCTGGACCACTATATATTAATCCTGTGTATACTTGTACAAGCGTTGCCCCAGCTAGTAATAAAAGTATAGCATCTTCCGGTGTTATAATACCACCAACCGCTATTATAGGCATTTGTCCACCAGTTTGTTTGGTAATGTATCTGACGGTTTCAAGCGTTTTTGATGTTAATGGTTTTCCGCTTAATCCACCATTACCAATATGTGAAACATCTTCTGATAAATTATCTCTTGTAGTGGTAGTGTTTGCTGCAACAATACCCTCTAATTCGATTTCTTTTGCAAGTACCAAAATATCATTTAAATGTTCTTTTGAAATATCAGGGGAGATTTTAAGAAGAATTGGTTTATGTTCCCATTTATAATTTTCTATAAAAAATCTTCGTAGATTATATAGTTCGTCTAATATTTCCTTCAACGAGTTGATATTTTGTAATGAACTAAGATTTACAACATTTGGGCAACTTACATTTACCGTGAAATAATCTACGTACTCATATAATTCACGGAAACATTTTACATAATCATCGGTGGCATGTTCGTTTGGTGTAAGGGTATTTTTACCGATATTACCACCAACAATTAAATTTTTTGGTCTTTTACCTTTTAGTTTTTTAACGGCAGCATAAACCCCATCGTTATTGAACCCCATTCGATTGATTAACGCTTCGTCTTCTACTATCCGAAATATCCTTGGTCTGGGATTACCAACTTGTCCTTTTGGTGTTACCGTTCCAACCTCAACAAAGGAAAAACCGAGCATAGAAAATGCTCTGAACAACGTTCCGTTCTTATCAAATCCAGCAGATAATCCAACCGGATTTGAAAATTTCATTCCACAAAACCTCCTAACCAAATTAGGGTGTTCTATACAATACATTTTACGTATCAACCACCGAAGAGGTGGGACACAGTAAGCAAACCGCATTAAACCACCAACAAAACTGTGCATGGTTTCTGGGTCAAATTTGAAAAATAATGGTTTTAAAATTCTATATAACATATTATTAAAAAATTTTTGTTTACTATTTTTTACATGTTGCCATTTTTATAGGTTTACGTCCGATAAAAAATGTGTCAACACTTGGTTGTGGAGCATTTAAAATCTCCTTTCTTATATCCCACTCTACAACATTGGTGGCACAATTTTTTCTTTGTATTTTACAGATGCTATCTACAAAGATTTGTAGTGATTCTTGAAAATGAATTTGAATAAAATCTAAATCATCTTCTTCTCGTAATCCGGTAAACTCTAAATCATCATACTCACAATCATGTTCAAAGTGCATGTGATCCTTCCATTTACCTTCGCAATTTGGTAAAAATTCCTCTACAAGTTTTCCTGGTGTCAAATTTACTATCGTTTCCATTTTATTAAAGATTAAAGGGTTAAATTATCAATATATTCATTACACTCCTCAATACTTTCAACTTCTTTAACTTTTTTATTAATGCCAAGAGGATTATCTTTCTCAGCATGATAATGATATATCCCTGATATTAATAATATTCCTCCACCTATTATTACAACTAATATCCAAAATATTATTTCTTTGTCACTCATTTTTCATTGCTTTATTAATTGTTTCAACCCCACCAGGAAGATTAACATCAACAACTATGGGTAGATCCCCTCTTCTTGCGTTACCACCAGGTGCAATAACATAGATATTTTCAGATATTTTTACTATATCCCACCTATGTCCTCTATATACAACCTCCTTTTTAGATGATTGTTTTGTATTAGAAGATTGTTTTTTATTGTTATTATCACAACAAGAATTCAATCCAACTATCAGTAAAAATGTTATTAAAAAAATTATTCTTTTCATCTTGTTTTTAAATATATTATTCCTAATGATAGGATGAATGCTCCAATTGCACAAATGAGCATATGAAGCGCACATCCGCTATATTGTTCGTGTTTTGGGGTTTGTTTGGATGTTAAATACATTAGTATCACCCATATTGTGTTACCTAATATTAGTGACCAAAACAAACTAATTTTTTCGATTGTTGTTATTACGATCATTTTTGTGTTTTTGGTTTATCGGCGCACCACACTTTTTGTTTTCACAAACTACTATTTTATACCAGTTATTACTCATGTTTTTTTGTTTTTGGTGTGTATAATATAAGTTCTGGAATTAATTCCCATCCGGTTGGTTGAAGAATCCTTTTATAGAAATTTATACCATCTGATAACAGAGTATCTTTTGTATCATATACTTGATTTCCTGTTTCATCGGTTATTTTAATCGGAACAACATTGTCATTATGTAACATTCCGGTGTATTTATTACACATTCTTGTTACAGAAAAAACAAACTTGTTATCATTGTTGATAAATAAAGGTGGGATCTCTTTGGTTACATTTTTAGATAAAACATACTCAGTGCCTCTACCACCAAATCCTAAAAAATTTATTATTTCTTCCATTTTAATAAAATATTAGGTTTAATAAAATATCAACTAAATTTTCTGATCATCCCTCCAGTTATGTAAAATTTCAACATCAGATTCTTCGATATACTTTTCTTCCAACACAGCAAATACTAAATCTTCAAAATTAAATAATGAATATAATTTACACTGTGATTTTTCAAATATATCTTCTGATACTTTAAAATCATATGAAAATGCGGCGATTACTCCCAAAACATCTGCACCTTCATCTCTCAACGCTTCTACCGCTTTTATAGAACTACCACCGGTTGAAATAAGATCTTCGATAACAACAACTTTTTGATTTTCTTTGATTTTTCCTTCAACAAGTTTTTTGGTAGCATGTTCTTTTGCACCGCTTCGTACATACACAAACGGTAATCCAAGTCTATCAGCAACAAGAGTTCCCTGTGAAATTGCACCGGTTGCTACACCAGCAATCACCTCGACATCTATAAAATTTTTGATGATTATTTCCAAATAACCATTAGTTATTTTTCTACGAATATCATCATATGATAATGTTAAACGATTATCAAAATATATTGGAGATGATATTCCGGATGTAAATTTGAAAATTTTCTCCTTTGGTGAAATTTTTATTGCACCTATATTTATAATGTCTTTCAACGCTAAATATTTTTCGTAAACAGTCATTTTTTTAATGTGTTAAATTTAATTTTTAATAATCTAAAATATACAATCAATTTTCGTTTTTTTGTAAACATTACGTAACCAAGAAAAGCAATAATCAAAAACAATGCTCCTGGTGTGAATAGAAGTGCTACTCCCAACAATAAAACTGACCATATTTGTTTCATCACTCATTATTTCAATACGATAGATCTAAATTCATATATATCCAACAATCGAAAAGAAACATCTTCTATCGTTATGCTTTGCGTTGCATGAAAATGTGCGTAATACCATTCGGATAAATTTTCTTGATTTTCTTTAAGTTTATGGAAAATTTTATCCATTGCCCCTCTTTCCACTTCACTATCATGTCTCAGTTGCATATCACGCATCATCCAATGGTGAATACCCGTTTTTGTAAATGGAAATGTAAATGACGGAGAGGTGTGTGTCGCTACAACATGAATATCATTCGGATAATCTTTATTAATTTCATTCAACTTTAATTCGTCATATACCGGCATTTCATCATCCCAATAGTAATTTCTACCGGGTTTCGATATTTTCCATTTCCACCTTTCAGTTCTATCAATACTTAATCCACCACCTATACATAATATATTCATGTACCCAGAAGTTGTTTGAATACCATCATCCGGAACATCCCTTTCATATTCTATTTCAAGAATAGTATAATCAGGTACTAAATTTATGTTGGAATATGATTTAGAATATTCGGGGGTGAAATAGGATTTATCATCATGATTCCCGCGCAGTGCAACCAATTGATTATTTTTCTTTTTGAGTTTACTATTAAGTTTCTTTAATTCTATTTTATTATATTCTTCAGAATTAAATCCAATACCAAAATCACCGAGTTGAATAATAAGATAATTTTCTAATCCATATTGTTCGACTGCTTTATAACCAAGAGTCTTCCATTCGCCGTGAACATCGCCAACGAAACAAATACCTTCAATATTTTTGTATTTGATGCTATTGACCGCCATATAAGTAGATATATTCTCATAATGTTTATAACCTATGCCTGGAATGCTATATACAGAACATTCCCTATATCCTTCTTTTCTTTTAGGGGTAATAACCTTATCTTCTTTTTTTGTTTCCATTATCTTACAATTAACCAAATGATTAGCGCAAACATTGACCCAAATAACCATAATAGAAATGGTACAATTTTTTCAAGACCAAAGGAATAATCTCCCTTGTGTTTTGATAGATTTGTTGTCCAAAATACACATGCGAATGTAAAAATCATCCACAAACATAATATCAAGTGTGATATTTTTATTGCTATCATTGTTCGGAGGATTTTTTGAACATTTCTTCCCTCATCTGACGGAATCTTTGAACTTCTTCTTCGGTACGACAGGTTGCCTCTGAAAATGGAACCAAAATAATATCACACATGATATTCTTATAATTTTCTTCGTGAGATAACATGTTATGTAATTGCCAATACTCCCACGCACCAGGCATTTTTTGATAACCTGCCATATAAACTATGTTCAACTTTTCTGCGGTTGAACCTTTGATGTTAACCACACCAATGAAATGTACTTCTTGATTTTCCATGTTTATTTTTTAAAAATTATACAAATCTAATAATGTTTTCAACTCTGATGCTTGATTTGCTGTCAAAGTCAAAACAATAACACTTGTGGTTAGACAGATACCGTTTTCGTAAACATCTAATCCAACATCTTCTATTCCATTTTCAAGGATCTCACTATGTAAGTGATCCCCTAAATCAAGTTCTAAATTCATCATGATAATCTTCTTATTTTAGGTTTATTACTAATCGGAACAACTTGTATACCCCTTGTATGCACCATTGTATCTTTAGATGGTGGGTTTTGAATTGACATTGGTGGGGTTTGTGGGATTGGGATTGGTTGTTCTATCACCGGAACATCTATTGGTTCTTGTTTTGGTGGTTCCGGTATTTGAACAGGGGTTTTTATCAATGGTTCTGGAACAGGTGCTGGTTGTTTTACAATAGATGGTTGTTCACCATATACAAATGAAAAATGTGCTTTCTCAATCAAATTATTGAGATATTCGTTAATATCCAAACTATTGGTATTACAATACTCTTCAATAGATTTTGACAACCTTTTATTTAAAATAAAATCCATATAACATATTTTTCCAACAAAAATACTATTTATAATAAAATAATTGAAAAATAATATACAAACATGGCACTAATTAATGGTCAAACTTGTCTTGAAAACATTGCTTTAGAACATAGACCAACATTGTTGAAAAAAAATGAATATAAAAATAATGAAGAGTATGACGTTAATCACCCAAACGCTATTGGTGATGGTGATGGGCGTGGTAGAGGAACTAAAAGTGGTGGTCATACACATTCAACCCCTGATTGCGCTGATGCAGAATATATTGGAGAACATTTTCAATCACCAATTAATCAACAAATAGATACTAACATAGAACCGAATGAAGAAGGGATAGTTGGTGGAGACTGTGTTGATATAAATGGGCGTTTTGGTCTAGATAATAGTGGTCGTATGGCACTTATCAGGATTAATAATTATAATCATATAAATAGTTATGGTCCACACTCCGTAAAGACAGAACTTAATGTAGAAGGTGATATACTACAATATCGTGTAGAACTAAGAGATAAAATGAACATTAAATGTAATGAATAACATTTTTAATCATTACACCACAAGACAATAATTTAGTGACCACAGGTGGACTTGAACTACCGACCTGCGGATTAAAAAATCAATTGCTCTAACCCAACTGATTTATAAGGTCTTTTTGTACGGATGAAGAGACTCGAACTCCCACTCCTTTCGGAACCAGATCCTAAATCTGGTGCGTCTACCAATTCCGCCACAACCGCATTAGTTTGTGGAAATAAACCACTTATTCGTATGGGTGGTGGAAATCGAATCCACGATTTGTAGGTCCCAAACCTACCGCCCTACCACTGGACCACACCCATATTTAAAATTTTATTTTATTACGAATCCCATTCCGAAGTTCATATACGGAAGAATTCTATTCCTCGACATTGATACTCCCCCACCTATTTTCAAAAAATACCTACTTCCAATAGGATCCGGATTATAGTTTCCTCCAATTATTAATATCATTTTATCGTTTGGATATTTTGTATTAGCGATATTACCTGTATTATAAAAATGATATGGTAATCTGGAATAGAATAATATTCTGGATCCTATGTCAAAATAATTATTTTTAAAACCAAAAACCCAATCTACCCCAACCGGAATAACAGCAAACATACCTATACCCGGTTCATCGAACAATTCACCATCGAAACCAACCCCTGCACCTATACGAAATCCTGGACCAAAATCCCCCTCACCTAAAATACGTGTATCGAAATTGAATGTAAACCCTTGACCTGGTCCACCAAACTCCACAAAACACGTTTGGGTATTCTGTCTTCTAATATTTCTTTGTGGTGAACGTCTTGTTTGTCCAAAACATTCAACACAAAAACATAATAATATTACAATTATATACTTCATAATGAGCTGGAATAGTAGGATTTGAACCTACGACTCCCTGATTAACGGTCAGGTGTTCTACCGCTGAACTATATTCCAATATTGATTAAAAACAACTACCCATGTCATCGGGATCCATACAGATTCCCCATGCTTTTGGTTCTATAAACCAAACCCCAAGTTGTTTGCAAAACCAACCTATCTCTTCTACATCAGGTTCCTTTCTTATTTCAACGGGTACTGTTTTCTCTTCTAGACAATCGCATGTACCATGACATTGTTTCATATTATTTAAATTTTATTAAATATACAATTTTTTGGGTAATGTTTGGACTCGAACCAAACCCAACAGATCCACAATCTGACATGCTACCACTACACCACCATTACCATTTTGTCGGAGAAGAAAGAATCGAACTTTCGTCACATAGACTTTGACCATCTATTGCTCTCCCACTGAGCTACTCTCCGATGCGGTGCGTATGGGATTCGAACCCATGATCCCCTGCGTGACAAGCAGATATGTTAACCACTACACCAACGCACCAATTATTCTTCATCCTCAAAATCTAAAGAAGGTGATGTTCTACCACAACTACACAAATACCGTTGTTGTATTCCATTTGCCTTCATTATCAATTTATCACCACTTTCTTTGAATGTAATATTTTCACAACACAAAACTGCTCTACTGAAGTCCATTGTCTGTATAATAGACTCCTCATTGAATTTTGATAGTATCTCAATACACTCTTTTAAAGTTACTTCCCTTCCTATATTTTCTTGTGCAGCGTATATTGTAATAATACGTAAATCTCTATGTTCTTTAATCACTAACCGGCTGCTTTGAACATTAAGCATATCATTATATGTACACAGTTTCAAATTTTCATTAAATGTTTTAAATATCCTAATCAATTCCTTGTTAAAGATCATAATTTTGTAGTTATTATAAAGATATATAGATGTTAATCTAAAACCTATATAACAGTATTCTTGATAATTATGTTTGAAACATCTAATGAAATTTTTTCAATTTGTTTAACTATCACGTCACGTTCTTTTTTAGTTATTTCAACACATGATTTGACATTCATTCCAACCAACCATTCCGATTGAACGTATGTATAACTATCGAAATAAACACTCTTATTCTTCATTATACAGATTATCGGGGTTTTTGTGTTCACTGTATCAGAATACACTTTTAATGGTGTGTCGTGCACAAAAACCCTGTAAGAATTATCATTGAAATTGATTAGAAATATTTTTCCAACCATATCATTAATAACTTTAAGTTTTGCATCTTTAATCGACTTTTCAGCAGCATACTGAGATTTCCTCTCATTCTCCTTCATATTATAAAAGTCTATTAGACTCATATTTGAATATGATTCGAGATCCTGTGCATGAAATTGAAGCGTGATAAAACCGTTTTTCATATTAAATTTTTTTTAAAAATATACCACAAAAATAAGAAATAGAAAATTTTCTGATCATAGTATCGCGTAGGGGTAACGATCCCCTCACTCCGCGGTGAAAGCGCGGTGACTTACCTCTTGTCCAACGCGACATATTTTTTAACCACCATGTCAAAGAACGTATAAAAAAACAAAAAACCCCCAAAGATTATTTCAATGGGAGTTTGATATTATGATGTGTGGATGTACAAAAATTACATAGAAATCACTCCCAATGGTATATTATCCTCTGGTTGCTCATTAAGATGAAATTTGGGTAAACCCGACGTATATGTATTCAAAACTAACATCACTTTTTTTATTCTAATATAAATAGACAGTTTTTTTGTGTTTTTTCAAAAAATTCTACTTTCCACAAAATACCCATGTAGTTAATTCAAATTCTGCGGTATTATTGGGGAAAATCATCTTTACTTTTCAAATACTCATCCATTTTTACTATCAAATTCTCAAATTCCTCGTTTATAGGAAATCTATTTTCTGTAATAATATTTTCTTTTCTTCTCCTTTTATTTTCCATCGGCGCACCTTCCGTATTTCCGGTTTCTGGTGCAGGTGCTTCTCCACTACCTTCTACTGGCGCACCACCTTCTTCTGCTCCGGCTTCACCTTCTTCGCCACCACCCATGTCGCCCATACCCATGTCGCCGCCCATGCCACCACCTCCACCGCCGCCACCGCCACCGGCCGCCGCTTCGGCTTGACCTATTTCAGTAACTGAATAATCATATTCTGAATTTGGTTCACCATATAATGTATCAACTTTATCAAATATTCCTGTTTTCTTAATAATTTGTTGTGTTAATGACAATTCTGTTGATACCGCTTTTTCAAAACGCATATCTTCCAATATTTGATTAATTTCAGCATCTGAAAATTTCATAATTTCTTTCAACGCCTTTTTCCATGAATATATTGGTAGACCGGCATCCGTATTTGTTAGACCATCTCTAACAGCAAGCATTTTCTTCTGCATTTCTTCAACTCTCATAATTTCAACTTGAGTTGAAGGATTATTCATCGTTATTGTAAAATTATTTAAATCGTCTTCAAATCCTAATAGATATAGATGAATAATTGCAATCTTATTTAACTCTAATATTACACACTGTTGAAAACGATTGATGAGTTTAGCGAATCTTATGTCGGTCATTGATAATGTTCTACCTTCTGCTGGAGATGCTTCAAAATTCAAAAATACTTTGGGGACACCTAATGCGGTGAGCATTTGTAAGTGAAGATATTCTAACATATCCTTGAATTTATCAAATGCTGAACTACCAGCAAGTGTTTCTATCTTACTTGCATCGTTATTACCCCTAACCGGAATGAAGAAATCATCTAAGGGACTCATATGATTCTTAGACAAATCAAGTTGTCCAGTTTGTGGGTCTATTCTCTGTGTCCTTTTAAATCGGTTTGCAATTTCCTGTACGTATGCTTCAACGTCAGCATCATCAATTAAACCAACGTCGATTTTAAATATCAATCGTTCATATGCACGATCCGCCATGTGTATAAGCATATGATCTTCTGCCATCATGAGTCTACGCCACTGTTGTCTAGCACCATTAATTGCGCTACATCCATAAGGTTGGCATATCATATCATTCATTAATCTAAAATGCGCAACTTGCCAATTATGAAAAGATTGTGGTGCACCTGCCCCAAGAAATTCAAAATGTGGTTGAAGTTGTGTCATATCATTTGCTTGTTCACCAGTTGTTCTCGGCATAATTCCGTAAGGATGTAAACTTTGGAATCTTCTCATTTGTACTACTGGTATTGAATGCCATCCAAGAATCCCATTCTTTGCTTGAATGTTTAACAATTTATATTCATTACCGTACTTCAACATGGTACGGACTAATGGAAATAATTCTAAGTGTATTTGAAGTCTGTTTACAAAAAGATCTTCAAGTATGAATTTTATTCTTTCTGATTTGGATGTTATGTTGATTAAGGAACCGTCGCCTCCAAGACTACATGTTTCCGATGCCATAATGTTTAATGCTTGATAAATTTCCGGTCTTTGGGACATGTTTTCACAGTCCCGCATCATTAAATCTACATAGGATATACTCTTCATATCCAACATGTTAGTACTTGCATGTGCGTGTACCCATGCTGAACTCAAAAATTTATCTTGTTTTGCTTGTATGAGTGCAGATTCATATTCGTTCTTATCCTTTGTTCTAATAATAATATCATCATTATAATTATAGACACGTTGACGATTTGATTGAACAGTCGTATTATATTCTCCATTATCCCACCCTGTTAACGTTTTAATCAGTGCTTGATATATGCTTATGGGTTTATCCTGTTTTTTTGCCATTGTTGAATACGGTTATAATATATATTATAAATAGGTGTTGTCTATTTTTATGTGTTTGCTTTTGAAAAATAAAGTATTAAGTTTATCTTCAATATTGTCATTATAATTAATATAGAATAGTGGAATATTATGTTTTTCACACAATCGTTTTTTTATTTTATCACGAATTTTTGTTTTTTCAAAACCATCTTGCCCCCCAAAATAATTAATAGAAATAAAATGTTGTTGACCCTGACATTCAATACCAATATTATATGATGGGATATAAAAATCTAATTCTAAACGTTGTTTATATTTTAACCAAGCAAAACCGCGATATTTTTTTTCATATAAAATACTATGTTTGTTTAAAAATTCAGACACACTATCTTCCATTTTAGAGGAAATACATTTGGGACATTTACTCCCATTTGAGTGACTGAATGCGATTTGATAAAATTCCCCATGTTCAGGACATATTATACACACCTTCTCTTTAGCGTTAGTATATATAGATTTTGAATAATCATATCTATTGTTGTGGACTTGTTTTACTTGTTTAATCCATTCATCGGTTGTTTTATTTTTTCCAACACATTTCGCACAACCGTTGCTGTTAAAATGGTTCAGAGGTGTTTGCCAAAACTCACCGTGTTCTGAACAAATTATACAAACTTTTTTTATACTATCAATATATTTGACTTTTGAATAATCATATCTATTACCATGAACTTGTTTTACTTCTTTGATCCACTCTTCTGTTGTTTTGTTTTTTCCCACACATTTTGGACATCCCTTCCCCCCCAAATGTTTATTTGGTGTTTGCTGAAATTCCCCATGTTTATAACAGATTATACAAACTTTTGTTATAGCAGAAGTATACTCAACCTTTGAATAATCATACTTATCACCATGAATTTCTCTCATTTCTTCAATAAGTTCTTCGGTTGTTTTATTTTTTCCTATACATTTTGGACATCCCCTTTTTCTTAAGTGGTTTGCTGGTGTTTGCCAAAATTTCCCATGTATTGGGCAAATAATACACACCCTTTCTTGAAGAACAATATACTCTGATTTTGAATAATCATATTTATCACCATGAATCTGTTTTGCTTTTTCAATCCATTCATCTGTTGTTCTATTTCTACCATAACATTTTGGGCAATTAAACCCTTTCAAATGACTATTTCCTGTTTGCCAAAATTCCCCGTGAATGGGACAGATTATACAAACCTTTTTATCATAATTAACATATTCAACTTTTGAATAATCGTATCTATCACCATGAACTATTTTTGCTCTTTCAATCCAAACTTCTCTTGTTAGCGGTTTATTTCCTCCACATGCTTGACAACCTTGTCCTCTTGCATGTGCGTCTGGTGTTTGAAAAAACTCACCATGTTCAGGACATATTATGTGAACCTTTTCTCTGGCATTGGTATATATAGTTTTTGAGTAGTCATATTTGTTATTATGAACTTTACTTGCTTTTTTTATCCAGTCTTCTGTCGTTATTTTTTTACCCATCTACTAACCATTTTATTTAAATATAATTTTTTTTTTGATATTTCAATAATTACATGTCTATTTCCATTCTAATTCCATTTAAAATCATATTAGATGTCAAAGAAGAGGGTTATGCGGAAAATCATTTTGTAAAATAATTTAAAATAAAATATTTCTATTTATATTAAAAATCAAATTATATGAGACAAATAAGGTCATTTAATAAGATGAATAGTTTCTTTAACTCCAAAATTGGTAAGTTGTATGAAACCGATGAAGGTAAGAAAGTAATCGCTAATTACATCAAACTGATAAAGGAAAATAAAATTTTAAAGAGGCAATACGATTTGTATGCACAGATTGAGGAAGGTGTATCTTCTTATATCAAAGAAAGTGCAAAAGACGAATATGTCAATGAAATTTTAAATTCTATTAGTGATATTCCGAAAAAGGAGTTGTCTGAAGCCAATGACAAATTGTTTTGGTTTTTGTTGAACAATGAAATTATAACAGAAACTGAAAATCCATGGGGAACCATGAAAGAGGGTAATGTTTTAACCGAAGGTACTGAAAAAGAAAAGTGGGTATTAACAAAAGATATTCCTGTTTTCAGAACTCTTGATTATTTACTATATGAAGGTAAATCCAAAGATTTATCCTTATTTATAGAATGTAAAAATGCGTTTGCTAAAAACCTTAAATTAAAGGATAATGGAATTAATGAACAAGTAACACCTGAAAGTAAAATTGAGGATTTCAATAAAAAATACGCCGGTAAATTAACCTCCGAAGAAATGAATTTAGTAAGAGAATTGATTAAAACAACTAAACCACAAGGTGTGTTGGTTGAATATCAAAAATCAATAACAACTTCTCTTAATACGTTAATCAAAGAAACAGAAGATGTAGAATTAAAGGAAAAATTCCTTCAACTAAAAGAACAAATATTATTTGAAGATTCTTCTGATATTAACAAAGCAATGAAACTATTTGAAATAAGACAGGTAATTGACGAAATCAAAAATACTTAATAATATGTTACAAAGATATAATAGAAAACACATTCATAACATGCCAAAGTTGGTTTTTCCGCATAAAAAACGCACGGAAATTATTCAAACAACAGAGGCAAAAACCCCAGCACCAGAAGTTAAAGTTGTTCCTGTTCAAAAAATTGAGATGGTTGAACAACATCCTAATCTGTTTAGTGGGGATGTTGAATAATAAGAAAAATAATATTTTACTAAAATGACTATATCGGAACAAAAAAATAGGATAGGTGCGCTATTGGGTGAAAAACCGGTAGAAACGGTAAAACGCATCAGAAAAAACGATGGTTTATTGGAAAAGCGATATACTGCTTGTGCAAAAACTCTGATAACCGAAGATAATAAACTTCTATTAAACGACTAATTACTATGAAAAAATATGTTAAGAAATACTCCTACAAAGGATATAAGATAAAAGAAACTTTGGATGGTTGTTTTGATATTTTTAAACCTTCTTGGGATCCTAATGAACCGGTATTTGAAGAATTGTCAAACATAGAAGCAACAAAGGCGTGGATTCTTTCTGATATAAAAGATGATGATAACGAAAGAATTATGAAGGAAAATGCTGTTAGGAATTACGCAAAAAGATTCAAGATGATAACCGAATATGGTTTTAATACCAGACTTGAAGAAGAAGGTGAGGAAGCGGATCCTAATGCTGACCCTAACGCCGCTCCACCGGCAGACCCAAATGCTGGTATGGATCCAAACGCTGACCCGAATGCTCCACCACCAGCAGATCCTAATGCAGACCCTAACGCTGCTCCGGCAGACCCAAATGTTGGTATGGATCCAAACGCTGACCCGAATGCTGCTCCAATGGAAGGTGAAGAAGAGTATGAGGATATTGATATGGAAGGTGAAGAAGGTGGATTACAACCTGGAGATAATGTTATAGACATATCTCAACTAACCGACGGTCAGGATAAAGCAAATAGTGATATGGAAGAGTTGAAAAATAAATTTGAACAGTTGCTACAACTAAATGACAAAGTTACTCAAACTCTCGAAAAAATGGCGCAAACAGCAGAACTTAATAACCAAGAACTTCAATCCGTAAAGTCTGATTTGGCACAACGCGTACCTACTGAAGTTGAAAAACTTAAAGGTAGAAGAACTTTTAGCGAACCTTACGGACAAACGGTTGAAGATTATTGGAAACAAAGACCTGGTGGTGATAAATATGATATTTATCCGGATGGTGAAGGTGATGGTGAAAAAGAATATGTTTTACGTAAATCTGACATAGAAAATATTAATCCTCAAACAGCATATGGTTCATTTAATCAGAATTTGAGAAATTTGGTGGGATTCTAAATATTCGTATATCGCATTGCCACAATCATACATCTCCACAAATCCCTCCAACTTCATTATCTCACGATTATCCATACCTTTCGGATATTTTACTAAATCTTCATCTCCTATAAATCTACTTGCACCCTTAAAGCGTAAAGAGTTGTTGGTTATTGTTCTTACGGTTTTCAGATGTATCCAATAACCTGCCGGTTTATTGTATTTTACAAACTTAAAATCTTCAAGATGTATGTTGTCACCACCAAGATTTAGATTCAAATAACAAATACAACTCGTTGGATTATACGTGGTTTTGAAGTAATTCCACATTTTAGATACACCGCCCTGAACAGTTATATTAGGTTTGAAGCATAACCGGACCAATTCCCAATCATATTTCTTGTTGAAACGCGGTTGTCCGAATGTCATCACACCGACTAATTCGTTTTCAAAAAACAACGCAATACAGTGTTTTTGACCAGATGCTCTGTTCTGAATGTGATATTCATCTAAAAACAGGTTACACTCTTTTTGCGATATTTCTTTTATTTTACATTCTCTCGCACCGATTCGTATTTCGTTTTTATTTATCTTTGAGCGGATAATGTTCAATATTTTATTTTCATCCATGTTATCAAAAATAGATATTAGGGTGTATCCGTTATCTTTTGCTAATTTCCATCTATTAAAGTGGTGTGTTGATGGAAACGGTTTATTTTCATTTGTTTTTCCTGCTGCATAAGCATAACTGTACGTTGAATTATGTGAAAAGGTTGGGTTAATATCAATAAGAATATTATTTATTTTTAAGTCAAATGAAGTTTTGTTAATCGAATATTCAAATTTAGATTCAACACCTAGTTTTTTTTTGATTAATTCAAACCAATATGAATTGTATTTTGATATTGTTTTTGCTGCTTTTCGACAAACTTCTAACATACAAGAATAGGGAACACCGTACTTTTCAAAAACTATATCTTTTATCTTTTTCTTTATTTCAGAAGACTGAAATGTGTTTTCAACACCATATCTATTAAGATTAGTTTTTATTCTTTTTTCTTTAACTGTTTTTAATAAAGCAGTGTGTTCAACCCCATATTTTTCAAGATTATTCTGTTTTAGTTTAATTGTGTTTCCACATTTTCTGCAAAAACATGTTTTTTCCATATCTAAATCATGTATTGTTTTAAAAACAGTATCACCGCACCCTTCACATCTACATGGTAGTTTTGAATGGGTGGTTTCATACCCACCCCAATCTAATACCATTGGGTAGTCGGAATGATTGATAATTCTTCTTTTTTTTAATCCTCTAATTTTATAACTACATTTTTTACAAAAACAAGTTTTATGTTGGTCTAACTTATTAATGGATTTAAATAGTGTATTACCACATTTTTCACATTTACATGGTAATTTTGAATAAGTGGTTTCATACCCACCCCAATCTAATACCATTGGATAATCTTCTACTCTAATATTTCTTTTTGGCATAAAAATCAATATACATTATTAGATTCACAAATATAAATAAAATCTTAAAATATTTTTCTGATCATGTCAGCAAAAAAACCCCTGACACAAAATCAATACTTGAACGTAACAAAAAAAAAATCAACTATTTATATTAAAAATAAGTTTTAATATTAGAAAAATACTATGACAAAAACAATAACAAAGTCAGATTTACACCGGATAATAGAAGAAAGTGTAAAAAGGAATATGGCAAATTTTCATGTCAATAAAAGAAAATTGAATGAAGAAGAAGAGGATAGATATCTTTCTGTATATCCGGGTGGTTTTTATGGTGCCTTTCAAGACATTTATATGGCAGGAGCAAAATTACAGAAAGCTGGATTAGAATTTATGTCTATGTTTAGACATGGTGAAGGTAATGAAGTATTGAAAGAAAACACACGTCGTTTTGAAGATATACTTGCTTATACTGGAGAATTAATGGGTGCAGTAAGATTGATTAAAAATAAATCTGGTGTAAGTTTTAGATCTGATTTTTGTAGACTTTAGGTTAGAGAATCATTAATACTTTCAAAATGGGTATTATTGCGGAAAATCATAAAAAAACTGTTTATTTATCAATAAGCATTTTTTTATGATCTCCAGAAAAGGCAAATCCCTTCCCTTACATTTAGATAATAGTTGGAAGATAAGTTATGGTACGTTTGACGTTAAGAATCCCATAACATTCTACATAAAATTACAGACTTATATTACACCATTAGATGATAATATAAATTCTAATATTATATTGGATTCTATTGATTCTTATAAGATGCCGGAAGATAGTATATTTTCCGAAAGGTTTATTCAAAAAACCTCCTTTGCTTCTACAAAGGTAAAGAAAGATAAAGCAAGTTGTTTGGTAACTACATTAACGGTAAAGCAAAAACATGAGGTTATATCGTTTGATATGATACAACCACATGTTCAAACCCTCGTCAACGATTTCATTTCAAAAACAACTAATCAATGGGGGTTTCGTTTCAAAATAGCGTATTCGAGAAATTAGGGTGATCGGTAGAAGTTTGACGATGAACCGGTTTTTGGAGGAAATTTAAGTTCACCTTTTGGTGGCATTAATCCACCTTTAACACCAGGAAATTTAACGTTTCCAATATTAACGTTTTCCTCTTTTCCGCCTGAACAACAACTTGAACATAGGTTTTCTAATTCAAGAACACGTTGTCCTAATGTTTCAATTTTCGTTTCTGATCTAATGATTTCTTTTGTTTTTTCAAATATCAAATCATTCATTTCCTTTAAGTATTTTAATAGAGCAGAACTTATTTCAAGTTCATGTTCCGGAAATACAGGAAATTCATTGGTTTCTTGTACCGGTTCGGTCAATTTTTCATCAGATTTATTCAAATCTTCATCTCTTTCAGACATCATTTGTTGTACAAATTCTTGATTTTTTTTTAAAAAATCTAATTCTTTTTTGTTTGGCATCTTATTTGTTTTTTTTGAATTATTTTTTATTTATTTCGTATCTATCAAAGAAAACTTCTGCTTCTCCAATAGTTGAAAATATGTTGTATTCATATTCTACATATTTCTCATCTCCGTATTCTAATGTGTATAGTATATCAATTATATTGCTTTCATTAACTTTAATATCAATACCAACCACTTTAAAACCTGATATTCTATTTTTAACAATGGTTATGACCGCTTCTTTTAGATTAAATTTTGTTGTTATATTCATACGTATCTTGATAAAAGGTTTTGTTTAGATGTTTTATAAATCTCTTTATATTTCTTCAATGATATTCTAATAGTCTTATGATTTAATAGCGTCATTTCAGATATTCTGCACAGAATAATAGACTTATTAAATTTATTTGTTGTGTTTTCATTACCGAAAATTTCTTCATAATTTGATAATATATCCATTATTGCTGTACCAACCAAACAGTCATTTTCATTCAAATCAGATTGTTCTCTGTTTTTAATTGAATTATCAATGTCTGTTATTGTTGCTCTTATAATAAGGTTTACTAGTTCAACCTGTTCATTATCGTCATTATTTGATGTTGAATTTGACAGGTGTGGAACTTCGTCTAAACGATACATTCTTTGAACAATATCGCTTGTATCGCCCCTATGTTCCTCTTTGAAATTAAATTTAAAATAACCTCTGAATACGCTTTCAAAGTAATGTTTAATAACAGTTTGGATATAGGAATAACATTTTGTTCCTCTGGTGCTATCAAATCTATGAAGTATTCCGACAATGAATGACATTGTTTCAACGATAAGTTCTTCATCACTCATATCAATGGGGAATCCTCTGCTTCTATAATATCTTCTTAATATTGTTTGTACCATTAAGCGAAGTGGGGTATACATTTTCTCTCTGAAAAGTTTATCCTTTTCCGCTTGGTTTTCAGAAGTATTATATATGAGAATCGAATCCTCAAATTCACGAAAATAATCGCCAGTAGCACTTGTTATTTCGTGTTTTCTAGGTCTCCCACGCCCCCTTTTGGGGGTATCTTTTTCTTTACTTTCTGTCATTTGAAAAACTTAATTCACGTTGAGTTTTAAAGAAGTATTCCTGTTGAGCCGCTTCGTAATAGAATTGATACTCTTCTCTGGAAATACCATCAAAATTCTTCATCGGAACGGTATATAATGATTTTGGAATGACATAAATACCCTTTTTGTTAAAACACATTCTAATAGCAAATTCATACCAATAGAAATGTGGAATATTGTTTTTCAGACCACCGACTTCAAGAAAGTCTTCTTTGTCTATTACACCGCCGGTGATATTCATTTCATATAGATTTTTCAAACCTTCTTCGGAAACTACGCCAAGTTCTTCATCGGTAAATCCAAGTGCAAACCACTGTTCATTTAAATAATGATGAAATTGAGATTCGCTGTTTATTACCTTCGTTAATGGTAGGTAAATTGAATAATCATAAGATTTTGAAATATATCTTTCAATTGTTTCAAACCAAGTTTTACCGGTTAGACCCTCATTATGTTCCATTACCATAAAATATTTTGTGTCTACAGTAGAAACTGCGTAATTGATTAAATCCGCTGTTGTTGGGGTATCTCCTTCTCTATATACTGCTTTACTTACTTCAATATTTCCTTCATCTAAAACCTCTTTTATGCTTAAATTATAATTTTCCTCTTCATCCACTTTATTTGACATTGCAAGTATAATGGTTGCTGGTTGCATTGTTTGGTCTTTAATTGTTCTTGTTGCTTTCAACAAGTTTGTTCTGTCATAACCTTCTAAAAGGGGTATAATTACCGTCAAATTTTTCATATGTAATTCTCTATTTTTTTGATTATATTAACTACTTAGTTCTTTAAACGCTTCAAAATCTTGTTCATCAACAATTGCTTTCAATACTATCTCCGTATCTTTAATTTCTATTGCAAAATTATTCATACTAAGAGCAAACAATTTTAAAAAGTATCCTAAAAACAATTCATCTTTATTGAAAAAACCACCTTCCTTGTTCATGGTATTTTCAAGAAGTTTGTCTATTTTTTCGGCATTATCAATAAAGAAAAATACTAATTCGGTATCATCATAATCTTTATTAACTTCTTCATATGTAACAAGAATATTTGTATCAGGATCAAAATTATCTTTGATATATTCAAGTTCACCCATCAACATATCTATTACATCCTGATTTGGAAATTCACTTACTTTTTCTTTAAGTATTTTTTCTGTTAAAGTATTTACTTTTTCTTCAATATCGTCTATTACCGTTCTTACTTTACGACTTTGTTCAGTACTTTCTTCAATATAACGCCAAAAATCATCGTTAGATTTTAATAATTTAGAAATAATTTCAGATTGAATTTTATCAAACTTGTATTTCTTTAATATTGCAGGTGCCTTCTTAATAAGGGTTACTAAGTGACCGACTGATTTATTTTTTTCTTCAAACCATTTTTCTTCAAATACACTATCGAACATAATTCTTCATTTTATTAACTAAAATAATAATAAAGAATGTTTTTTCAATATTTAAAATAAAAAGTGTAAGAGTTTTTTAAATTTTATGAAAAATTTGGAACATTTCTGAATTTAGCAACACGATTTATTGCTGTATGATCACCAGCAACTTCTTCGCACTGATCGCCTTCTGCGTCTTCTTCACGCATTTTCATAACACCAATCCCACAAAGTGTTGGAGACGCAAAAGCAATATCTAATATACTCGTACTTGGAATTAGATTCTCAAGATACGGCATAATATTATTAATGAAAAAATATTCTTCCGAACCATCTTCAGAATTATATCTAAATACTATATTTTTACAGTTCACTATTCTATAAAATTCTGTATTTTCTGGTATTCTTTCAACATATCTTGTATTTGTTTCTTTGTCTATTAATAGTTTAGGTGTGCATCCAGACAAATCAGTATATGTATTATAAATTGAATATGATGGATCTATCATTAGAACATCTTCTTTATATATTTTTGGTTCTGACACAAATTTTCTTCTTATATAACCTTCATTTCTATAAACCGGCCAGCACCCTTTGTTATCTACATATCCTTCTAATTTGAAACCAACATTTTCTAACAAATAGAATTGTGGTTTATCCCACATACAATCAGGACTATTATTTAAAGTATAGTTGAATATTCCGTTTGTATTATTAACATTTCCTTTTTTTATGGAAAGTGGTGGGGTAATAGAGGTTTTTGCTGCGTTGATAACATCATAACCTATATTTTGTAAATAACTGTTTCCGTAATCATAACCCAATGTTCCTCCTGTGTGTGGGTTGTTACCTTCATTTGTTGTTGTTATTTGGAAATACGCTTGAATATTTATTGTAACTGATACACCGCTTTCGGTTGTTATAGTAAATGGTTCTGACGTTTCGTCTTCGGTTAGGTTGTGCCACCCGTCCTTATTTACTGATTTATCTGAATCTGTTAATACCCAATAATTTGAATATTTTTTTCCATCATTGACTTTCCATTGAGAATCGTTTCTGACAAACACTAGTGTACCCTCTTCTTGACCCAATCTTATGATCATGGATTTCAAATCTTCTATCGTTTCAACCATTCTTAATTCTGCTTGCGTATCTTGATACCAACCACCGTATTGTTGATAATATAGACGTTCAGTATTTCCATGAAAAAACGGTACACCATGATAACGTCTTACTTTTCCTAATCCGTTACATTGGTAACATATTGATCTTTCGTTAGTATATCCTTTACCACTACATTTTTTACAATCAATATAATCACCATAATAGTATTTTGTTATTGGTATAGGTAAGACTTCTTCTCCTTCTCCAACTTCTCTACCAAATGCTGTTCCTTCGGTCATACTAAAATCTGAACCATTTTCTGTATATGGGGTAGTTTTGTTTAATAACAGTATATTTTTGAATGGATAAAAATAAACCTGTGCACCCAAATCTGGTGTAAATTCTGTTACAGATTTAATACCCACAAACTCTTGTCCACTCATATATTTTATACCATTATATGTTATTGAACCAGTAGGATTTGATGAATACACATCGTATGTATAACCTTCAACTATATTATCTGAATTTATTGGGGAAACTTCATCTGGTATCATGTCATTTGTATCTTTATTTGGACCATAACTACTACCATTTGCTACGTATACAATTTCGTTTAATCCCCATTTATTTCTATCTATACCGAATAAATTCATCAACATTTCAATACCATGCTTAGTTCCTTTCCATGACGCTATGTATGAAGAATTAAGTAATAATCTTCTATAAAATTCATTTTCAATGTCAATAGAATTATATTTCTGTTGCCATCCATAATATAATTGTTCGGTTGTTACGCCAAAATTATCGAAATTGATAACCGACACAGGTTTCCACCCAGCAATATCAACCTCATTTTTTAAAATAGCATCTGGATAATTGTCTAATTGATTGTATGTTAAGTTATTGATAACCTCAATACCTCGAATATATTTTTTTATTTCATCATATGATCTTCCATATATTCTTAATACTTTTTTAAGAAATGTTCCGCCAATAATATGTGATTCCGCCAATGCTTCATCTTCAACCCTATTCAATGACCAGTCAAGGTTTTTTATACTATCATGTGTTAACATACGATAAATGTTATCACATTTCATTGTATCCATATATTCAGCGGCATCTAAGAGTGTTTTCATCATTCTTTGATAACTTGTAGAAGATAAATCTATGTTCCACCCATCCTCTGTTTCTAATGTAAAGTCTTCGTTAGTATACATTCCAGTATAACTTCCATCGCTATCTTTCATTGGAACATAAAATGTTGAAGTATATGTTGGTACGGTATTTCTATTTAATATTATGTTTTGAAAATCACTTAAATTATTAAAGAAATCATTTATATATTTTTCCTTTGGTCTAATATGGAATCCAAATACATCACTATCTATGTCTGCCACATAATTGATTAATGTGCAAGGATTATGTTTATCATCATAGTTAAATAATATGTTAATTATATTTGTTTTATTATTATAACTTATAACCATTCCGTCTATTAATCTTATTGGAGTATAATAATGATCAGCAACACATCCGACATTTTCTTTTATTGTATTTCCATCTTTATCAAATGTAAAAACTTCCTGTTTTGTTAAAACATCTGGTTGTTTTGGTAGTCTTATGGTGATCAAATCATTATTATCAAGCGTATAGTCAACTCCGTCTATTTTACCAACGAATCCTATAAATCCCGGTTTCTTTATATAAATATGTTTATATACTGCTGTTACTGAATCTATATCATATCTATTTTCGGTTAATTGTATTCCCGTATAATCATCAATGCAATTATCATCAACTCTTTCAGAATTTTTTGCTTCAATAATTTCATATCTATTATGGTTTTGTTGAAATACTCTAATATCATCTATATATGGGTCTTCATCCGATGTAAAGATATTGATATTAAATGGATTATTAACTTCATAATACCATTCTAATATACTTTCTGAATAATATTCTTTTCTTAATAACCATAACGATGCTGGAAAATTATTAACAATACCAAGAAAACTTGCTTTTATTAGTTCGACAAGGTTTCCGTATAGGGCAAAACTTGTTAAATTTTTATTATCTAATTTTAATTTCCATTCTTGATCGAGTGGATTTATTATATTAGTTATTATTTCTTCACCAGATTCTGCGTTAGTTAAAACTTCTTGTAGTGTCCAAAATAAATCATTTAACTCAATATTTGTGGTTGTTTGGTATCCCATACCACCATTGATTATTTCTACTGATTCAACTTTACCATTTGAATCAGTTTTTTTAACTTCTACCAAACCATTAACAGCACCTAATGAAATAATACTAAACCTGTCACCAACCTTATATCCAACTCCACCATCAGAAATTACAATATCAGTTATTCTACCTTTTGTATCAACCTCAATTATATTTATAAAACAATCATATCCGGTTTTTGGTGGTATCCAATTTCCATTTGAATGAACTAGTGCATTATTGTTTTGACCGTCATTGAATCGTACCTGAAAACTACCAACATTTACGCCATCAACATAGTTTGAAAATATTGGTGAGTTTTGTACGGTGGACCATGAAGTATCAAAAATCGATCCTGTATTACTACCTGATAATGGTTGATGATACCTGCGGTTTGTATATAATGTTCTTTGTATTGTTTTTTCAACTGACATGATTAATAATTCATTACATTATTCCACGACTCTGATTTATCTACAACATTAGTTCTGTTACGTCGTATTGTGTATGTTGGTTTATTCGTATAAGCGTCTTTAACTTGTACTATTTCAGTTTGGGATAAAATTGTTTGATCTGGATTATACGTTGTCATCAATCCCTTATCAAGATTCAACGCTTGATCACCGCTCAACATTGTTGCTAACATTGATAAATCTGTATCAACCATATCAATTTCTAATAATTGTGAATTAAATTTCGTATTAACAAGGGCAATTTGTTCATCTTTAGTTCCTATATATGGTAAAACATTTGCTCTTACATGTGAAGTAGAACTTGGGGATACTGTACAAAATATGAGACTACCATTGTCTGTCAATCTATATGACATTGATTTTTCAGTAACTTGAGATAGATTGTCCATTACTGCTTCACACTTATTATTAGATGTTATTATTTTAAAATCATCTTGTTGTTGTCCACTAATATTAAAATATTCAACACGCCAACCACTTAATGCCATATTAGCCATTTGTGGTGAAGAAAGTCCGGTTGAGCTACTTTTAAGTACAATTCCCCTTACATCTGGTAACGCTGACAAAACTTGCACATCTTCAATCAAACAATAATATCGTCTTGGTGTAATTAAAACGGTATATATCCCCTTTTTATTAAAAATTTTTACTGGTAGATTAAGGGTGTAAATACCATTCAATATGTTATTAACCGGTTCATTCGTCTTTTCATACGTACTTGCGCTAAACCACTCGCTCGGATTTACAACTTTTTTGAAGTCGTCTCCAAAAGTAACATCTGTTGCATTTCTACCAGGTCTATAATGATAAAATATATCAATATCCGTAGTAATATCAATATTTGCTAATCTATTTGTACCTGTAACACCTACTGCCATATTCTCTTATTTTTTATAAATAATAATTTTTTTAAAAATCTTTTTGTCCATATTCAAATTCTTTTACTTCTTCTTCATCTAACGGCATGCCCTCTACAACACCATGATAATCAATAATATCATCTTCTTTATTTTCTTTAGTGTTATCATAAATTTTCCAAAAAGAACCGTTATTATATGTTAATAATTGATTAAATGTCTTTATTTCCCCTAATGCCAAGTGTTTATCCTGAGAATAAACTATACCTCTTTCAATGTTTATATTATCTTCGACTATTGGTTTTCCGCCATTTATACCAAACAGATATTCTTCTTTAATCAATGGAGCATTTGCCCAAATAAGATTATTCATATGATACCGAGCCGCATTAGTAGTTGGTGTTGCGGTTAGTGAATTTGTTCTTTCTGAATAATGTGGAACCAAATACCTAAATGAACGTGTAGTATATTGTGAATTTGTTAATATTGTGTAATTAGACCATTCAAATGCTGCTCCGTTTGTTACTTCGGATGTAATTGTATCGGTATACATAATTCCAGTACCTGTTTGTAAAGTAGAGTTTCTGTATACCTCATTTATAATATACTGATATACTATTTCTCTTTTAATTATAATACCATTAACAATATTTTCATCAATATCAATTGTTACTAATATATTATTACCATCATAATATCTTATTCCACTAATATTCATAATACGACTTGCATAATATTCTACTATACTACCAACTCTTTTTATTTCGGATATATTGCGTAGTGTGGATGCCACGTATTTTCCCTCAACATCAAAAAAGTTAGGTATGGTAGAGTTTGGTACCAATCCCTTTAGTGTGTATAATAAACTACCGGTAGTACTATTTATCAACCCTATTATACACCAATTATCTACAGTAAATTTCCAATTAGTCAATTGACCATCAGCAGTTGTTTTAAAATCAACAAAGAAACCATAACTATCTGGATTATAATCATCAAAATAAATAACATTTTCAATATAATTAAACATACCCGCATATCCACCAGGACCAACATCTTTAAGAATATATAACTGTTCATCATATATAACAACATCATTAAAATAATATCTTTGACCTGGTACCCATTCCTTCGCTGTATTGGTTAATATTCCAATGTCATCAATATTAGTACTAAATAATATTGGTATTTTTAGTTTCGGTGGTTCAAGATTAAATTCATATTTTCCTTTATAATCTGTTACGAATTTATCGTGTATAATTGTATGTGTTTCACATGAAAAATATTTTACAAAAAATTCAAACGCTTTTTCAAATACAAAATCATAACATTGATTTTTAATGTCAGAATAAATATCATATTCACTAATATTTGAAATAGCATTTGTTAGTTGTGTTGATTCATTTATAAGATAGTCGTAAATTAAATCTATAATTTGTCCTAATTTTCCTTCTGTTGTTGTATAATCTTTTATAAAATCATTTATATAATTATTTAAATTGTCAAATCTTGTTATATTTAATCTCTCGTTAAATATATTTATCCATATACCATTTGTGAAAGAGTTAATAAAATCAGTAAAAAAACATGTGTTTATTTTGTAATATGTTAAATTATCAAAAATATATTCGTTTTCTTCTTCCTTAAATTTATCTGTTAGTAAAAAATAAAGAAATGGATATAATCTATCACCCTCTTTATAATACCAATTTTCAGAAGAATCTATGAAAATAGATAAATCTCCCTGATTCAATTGATTTTTATTTAAAGAACAAAGAGAGCAAATGTAATTTGCGGTAGTTTGATAAGTATGTAAATCATTGAAGAATGTATTTAAATCATAAAATGAGAGATATGAAAATCCTGTGGGTAGTTTATAATATGGATTATATGGGTTAAATATTATTTTTAGTTCAGCATTAATAGTGAAATAAGTAAAATCAATTTCTATTTTAACACCTTCACTTATATAATAATATTTTACATTATTATCTTTATCTGTTTCCTTTATAAGAAGATTTTTATCATTTGGTATTAATACAGGTTTAACATAATTTAAATACCACACCCATAAATTTGGATTTAAACTATAATTCTTAAAGTCATTTAAATTTATATTTTTTAATATTTTATCCATTATAATACGTTTGCTTCGTAGAATTTTATTATTAGTTTGTTTGGATCTTCAATGTATGTTTTACCATCACCTTTATTAACTAGTTTATTTCCCCATTCGATATTTTCATATTTTGTATCTTGAAATGGTGTGTTCATAACCGTTCCTCTGTTATTTATTTCGTTTATGCGTGGGTAGTTTGATAAAACTGGATACCAAAAATATTTAACTTCAAATGTGTTGTCGGTTTCTCTTGCTTCTCTATATACTTTGCGAACATTATCCCATTTTACTTTTACCCCACAAACTTCTATTTCTGTATACATATATTGTCTTTCACCATTCTGTTCAAAAAATATGTTGTTTAATGGTACCTTACTATGTCCTCTATTAAAAAATAATGTCCGTTTACCACTTAATGCGTTGTTAAACTCTGTTTTCATATACAATTTTTGAGGTTTTAGTTGTTTGTATTCTTCACCAAACAGATATAAATAATACCCTTCACTGGAAGAGGTTTGTATATATTCAACCGGAGTTTCTTTGGTTGTTGCTGTTGAAGTATCTTTATATATATTAACAAATTTTTCCAATAACGGATTAAAAATATTAAATTCAGTGGTCATTTTATCACTTAACATTGGAATACTATTAATTTCATTACCACTAACACTAGCAATGTTTAATATATAAGTGCTATATAACATGTCAATATTGATAAAAACACTATTAAAACACTCTAATTTATGTTGTGTTGGGTTAAAACCATTGTAAAATGAATGGCGACAAAAAGTTCTGGACAACCTTTTCTTTTTATATTGTACATCGTTATCATTAAACCCTAAATCTATTAATTTTGTTATTTCTATATCATGTTCTTTTTCCGGTAGTTTATTTTTATCATTAAAATGAAATTGGTAACTTATCCAATTAATAGGGTAATATCTATTAATAATTATAGGTTGTCCGGTACTTGTATTAAAGTTCTGGGTTGTTCTAAAAACCGGTTGAAATCTGATACGCTCATTATCTAATATTTTATTTATTGCCTTTTCAGTTTCAACTTCTATGAATTTTGTGTTTACAAGTTCTGTGCGAATTGAATCTAATGTAAAATCTTGTCCGATACTTACATTAATGGAATAGTTTGATATTGTTTTATAAAAAGTTAAATATTCTTTTTTATATCTTAAAAACATATCAGTAATGTTAATAAAATCATCTTTAAATAATATTGCGGATGCCATTGCACCTGCACCTGTTGTTGATGTTAAATCTACTTTTGGTGTAATATTTACATATGATCCTCCACTTATTAAAACAACATCCATTACCATTCCGTCTTTTACCGTATAATAACCCTGTGCTGCTCCAACTGGTTCGAATTTTAAATCATAACTACCATCAACATAATTTTCACCCGTACAGTTTAATTCTATTCTTTGAATACCATGATTGTTATCATGATAATTTAATATAAAATCATATTCTATTTCATTATCAAAACAAGATTCTTTAAGTGTTATAGATAAACCACAATATATAATTTTATTTATTTCGTTTTTTACTGTTTCTTCATGATATGAAAACAAATTGTTTGTATTATTATTTATAAATGGTAGGATGTTATTAGATTGCTGTATATAAAAAGGTGTGGTATAAGAAACATTCATACATAACTCATATTCATTCTCTACATCATCTTTTAATTTATCAAACCACTCGGACTTACTATAATCATAACCATAATCGGTTGTTACCGTAAATTCTTTATTTTCGTCATCCCAACCACTTTTTATTACATTAACATCTGTTTTTAAATCTATATACGGTATTCTAAAATATGTGTCTAATAAAACACAGGTATATGCAATAGACATTCCTGACGCTATTCCACAATCAAGACTAATTTTGTTTGATGTCAATTCCTGCCACGTATTTGAACGTTTTTCTTTTATTTTATTACCGTTTATATCTATCTCAACTGTTCTAAATGTTTTTTCCCATGTTGTTGTATCATCTGATATTTTACTATTATCAATATAATCTTCAATAGTATCAAGATAACCAGTTAATACACCGGAAATTGGTATTTCATACCACATAGATATATCATCTTCATAACACCAAAAATATTTTATTGGTTGTGCTGTAGTATTTCCTATTGCCAATCCTATCATTACTTTACGTCTTAATGATATTGGAATATCATTAGCAAGGTTAATATCTTTAAAGTTTACATTAATTGTTTCCCCTTCAATAAAGTTGTGTGGGTATTTTAAATAAAATTCTAAATACCCATTACCTTCATCCGTAGCAGAGTTGAACGTGTTATCAAACAACGAATATTCTTTAATTGTTGTTTCTAAATCTTTATTTGTTATTGTGTATCTCTGCATATTGGTTTAACATATTTCGTTTATATCTTCATATAATTCAGTCATATTAACTTTCATTGCCACGTTCACATCACTTGGAAATCTATTAAATAACATAGCTGGGCAACCGATAGATTGTCTTCTCAAGAAGAAATTTATTTGTTTATGAACATAAATATTTCCATTTGTGAATGGGTATTCTTCTCGTGAGCGTATTGCCGCGTCATCTGCTGACATAATGTTTCTCCAAACAAATCTACCAAAGTTAATATGTTTCGCCCATAGTGGGGTATCATAATCATAAACGTACACTTGAATATTATTAATTTTTTCTTCTACACCAGAAGAGGTTGTACTTCTCATATAATTAATTAAATCTTCATCATATGGTATTAATATTTTATGTTCATCTGTTCTAATAGTTTTTATTACAAATCCTTTTTCATATTCAATTGATTTGTGTATCCATATAAGTTTAAGTATTGTATTTTGAAGTAATCTATGTCTACTATGTGTGAAAAATTGTATAAAATCAAATTCTTTACCACCAATTTCACACTTTTCTATTTTAATATTAAAGTATCCCGCATTACTAATAATATATCCATTAATATCTGAAATAAAATATATTCTCGGAAAAGATTTATATTGTAACTCACTTTCATACCATTTCAATGTTATTGGATAATGTGATTGATAATAATATCCTTCTGGTCTTGGTCCTGCTTGAACCAGTGCCCTGTATATCATTTTATTTCCATTGTCTTTAATATTATCACAATCAAAAGGAAGTGAATCGTTCCCAAAAAAGAAATTTGATTCACCTGTCTGAAAGGTATTTACTCCTGTTGCCGGTTTGTATTGACCATCTTCGTTTGGTGCCGGATGTGTATCTAATGATGAAATACCGTCGCTTGAAAATAGTGCTATACTGTGTATTACAATACATTTATCATGAAATAAACTACTTTCCCTATTTACTGTGTTAAATCTATATTGGCATTTAGATAATACTGTTTCTGTAAAAGTTGATTTATCAAATTCGCAAATATCCCCATAAAAATATTGCTCTGTTTCATCTTCAATATTATTCTGAATACTATTTGGAGGACATGGCCACTTGAAATCTAACTTTTCTGCTGCAAGAATACTGCTATTATACCTATTATCATATTTAACTGTTATATCGGGATAAAAATCAGTGGATTCGTTTTTAACGTTATGCATGCAATAAATATTTGGATAATTTTTTTGATATTCTAACACCCCTATATCATCACGAGAGTTTTCGATTGGTAGTGTTGGTGTATAAACTAACTCATATCCAACAGAATTTTTACTCCAATAGCGTTGAAAATCTGTTTCATATCTTGTTTTTTTTGTACCAACATCTTGAAAATGCGGTTGAAAACTACTTGAATTACTTGCAAAATAGTCTTCCCAATCTACTTCATGTTCATTATTTTTATATATTGTTAAAAATATTTTTGTTATCGGGCGACCAAGATTATCTTTCAACATATTAATATCAACGCTATCTGTAAATGATATTTGAATTATTTTATCATTAAAAATGTTTTTACCGTATGATAGATTATATTTTTCACTGTTAAATGATTGATTATTTGTTTTAATTTTTTCTATTATATTATCCGGTGTAATTTTTTCGTTTTCAAATTTCCAATTTGGTATTTTTCTAAATTCTTTTATATAATAATCACAAGGGATACCATTAACAATTTTTTTAATACGCGCATTTTTAAAATTTTCTTTTAAATTACCTCCACTAAAAAAATCTTCTTGGGTTTCGTTTTTAAATATGTAAAACTTTGTTTCATTCACAACCCTTTGAACTGTAAAATCTATAAACGGTTTTGATTCATTATTATCGCCTTTATAATAAAATCTTATTTTATTAAAATTTTTAAGTTTATTTGGATATGGTGTTTGAAATAACAAACATGATTTAGTGAATGGGTTTTTTTCATTACCCTCTTCAAGATTTTCAATATAAATTATTGGTATACCATGAGAAGAATAATCTTCTGATGAAGTGTCATCTTTTGGTGTGTATACCAACCAATGATCATAAATATTCTTATATGGATAAGATAAGAAATATGACCAATTTTCTTCATTGGTTAATCTACCAACGCTATTATACCTGAATAATGTGTTAAATAATAACATTTCTCTAGTGGGAAATAAATCGGTTTTCTCACAATTTCCACCTTTTATAAAACTTATTTTAGAATCTTCAGAAAGTGAATAACTCTCATCAGTATTTTTTTTCCATAACATTATTCTTGAAGGGTTTACACATTGTATCCAACCATTATGTTCATGTAAATTGTCTCTGATTGCTTGATCATATCCGTTTATATTATCTTTTAAATACGCATATTCTTTTATAGGCATTGGAACACCATTGCTATCTTTTGTACCCATTGGTGTATCAACGGTATCATCCATATATTTACCAAGTCTTATACTTTTTGTTCTAAAATATACATTGTCAAAAATATCATATCCCATAAAATATTCAACATTTGTATTTCCAATTGATTTAATTGGATTATATATGTATTTTGTCATTTGTGTACCTTCGTTCACATTACTCTTATTGGTAATCAACATATCATTACCATCAGACGCTCTATTTCTTTCAATAATAGTACTTGTTGGATTACACAAAACGTTAGTGCAAATTGGGTTTATGGTAATTGTTAGTCTGTAATTGGTACAACTATCGCGTTCTTTTATATATTGTTCATTTAGATCAATGGTTTCTTGAATTTCAGTTTTCTGAATAAAAGTATTGTTTCCTTCCAGAACAATATTCAAAAAATTATCCTCTACAACAGATTCCTTTGATTTTGATGACCCTAATAATATCTGATAGTTATTCTCCATTATCTATTTTACTATAAATAAGAAAAAATTCTTTTTTCAAACTAGATTATGGGGTTCTTGTACTACCTATCACTCCGTCATAATTAACATTGATTCTAATATTTCCCTTCTCACATTCTCGTATAAATACTGTTGGAATACCATCAACTTCTAAATGCTCGTCTATTACTAACTCATATTTAAAACCTGTTGGTAGAGGATCTGGTATAGGATCTGGTAATATTATTTCAATTTCATCCAACGGAGTAAAACCACTATTATCACCATCTGAAATAGTTACCCCGATTATTTTACCATCATCGACTTCCAATTCCAATTCAATAACATTCCCATTTGATGCTGTTATTGTCGCTTGAAAATCTGAATCGTAGTTTTCTCCACCATTGATTATTTTAATACTTGTTATTTCACCATCACCCGGTATATAAATGAATTGTCCGCTTGGTATTACAAAACCTGATTGATAAACCGTGTCTCTAATACCTAAAGTTAATAACCCATCTTCAATTTTTGTTTCTGGTAATGTATTTCCACTTATTGACCAATTTGATAGTGTTGTAACTTCTTGTCTTGTGTAATTAAATGATTCATATTCTGTTCTATCATCAATTCTTAACCATGAATATAATTGTATTTCATCACCACAATTATATCCAGCTGATATTATATGGTATTCAACAATATTATTTCCGTCTTCGTCGGATGTTAGTTGAATGTATTTTTTATAAACGTTTAGAATAAGCGGGTCTAATTGTGGTGATGAATTTGATGTTACTTCAAGAATAAGATATTTAGACATTTCATTATTACCAACAGTTAATGTGTTTGTTGAAGTATTAAAAGTAGATGAACTCGGCGTTGTTGAAGAGTTTTTAACTACTATATTTAGATTTTGGTTAGTACCCCCTCCAAATACCCAGAATTTTATTACCATGTTTTTACCGCTCGTATATCCTTTTTCAGGGGTTGGCCAGTCGGACATTATTTGTGGTTCTAAATATAGGGTTGCTTCACCAAATATTGTTGGTGTAGAATACATTTTTGCTATAATTGGTATTCTTGCTAATTCTACTGTTTTATATGGTTTAAATATCCCTGTATCAGAAAGAACAACTCCTCCTGATGTACGATGTGTTGTTGTAAATGAACCGTGTTGCGACTCCCACGTAATAAGTTGAGAAGGATTGTTTCCTCCAAAAACATAAGCATTAAATATTCTTGAATCTTCTTCACCCGCGCATAAATTTGCTATAAGTTTTGCTTGTGTTACTCCGATATTAACCGTAATAATCGGTGGTGTTATATACCCCATTCCGCCACTAATAACATCAACGCTTAATATTGCTCCGTCACCATCAATTATAATATTACCGATTACAGGTTTATTGTCCGAATCTGGTGGGTCTTCGATGGTTATATTTATGTTACCAACCACATACCCACTTCCACCTTCTTCTACTATTATGTTTTTTATACACCTTCCACCAGGTTTATAATAAGACATTTTTTCTATTGAAGGAATAATATCAACTCTTAATGGGGTTGCTATACAACTAGGTAGGTCTGTTAATCTTTTTCCTGTACCCAATTGTCCCGGACTACCACTTCCATCACCAACCATTGTTATATATTCGCTTCCTGTTATATATTCGTCAGAATTTGGTACCGATCCACCAATATTTGGATACGGCGGAACTTTTGGAAACTCTGTTGGTGATAGGTAATTTTCGTTTGTATAATCTAATTTGATTGTATCTTTTTGTTTTATAACACAACCCCCCTCTATCGGTCTTAATATTGCAGTTTGATTTGTTCCACCTATTGTCAATATTATCGGATCGTTGTTAGTACCAATTCCTTGATTTATAACCAATACCTCTGATATACTACCACCGTTTACTTTAACAATAGCGGAAGCGCAACTAACACCGCCGCTAAATGTTATTGTTGGCGGTGTTGTATAACCACTACCAGAATTAACAATTTCAACCCCAGCTAAAAATCTGTTTGCAGAAACATTTCCAACCGGATATAAAATATCATTATCATAAAATTGAACTACTGTTCCGCATTTGTGGTTCGCTTTTGCAAAGGCTATGCTGTATCTACTAATTTCTCTTGGGGCTTCTTCCATCTATATTTCTTTTTTAATATAATATAAATAAAAGGAAAAATTTTCGTATAGTTGTCAGATACTTTTAAGGAAATTGACCAGTGTTTGGGCGATCATATCATCCTCTTTTTCTTTGTTAGACGCTCTTGAAACACAATCCTCACCCATATCGCTATTTGACGACAAATCCGTATCGTTTTGAGTTTTTGAAACTTCTTGCGGTACATCCATTAATCCTATATATAAGGAGTTGGACATATGATATTTACATTATTGATGTGGTATAAAATTGAAAATAACGTCTGATTCTTTGACTATTTTAACGTAAGCAGCGACTTTACTTTTATCAAAGTCGCGCAGTTTATTAATATTTAATTTTAGATGTTCGTCTATTTTGTGTAGTACTGTAATATATTCACTATAGTTGATTTTTCTATCCTCAATATAACCCATAAGATCATCCATAATAAATGCGACCAATCGCCGATCTACAGTAGTTTGACAGTGTTTAAGTAATTGTGAGTAATAATGTAATTCCCAATCAGTTATTTCTACTATCTGATTGCGCGGTTCTTGTTTGTTACTACCATTAAAACTGGTGAATAACACTAAAGAAAAAAGTGCTATAAGAATAAAAATTATTCTTCTATCGCTTATTTTCAATAATTTGAACATAATAATTATTCCTCTTCTTCACCTTGTGGCGGTTCTATAATAGGATCTTCAACTGTTGCTTCTTCACCAAAAACATCCATTACATCATGTAATAAATCGTTTGGTAATAAATGAAAATCTTCTAAAACATGTCTTCCGTCTTCTGAGTTTGGAATTGTTACAACACCATCTACTCTATTTATTATTGTAACATAATCTTCGTTTAGGTCTACTAATCTAATCATGTCGTCACCTTCTTTATTTCTTCTTTTTATCATTATTAATAATTTAGAATTGAATATCTCCCAAATACTGTAATATATCCTGCGGAAAGACCGCTAATTGGTAATCCGGTTTGTGTTAATTGAAAATATTGAAATCTGTTATTTCCTTGTTCAGCAGTAATTACAGATAATATTTGTGTTGTTCTACTATTATCTGCTGGAAATGGTAAATATATTGTTGTGGTACCGCTTGTTATATTAACCCTAAGATGAACATCTGCAACCCGTCTTATCGGATTTGTATTATATACGGTATGAACGGTAACTGTACCATCCCTAGTCGCCGGGTTTTGATTGTTGAAAGTAGCATTCCAAATATATGTTACCGGTGTTATATCAAATATTCTTTTATCTGGTTGTATAATACCTGCTCTTGTAACACCATTTTCTGTAAATGAAAGAATCTGTCCTGTATAAGATGTTGGATTGATTAAAGCATAATCTTCCGCATCTAATCTATCAGGATGAACTTCTGTTATATCAAGTGCTTCCGGATATCTCCTCTGTATTCTTTTTGTAAGTGGTTTACCCATTTTATTCTGTTTTATATATTGATTATAAAGTAACTTCCAAATCCATTGGTTCTACAAACACTAAAGGTACCGTGTAGTGATAGAATATTTCATATACTTCGCTATCCACTGTTACCAATATGTTAGATTTTTGAAATTCATCATCCATATTATATCCCCAATCGCGATTTCTTATTTCGGCTGGTGGTTCAAACCCAATAGGTACCGCTATACAAACCATCATTGATCCAACAGGTGCTTCAAAATTAAATTTACGACCTTTTTCAGCATTATAAATTATTGTTGTCAATTCTTGAATTTCTAAATCGCTTGTTGGTGGTGTCGTTTGCTGTAATCCACCGGCATACACTGTATTACCAGATTCTTCCTCAATTTCAAATGTCAACCCTTCTGACATTATTTCCGGTGATGTGCAAACACGTACAATAATATCTTTTTCAACCGACCCGCAACTATTACTAAACCTAACTCTGATTTCAAAATCTCCATATTCTCTAGGATAACCGCTTACGTCCCCGGTTTCCGGATCCATATCCAAACCAACTGGAAGATCCCCTTCTATAATTTCCCAGAAACCTGGTGTTCCCTTATGTGTTATCTGCTGTATTAACATATCTGTAATATCTTTGTGAGTTCTATTATTTATAATTATAAATACACATTTTTTTTGAAAAAAAATCAAATTAAAAGAATAAAAACGAAAATAAAAATTATTTGTATCTTTGAAGAAATCATTTAATTCTATTTATACAAAAATATGTTCATGAATATCAGTCAAATCATAGAAGAAACCATCAAGCAAGAACTAAAAAAAGCGGAAAAGGAAACCAATACAAATCCAACCCAAGGACAGAAGGAAGCAGGTAATTACAAAAAGGGTAGGGTAAATATTCATGGTTTTGAAATTGCAATAGAAAACCCTAAGGGTAGTTATCGAAAGGGAGTAGACGACACTGGTAGGGAATGGAAAACCAAGATGAATAACACATATGGTTATTTTGTCCAAAGTAAAGCGATAGATGGTGATGCTGTTGATGTTTTTATTGGTGATAATCTTGATTCTGATAAAATATTCTGTATTGACCAATACAAAGGAAACGAATTTGATGAAACCAAAGTTATGATGGGTTTCAATAATTCAAAAGAAGCAAAAAAAGCATATTTATCAAATTATGAAAAAGGGTGGAATGGATTTAAATATATAACCGAAGTAGATATTGAAATATTCAAAGTGTGGCTAAATTCACATAAAAATAAAAAACAACGAAAAGCAATATATTTTTACAAATCGTTAGCAGAACAAAATATTATAGAATTAAGTTCAGTAATCAGTCCATACCATGGTGTAATAGGTAGTGCGGAACCCGGTAGTGAAAAATACAAAATAGGTATAGAAATGAATGAAGAAACATTAGATGAAACCACATTAAAAATTTCTGACATTGTTAAAGATATATTGTCCGAAAGTAAAGAAAGTAAAAACCTATCCAAAGCAAGAAAATACCTTAAAGATGTTCATGAAATGTCTCAAGAACAAACACAGAGAATTCTGGATAATATTAGAACTAACATTTCTAATTCCAGAGTTGCAGAATGTAAATACATGTTAGGAATTGTGAGAATGTATGTATCTAATCAACTAAAAGATTATACTATAATTAACGATTTAAATAAATCATTAAAATTTTTAGAAGGGCATGATGATTATAACGAAGATTTGAATGGTTTATCAGCAGAAGAATTGGTTAATCGTTTTCAAACAGTTGGTCAACAACATTTGGAAACAGATAAAAATAAAATAAATCAAAAACGATATAATGATAAAAACAATAGATACACAATAATCCCCATTGACAGTTATGAAGATGCTCGTGAATATTATGAATATGCACCATGGTGTGTTGCTCAATCTGAAAATAACTATAACACATACACCAAAGACGGTTTGGGTCGATTTTATTTTCTATTAAACGAGGGTTGGGAAAACATTGGTGAAGAAAGTAAAGAGGAGGGTAATCCATTAGATGATTATGGATTAAGTATGATTGCGGTTGGTATTAACGATGATGGTTCGCTGAACACTTGTACGACAAGATATAACCATGACAATGGGGGAAACGACAATAGTATGAACACGGAGCAGATAAGTGATTTGATTGGTAGAAATTTTTATAGTGTCTTTAAACCATATTCAGAAGAAGAATTACACATTAAAAAAGAAAAATTAAAATATTTTAGAGAAGATAATTTGAATGAACTTTTTAAAATAGATGATCTATATCATGGTGATATACGATTAAATAGAATAAAAGGGTTAGATGAAGTATGGTGGATTGTTTATAAAAATAAACGTTTTAATGTTCTAATTGGCGATGATAAGGGTAATATTATTGATCCGAACAGCGGTTGTTATTCTTTGTTGTTTCCTGAATATGAACATGGGTTTACATCACATAGTGGATATAATGAAGTAAGTAAAACGTTTATTCTTTTTTTAGACAAAACATATAATATTGGAAAAACAGATGGAACAATGATGTTTAATAACTGGATTCCGTTTGAAAATCATGATGAAACACCAGATACGGATAAGTATGGTTATACATTATGTAGAAACGTAAAAGATAATTGTGATAATATAATTGATCCAAATGGAAAATTTCTATTTGATACGGTAAAACCCATACGTATTACTAATTCTTATGATTATAGAAATAATAAGGAAAATTGTGATTATAAATGTCGTTTTTATGAAGTTAAATATGATAATTTTCGTTATATTGGATCAAAAGAAAAAAATATAATTTTCAATTCAAGAGATAATAGTTTTTTTGATGAAGATTTAAGATTACCAATAAGAGGAGATACTATTAACGAATATATTGAAAATTGGAAAAAAAGTGAAGATGGTTTAAAAAAAACGCATGAAAATACAATTAAAGATACCATTCAAGATTATTTGAATGAAATTCAATTATCACCTCTTAAACAACAGAAAAAAACCGCTGCCGATAATGCAGATACCTTGCGCGATATTTCCTTTGAAGAAGATGATGATAATGCTGATCCTGACGATAGAATGGAAGAAATAGATGAACATAAAATTGATTTACTTATTGATGTTATTAATAACAAAACAAAAGGTGCTACTGAGAGTTTTTTGATATTGAAGTATATTCTTGGTGATACTAGTGTGAATTTGAGTTTTATTAGTCAATACGTTGGAAAAATAAATGATGCTGCAAATATTATTAAAACAAGGTTAACAACACAGAGAAGTAAGGTTTATATTTATAACTTTATATTAGACCAAGTAGACCAGTCTGGTATGTCTGGTGCACAAAGAATGGAACTACGTGATATGATGGAAAAACTATCAAACGTTATTACTACCAGAAATGTATTAACACGAAATGCAATGGAAAGTAAAACCTATATACAAGATATGGTTTTTAACGAAACTCAAAAATTAGCACCTGATTTATTCAAAACAGGTAAAGAGCAAAAAAAATTGGTTGATCAACACCTGCAACAATTAGCGGCAAGAAATGGTGATGATATTAATATAGGTGAAATAGTATCCGAAGATAATCAAAAATTAAAACATAGAACATTTCAAATACCAGAAGAATTATATTTTGAACTGAAATCTAAATATGATAAAGTTAAAGATGTTTCTAAATACACATTATGTAAAAATTATAAACGACTTCAAAATATTATTGAAAGAAAAGGAAAAATAACATATAAATGGATGTACACCCTTGTTGATTGGAGAGATAATTATACCGGTCAGATGAGTGGTGAAGAACAGGATAAAGACGCATGGTTAATATCGGCGGATAAACTGATGAAATGGGTTGATGAAGAATTAAGAAGGGCAACTGAAGTTGCAAAATCGGATAAGGAAATAACACCAAAACTTGGTGCGATTGCTCATACGTCAGGGCGTTTTAGAACAGTAGAATCGTTAGTTAAAGAAGTAGTAGGTGAAGATTATAACTATTTGTTTGAAATGTCTGCAAAGGATATTCATAAAACATATTATCCTGATATTCCAGAAGATGTTTTCAAACAGATTGCCTCTGCCGACACAGTTACAACAAATTTAGATAGAGATAAGTTGGGTAAATATGCAAAATGGTTGTTGTGGTTATACACAGACAAAAAAAGAGTTAAATCACAACTAAAATTAGAAGATTTATACAAAGCAAAAGAATATCTACCTGTATTTGACAAATTATCGAAATCCGGTAAATTAGAAAATAATAATATTAATTCACATATATCATTAAGTAGTTTATATTCGGTTATTAGACCCTATTTAGAAGGTGAAGAATTTGCTTCAAAAGGTGAAGAAATAAAACACACAAAAGTTGAGGGTGCTGATAAATTATATGAGGATGATGCCTTTGTTGTGATTCATCCTAAAACAGAAGAGGCGGCAAAATATTATGGTAAAGGGACACAGTGGTGTACTGCTGCTGAAAATAATAACATGTTTGACCATTACAATAAAAATGGTCCTCTTTACATTGTAATAGGTAAAAGATACAATGAAAAATATCAATTCCATTTTGAAAGTGAGCAATTTATGGATGAAACTGATGAAAGTATATATAAACCTGTTATGGATGAAATTAATGCTACAAGCGGTTTATTTGATTTCTTTGAAGAAAGAGTTGGTGTTAAAAAAATGTTAGGTTTATCATATGATAATATATCTGAACTTGAAGACGGGACATTTGTGGTTTCAGGAGAATATAATGATAGTGCGATGCTTTTAGATGTTAATGGTGCACCAATTTTTTATGATGCATATAGTAGTATTGAACTATTATATAATAACACATATTTGGTAAGTAATGATGATGGTTATGTTATTATTAATGGACAAGAAGAAGAACTCACATCGTATTATGATGATATAATACCAATAGGTGGTAATAAATTTATAGTACACGGTAATGAAGGGAAGGGTGTTATAGACATAAATGATGAGGAAATTATTCCTCTAATTTATTCAGAAATAGAAAATATTGACGTAGAGGGTATGTTGTTTCGCGTAAAACAACGAACAGATAAGGTTGGTATTATAAATCTAAAAACTAGTATTAAAATACCACCAGAATACGATACGATTGTATATGATTCAAATGGTATGTATCGTGTAAAACAAAATAATCTTGTTGGGGTACTCGATTCAAACGGTGAGATAGTTATTCCAATAAAGTATCTCGGCGTTCTACCGGAAAAAGATAATACTTATCGTGTAAGAAATGACTTAAATAAAGAGGGAATAATAAATTTAAATAATGAAGTTATAAAGCCATTTGGGTATTCTAAATACTCTGATGGTTTAACACCAGGTGAATTTATAAGTTTGGATGGTAACGGAAAAAGAGGGGTTGTTGATGTAAAAGGAAATGTTATAATTCCATTTATATATAATAGAATAGAGCCTTATAATAACTTCAATGTTTATTTTGTTAGCGATGAAAGTAAAAGAAAAGGTGTGATAGATAAAAACAACAATATAATAATTCCAATAGAATATTATGATATTTTACCAGATGATATAAAAAACAAATATATTGTTTACAAAAGCATGTCTGGTTATTATAATGATTATAAAACTGAGAGAATTGTCTTTGACTTAAATGGAAATCAAATAGAAGATAATAATCTTGCAGAATCAAAAAATAGTAAACCAAAAAGGTTTATAATGTCCGAAAGACAAGTGGATGTTATTCAATCTATAAGTAAATTAGGAATAACAGTAGAAGATGTTATTGATTATATTAGAAATACCGGACCATATGATGGTTTATATCCTGGTTCTGATGACGATAATGGTGATGAAGATGGTAACTATCCATTTGAGAGTGAAAAACAAATGATAACAAAAATACTTTCTATATGTCAATATTTTGCTAAATTTGAAAATCCGTTTCCTGTATGGCGTAGTATAAGAGTAGATAAATTATCAGATATTAAAAGAGATGAGTTGTTAGGTAATTCATGGTCTTTCAGTCATGATAGTGCTGTTCGTTTCAGAGATTCTATATGGGGAAATTCGGGTAATACTATATTAAAGGCAGATTGTCCATTTGATGCTGTTGATTGGGTAGAAACCATTAGTAGATACATAGAAGATAACACTAATGAAACTAGTTTCAATGGTAATAATTTTTCTGAAAATGAAATATATATCGAAATCCCGGAAAGATTGGAAAATGTTCAAGTAGAACAGACAATGTTAACTGAGGGTGTGGATAGAATAAGAAAAATATTAAATGAGGTACTTCAAATACCGTATGATGAACAAAAAGAAAATGATATTTACATATTTAACTATGATCCTAATGGTGCACCTGATTATATGAGTAATTGTGTGTATAGTAAAACAAATAGATTTGATAAAACCGGAACTGTTGTTGAATGGTATGATGATAACGATAATTTAGTTTGTTATTACCAAGTATCTTCTAAGAGAGGAGAAACACTTCCTTCAGAATATTTTCAAACGCCACCATGTGAAGAATCAAAATATGCTACAAGAGGTTCAGATCATTGGTCTTTCTATATTATTCGCAACTATATTTATAATGGGGAAAATGTGACATTAGTAATCAATGATATAAAAAACAAAATAAAAAACCTTTATTATATATTAGAATTACCACCAGAAACCGGTAGTTACATTAATATAAAAACAATAAAAGGTGTAGTAAAAGATATTCCTGATAGAAAATTTACGCTTTCTGGACAAACATATATTGTTTTAGGAAAAAATTCTGTAACAAGATATTTAGATGCTATTAGAAAGGGTAAATATCTTTATGGTACCGCAAAAATTGCTAATTCTGATACTGCTATATTTCCGTTCATCAACGACTTTCCAAACCTTTGATTTTTTCGATTGGTTCGATTATCTCAGTAAAAAATCGTTCTCCCCACTCTTCGGTATATTCATCCATATACCTTTCCGAAACAGAAACGGACAATCTACCAAGATAACTACGTCTGTAATATAAACAATAAGTTTCTTGCCAATCTTTTTCAGTATACCCTAAATAATTTTTCCAAAAAAAATGAAAAGGATAATGATGATCATCTCTCATATCAAGTTCATTAATATGTTCAATGAAAAAATCTAATGGTATTGGTAAATCATCAACCCATGAATTTAACTCTTTTACCGCTGTTCTTGTTGCCTCTATTGCTTTTTCTGAGGTACTATAAATACCTAATATGTAAAGAGGTGGACATTCCTCATCGGTTAAATATTTTTCAACTACATAACACTTTTTTACCTTTTTCATTTCCTTTTAAAATTTGGTTGAAAAATAAAAGAAAAAGAATTTTCTGATCAGTGGTTATCGTTATCCATGATAACTGCAAGTTGTTTATTGTATAAAAATTCTTCTACATTAACATCTGCATCATTCAAAAAATCTTGCAGACTTGAAAAATCCTCGTGACTTTGATGATCTATATATCCGCTGTGAGATAAATAATACACAACATCATTTTCCTTGTTGGTGTACGAGTGTTGTTCTAACGAATCATCAAGAATTACAATAGTGTGTGGTACTTCCGCCTGAATTAATTTGAATCCTTCTGTTTCATATATTTCGTTAATACATGTAACATTCTTACATTCGGTTTCTACAACCATCATCACAAGATATTTCAATTTTTCAAACGGATCTGTAATGTATTCATATCCCCAACCATACTCACAATCTTCCAATGGTATTATTATTATATCCGAATCATCTGTCGGAACAATAAAATCTTCACTTAAAGGGAAAATATATTCTCTTTCAGATTTCAATATCATATCACTACCATTGATACTTATTGAGTGCATGCTGCTGCTGTTGGTTTCAAAAACCCCTGTTCTAACTACTCTTTTCATATTATTAAAAAATTAATACATTAACATATGCCATTGATGTTCATCAGATTTAACAACCGAAAACATTTCCACAATATCATCTGTAATATCAAAACGTAATGTGGATGTACTTGATCTTGAATATTGTTTATTCACTAAATCAATGTACATGGTATGTTGTCCGTCATCGCCCATATAGAACTCATTCCACAATTCTTCCGGTAATATCTTTTTGATTTCAAGATGCTCAATTGCCAAGTTGTCAAAGGATATGTTCTGAAACATACTGCTATTGATATAAACCGCTATTGTTTCTTTTAACCATTTTTTATTTTCCAATACCTTTTCGTCAAAGTACTTCATGCCACGACGAAGCATTTTGTAACCAAGTATCAAGACTTTCAATCTCTTATTGGTCAAACCAAACATTTGTTCACGAGAAATTACCCCCTCAATGATATGAATAACAGCATTCGGTAATGATTGTATCATACCAATAAATTCCGATGAAACAGGGTTATTATAATCTAATGAGACTCCTATTCCGTATATCATTTTACTTTCAGACCATAATCTAATCCTACCATAACTTTCCATGAAATGCTGTTGATTTACTGTGATATTGCAAATGACTTTCTGTTCTCTCATCCTTGTTAAGAACTCTTCTATATCATTATGACACAATAAATTGCCACCGCCAATCGCAATCTCGCTATATGGTCTAATTGTTTCCAAAAACTTCGGATTAAGAATATCCGCGTGTTTTCCATTCGGTTTTGAGTCCTCGTGACAGAATAAACAACCTCTGTCACAGACATTTGTAATTTTTAGATCTATCGACTCTGGAAACTCCGAAATGAACTCATCATCCTCCGTAGTGCGGATTTTTGTACCGTCATCGTAAATTTCAACAGAGGTGTTTCCGTTAACATATGATCCTAATAAAATTCTTTTTTTCATGTTATTATTTTTTTAAAAAATTTTCAATAATCGGATCCATAATATCCAAACGCAACAAGAGTTTCTCCCAACTCTGTTGTGTGTTTGTGTTCAAAGGTTTCATAACTTCTACCATTTGATACCCCAAAATTATCATAAGAATTATATTTGGAATCCGTTAAAACTTTGATTCGATATTCCATGTCAATTCTTTCTCCGCAACTGGAACAAAAGTTATCCCCTTCGTTGAACTGTTTACCACACACACCACATATGGTTGATGGTTCAAGTTGTGGTATAGACGACAACTCTACTAATACCTTTTTATCTCTATCCCAAAGTAATTGTCCTGTCTTGAATAAATTATATATCTTTTCAGGTACAATACTTATACTGTGTACACTACTACTGTTGGTTTCAAAAACCGCTTTTCTAACTACTTTTTTCATGTTATTATTTATTTGAACGCAACGCTATTATTATTTAACGACGAAATATAATTCCGGAAAAAATTCCTTCCAGTTTTTATACGCCATTTCCGAAAGTGCTGATCGTTTATCATCTTTACCTTCATCAAAGAAAAAAATAATTTCTTCTTTGTTTATAAAATATGGGCGGTGTCTATCCAAACCGTCAGGAACCCCCAATATGATTGGTTTTGGTATCCCCCTAGCAACAAACTTCGTATCACCTTCGTGAAGTTTGTGTGTGAGTATTTCTTTGCATAAATAATAGAAATTACTACCATCATTATTTTGACTGTAAACTTCGTACAATCCGTTTTCTGTTACTATAATCATTATTTCAAATTTTTACAGGTTTTTCAAGTTCCACCAACAACGCATCCGCCATTCTTACTGACCATGTAGCAATACTATTAACATCGTCTGCCCCATCAATCGCCGAAGATCCGCTCATCGCAACCCCGGCAAAATATTCTCTCAATGTCATTTCACTGACATTCTTATCTCCTAACACAAACTTAATTGTGTTGTTTCTTCTACTACGAGTATTATACTCTACTCTTAATTCTTCTTCTAAACCCATTTTATTTAAAATTAACCTTCCCCCTGAACACAATCAAGAATTTTATCATCATCTAATATGAGCGTACAAAACTCACCGATAATTCTTTCTAATTCCTTTTGGTCTTTAGAACCATACTTGCTAAGAACATCACCAATATTGATTATCATTTCACCCTTATCTTCCTGAAAAGGTGATATTGAATTTTCACCAAAATGTATGCTATCATATGGTAATAATTCCTCTGCTATTTCAATAGCATTTAAAATCATATTTTCATCAAAGGAGTCGCTGGCGAAATCTGTATCTCCTTCAAATGCAAGTTTTACGTAATTCAGATACAAAAACAACAACGCCGCTTTTTCATCTCTGGTAACAGCATACCACCTCTTACCTTCATCGTAGATATAATCTATTCCATGATCCCCATGAAAACGCTTTACCGTATTATAAAAAACATCCGGATAAAGTACATTGTCTTTTACCAACTCACACAAAACATTTGCGCTACTTTTTGATATTACCGACAAACTGTGAACACTACTGCTATTTGTTTCAAAACACTCTGGTCTAACTACCCTTTTCATATTATTTAAAATTTTAGTGGTCCTTGAGGGACTTGAACCCCCGACCCCCTGATTATGAGTCAGATGCTCTGCACCAACTGAGCTAAAGGACCTGAAAACTACAAATGCGGACAGATTACTGTACACTTTAAAGGAATGGCTGCTTCCAAACCAACCTACATTCGTAGATATTGTGGAGTCGACAGCATCGAAGCTGTGTCTTGCATATGTTCAAATAATAACTTTTACATGTTTTATCCGATTTTTACTCAATTGGCAACTGTTTTTCAGTATTAACTTTCCAGCCAGACTGTGGAGTGGAACTGAAACAAACCCAAACCTCTATTTTAAGCATAGATGCTATTTACTATTTTCTGTTTCCAAGCATAGATACTCAGTGTCTTTATTAGGACAAATTTTTACAACTGACCTTACTCAAATAACCTAACTACGCAGCAAGTGCGTATTCCACAGAAGAAATATTACTATTGCCTCTCATTTGTTTGTCTGTTTTTAGGTGTTACAGACTGCACCACATGAGTTGATTACCATACTAATTTGCAATCAAAACCTAACGACCCCATATGTCAAAGAACAACTTTGTAGCGGGGGTAGGATTCGAACCTACGACTTTTGGGTTATGAGCCCAAATTGCTGCCACTGCATCACCCCACAATATATTTTTAAATAGACTACTTTTTTCCTGTTATTCCAAATAGTATCGCACATGCCCCACCTACCATTACGATAGTAGCAAAAACCACTTAAAAGTGGGGGTCTTCTTGACAATTCCGGATAAAGAAAATTCCAACGTGAATAGGTTTGATTTTTAACTTACTCATTTTACTATACTTTTTTGAAACAATCAACAACTTCTGTTTTTACAGATGGTAACACAAAAGGTCTCCATCCGTCTGGTGAAAATCTTGGTCTCTTCTCTATTTTTCCCAATCGTCTAAGTGTAACTAAACGTTGGTTTATAGATGACACACTTCTTTTATATCCCACCTGTTCAAATTTGATAGGGATATCTTGTATTCTGTAAAACTTACCGTACAATTCTATCAAGAGATTATCTTCTTCTGAACTCCAACTATTATATTTTATCATTTTATTAAAATTTAATTTTACTGTAATAAAAGTTTATAAAAATTTTCTGATCATCATATTTATTTGTATATTTTTGATAATAATACGTAATTTTTATGGATTTTAAAGAATTGGATTTACAAGTAGGAAAACGATACTTACTAAAAGGAAGAAGAGAGGGTGTTGTATTTGAAGTTGTTATTATCGAAATATCCGAAACCGCTGTCAAATACAGAAACATTATAACTGGTGAAGTAATGTGGGATACCAAAGATACGATGAAGAGTTGGAGGATTTTAGAGGAGCTTAAAATACCAGAGGTTCCGGTAGTATATTATACAACCACATATGTAGATATAACACCAAACTATCATACATGTAAGTTTAATACAACAATATAAAAACATATGGCCGATTAGTTTAACAGCATAGAATTTTCGACTACGGATCGAAGGATGGTTTGGGTTGGAGTCCCCCATCGGCTACAATTTTTTACTACAACATTTCAACCTTTACCCACGAGTAATGTTCGGTTGAATATACTACTAACTCTTTGACTTCCCATGTATCTGTAATATCAAATACACGTGTATAACCTTTTTGTACATCAAGAGCGAGTTCGGTGTCAAATCCGCCGCCGGTTATCTTCGCCCCTTTGTTTTTGTTTTCTGGAATAATTAAATACATATCTTTCAACTTTTTATGATACAAACAATCCTACAATAAAACATATTATAAAAAAACATATTGCTGCATAGGCAACATATTTAATTATATTAAATGTTACTTTCAACAATAGTCCGATTAGAAATAAAAATACAATTATTCCAATAATCGGCGCAAAAATAATAAGCATTACACCTACAATCCCTAATAATATCTTCCAAATGTTATTCATTACTTTTTTATTTTAAATATGTTCTTAATATAAAAAATAAAAAAAATTCTGATCGCTATTTATAGCAGAAACAAAAATATGATTACAAATTCAATCCTTATATTAGTGTTTGCGGTATTTGCAGCAGTTTATATGGTATGTATGATACCAGTATTCATGTGGTATAACGTAACTAACAGCATCAAAAAGTTATTCAGGTTGCGCCCTTACAGTAAAGTTAAAAGAAAGTGGGGGTTTGCGAAAAACCCTACTGTAAAGTCTTAATGGTTTCATCAATTCCTGTTGGATTCAATTGAGGTAGTAATTCCTGCAACAAATCTACAAATTTTGTGTAATTTACTACGATGTTTTTATCATGTTCAAATTCGAGGTTACACCAATAACAATTTCGGCATTGAATCATTCCATCTCCATTTACTGCAATACCCTCAATGGATTTTTTACATCTATTACACTTTTTTGTTTTAGTCTTCATGATAAGTGAGATTATAAGTTGATGATGATATTCTGGTAAAAATACAACACCCACAACGGTATTTTTCATCAAGTGTTGGGTGTGGTATTTGATTATTACATTCTATTCGTTGAAGTTTTGAAATGTACTTTGGATCGAAGTATATCTTATGTTTGCAGTTTGGACAAATTATATAGAACTGACAATCCTTTGGACATTTACCGTCACAAAGAAATCCTTCGTTGTCTTCTGACCAAAACCCTTTACATTCTTTATCAGGGCAGACAACATATTGTTTATCTTCCGCACTATCATTCATCTTTTTTGGGTTTTACAATAAAAAAGTTATAAACACCTCTTGCCCAAGAATACGCATAGAATAACGCCATTAGGAAAACTCCCCATGATTCTGTTGATGCTGCCCAATATAACCAGACAGGTTGTGCTGTTAAACCAGTAACATATCCCCACCTTCTATATTTTTCATTACGACAACCAACCAAAAATATGGAAGACACCCCAAAAACGAATATAAGTACTTGGATGAGAATATCCATTTTTAATAGAATTTGTAATCACGGGATTCCATTGAACACACCTCCCTGAACAACGTGATTATTTGTGGTATTAAATCTTTTCTATTTTGAAAGACTTTCTTTTTTATTGTTTGTTCATATTTAAGACGATCCTCATCACAGTCTGAAAAATAAATACGCTGTGTTGGTGTAACTTGTATCCACTGATTATTTACTATATCAATGTTTTTTCGGATATATAGTGGATAAGTGTTTCCATCCCATATTCTTGACATAATAACCTCATCCTTATATAAAAATGAAAATGTAATATCATTCTTATCATTATTCACATAATCAGGACTAAATTCGTCATATGATGGTGCATACAATTCACTTTTGTTTTGACCGACTTGTTGTTTTGCCTTCAATTTATCTTCGCTGGCAAATGTACAACAAACGCTGTATAAATAAACTCTTGTTTTACTTTCCAGATCCTTCTGAATAATATCACAAATATCATCAAAATATTCTTTGAAGTTTATACTTTTCAAACTAACTTGGTTGAATTTGTTGATATTAAAATATCTTTGACATATAATGTCGTTATTGATTTTTAACTCGAAAGAATAATCGTATTTCACATACGAAGAATTTTCTTTTTGAGGTTGAGGCGATTTGTCTCTTTTGTTAATGACTAAATTTTCCATAACAAATTAAATTAAAATTATCACTTTGACTATATTTCAGTGTAACCACTTTTTTTATAAAATAATTTTTCCCTTTCGATAACTTGTTTAAATGGGATGAAAAACGAACTAAATTTGTTTCCTTGCAGATCTGTTAATTCTTCTCTAAGTATTATTTGATAAACATTATCAAATTCTCTGTCATTAGGGTCTAGAGGAGAATCTATTAGATCGTTCAGTTCATCCCTTATTTGTTTACCTAATAAGGGTTTTTTTAGATTAATGATTTTTTCTCTCAAATCAAGAGTTCCATCTTCATATTCTTTTAATATTTCATTAAACACATTTAACTCCCTTTTATTGGAAGTTTCATTTAATAGTAATTTAGTTTTTTCAACTATTTTTTCAATAGTAATTATATTAGAATATAATTCTGGATAATATTTTTTTATTGTTACTTCACCTAAACCTTTTACACCGCTTATACTGTCGGAAGTATCACCACGTAGAATTTTTTCGATTAATACATTTTCTACCGGCATTCCTAATTTTTCCATATAGTTACCGGTATGATATACTTCTTTTTTCTTGTAGTTGTATATTGCAACATCTTCTGAAATGAGTTGGTGTATATCTCTATCGCCTGTTATGATATATATTTTTTGGTTTGGAAGTTTATTTAATACTATGTGGGCGATAATATCATCGCTTTCTGTACCTTCTACATCGTCTTGTATTTGACGAATAAATAAATATTCCAACAATTCTTGTATAACAAGTTTTGTTTTTTCAAAATCTTCGTTTTGTTGTTCCTTTACTTGTTGGGTTTGAAGAAATTTTTCTTTGTTTTTTTGTTTTTCTAATTCTTCCTTTTTTAATCTTTCTCTTTCCAATACAGAAAACACAAAAGCGTTAATTTTTCTATCATATTCGGAATAGTTTTTTTTTCTAACTTTCTTGTAGTCTGGATATAGGTCATATCTTAATATACCACTATTTTGTCCATCCCATACACAAAATACTTTTGAAAATGATCGTTTATGTAATAAGATTTTTATTTTCCATAAAAAATTCATAACCCACCCAATCCTAACACCATTAGGGTTTTTTAGGGTTTCTATCATACTACCTTTTAACAATCCGTTCCCATCAACAATTAATATATATTCTGTTTCAGCATGTTGTTGAATATACGGATTGTTCTCAAGTATGTGTTTCTTGATGGGTTGTGTTGCCATATGGAGTTATTTTGGGACAGATTGCTCATAAAAAAATTGTGTGATTTTATAACATTCAACCGTTAATTCATCATCATCGTCTTTAATGGAATCATAAACGGTTAATAATATATCAAAAATATTATTATATGTTAAAACACGAGAATTTTTATTAACACAATCAGGGGTGTTTAATAACTTACTTGTAAATAAGCACGAAACCTTATCCAACTCAACCTGAGTCAATCCAGATGATATACAATTCTCATCAAAATATGATTTTAGAATAGAATGTATTTTTTCTGAATTTAATTCTACTTCTTCCTTTAACCACTTTCGATTGAACATATCATTCCTGTATTGAAATGGTGATTTTTACATTTTTATTCAAAAATTTATTAAAAGTTTCATGTTTTTCCGTTCTGTCTATTGAGTGTAATGACAGTCCGACAGCGGAATCATCTGCGGTATATAACGGTTCGAGAAGCGTTATTTCTTTATAAACACCTTCGTCTACGTAAAGTTCTCCGGAATCCCCCTCTAATGAAAAAGTGGAATCCTTACAACCACTTTCTTTACAGCATTTTTTTGTATCTATTTCACACATAGTAAAAAAATTATTATTACACATAAAAGTTACAATATTATTTTAAAACAAAAAAATTATTCCAATAAAATGGAATAATTATTTTTTTGATTATTTGTTGGTTGCTTCGTTGGTTACACCGGTTCTTCTTCAACTACTTCTTTTGGTCCAACTGGATAAATTTCGCCTGTTAAATCTTCATCAAATTTGCAACATCTTACGTTTTCATCCAAATTTTTCTTTACCATTTTTCTCAGGTGTGTTATATTAACACTTTGAAATTGATCTTCAAGCATTTCTTCTGGTCTCATAACTTTAACTTTTTTTTATGTTATTTTAATAATAAATAGCGAGAAAAAAAGTTAAACCAAAATTATTCTACCATCCTGCTGGAATGATTTATCGTCATGGTCAATAACTGAATATTCACAAACAGGTGTAGAGTTACCATAATTCAATTGGCAATACAGTGAAGAACCGAACACGCTACCTACGCTGCGATATTTGAATTTCTTTCCGTATGTGGTAGCGGAAGTATGTAAATCCGCCTTTATGAACATAATATTTTTATTGTGTGAAACATCTGGGAGATGATAGTCAATGAACTCATTAATTTTGTTTTCAAAATCGCTGTTTATTACCAATGGGTAATTTTTTGTCATAAACTGTTGGTCTTTTCCATGTGAATACATAATAATATGTTCACCATATTTCACCCAGTCGATAAATTTTTCACTTACCGTTGCTAACATTCCGGGATATTTCACTCTGAAATACTCAACCAAAAGACGTGAAGCAGCATATCCCAATGTACCATCATGGTTAGAAGTAGCGACAGAAAGATAATCAATTTTATTAGCAACATTTTTTAAATATAATGTATCAACAAACCTCTGCATTAACGAAACACCAAAATTGAATTGTTGTCTGCCGGTTAAATATTGTGGTAGAAAATGACCGCCTCTCGCTGTTTGATTTTTATCACCATCAAGTAAATCACCCAAATTAAATATCATTAATCTATCCAACCCTGATAACGACATTGATATTTCACATACCTTTTCAACGATAGTCATAAATCTTTTTTCAACCTCTTTAATGGTATAATCATTATCATATAGACTTTCATTTTGATCAACCATTGCGCCAAAGTGTGTGTCGGCAATAAAAAGACACAGTGCTTTATTGCTTCCAAAAGACATGTTGTCTTCGTTTATATCAAATGGTTTAATTTTAGTGAAATCAATTTGAGATAAAAAGTTTTGTGTGTTTTTGATGTAACCTTTAAGGTTTTTATTTTCTTCCAACAGTTTCAGATTTACATCTTCAAGTCTTCTATATCTGGTTTCTTCGAGTTTTCTAAAGAAATTCTTTTCTTTTTCTCTATATAATTTTTCTAAAATGTAATTCACATCTTGCTCTTCAAGTACGTGAAAAGCAACTGGAATGCTTGCTTTAGTAATGGCGAATACTTTCAGAATTTTCTGAAAACCGAAAAAATCGAGGTTGAGTTCATTAAGAAGTTCACGTGCTACTGTTCTTTGTGTAAGGTTTCCAGATTCTTTGGTATATAATAAGAATATTTCATTCATTATTTCTCTGGAAATTGTTCCTTTTATAAGTTCTTTTCGCCGACCTCTTATTGAAAATTCGTAATGAGTTATTTTGTTGTTTTCATCACGTTTTGCGATACCATAAACTTCGGAATCTTCTTCCGGATCTTCTTCCAGACAAATTTTACTTTCAATAACATCAGATGGTAGTTCACCAACTATTGATATATATTCTGGTGGGATGTTATTATAATCCGTATTTTTATTTTGTGAAAAATTTTTATTTACATTCTTTTTTAATTTTTCATACAAATCAAGAAGTTCTCTATACTGTTCTTCTGTTATTGACCCCTTTGAAAGGGATTTTGCGCCGCCTCTCCTAATATAATCATAAAAGAAGTTATTATACTTACCAAAATGTTGTGCTGTTTGATATGCGGTTAAATCATTATCCAACCCATATCTGATGTATTCCAATACCTCAGAAAAATTTACATAATCATCGCTCATTTTTATTTATTTTTGATTAAACTTATTTTTCAAACTCTTTGAACTCCCATATACCGGGTGTTCTTGATTTTCTTGTATATACACCTTCTTTTACATTCGGAAGGGTATAAAATATTATACTAATAATATCTGAAAGATTATTACAAATATATTCATATGTATCCCACGCATTTTTTTCCAATTCCATATCCCACATTCTACCCTCTTCCAACAAGTCTGTTCCCGGAATATGTTCATCGAATTTACCCCATGCTTGCATAATATTTTCAATAACTGTTCCACCCCAGAACAAGTCACCTGAAACAATTACATGGTTTTTCCATTCTTCGTTGTTTGTTATTTTTACCAAAGGAAGGATTTTTAAAATATCTTGTGTTAAATTAATTTTTACCATTGTTCTTTTTTTTTTTATTTTCTTGAATGTATTTGAATCCAAATGTATCTTCTTTTATTGGATATCCGTAATCACCATCGCCTTTCAAGTGAAATGTTACCCTACCTCTCTTAATTATTATTTCTTCATTTTCGATTTTGGTTAATAAATATTTCACATCCGGATTAAATTTTAACCACAATTCTTCATCCAATTTTAAAAGATAGTATGATGGTATTGTTTCAGTAATAGTAATATTTTCCAAATCATATCTTGTTATAATTGGAGATAAGTTTTTGTGGATATACACAATATCTTGTTCTGACTTGATGCAACCTAAATTTGTCGTTGTCATATTGTTCTAAAAAAATTATAAAAAAAGTTTTTTATTTTCCATGCAAATACTTTACGTTTTGAAAGTGGTTTTTCTAATTCCTTCTTCATATTGTTACCTAGACCATGATGTAAAATAGTATATGCAAACATATTCTTTTCTATTTCGAGTTGCTTGTCAGCAACCATAATATCTTGATCCAGTTTTTCAATAGTATCTTCCATTGGTTTAGTAATCTTGACCCTGACAAACAACAATATATCTATCTTCGTCTAAAATAACTTCTAAAAACGGATCTAGAAGTTTTTTCTTAATATCTTCAAATAATACTTTTTCGTATTCATCGAACATATGTGAAAAATCAAACGGTAGAGAAGTTTGTCCTTCATATGTTTCAATGTACTTGTCTCCCATTACAATATTATTATATGGTAATTTTGATTTAAGATAATCAATTGCTTCATTAAGTTTTTCAATATCGTAATCTGGTGTACCTAAATCTTTAATATGATTCAAATACAAAAATAATAATGCCGCTTTTTCTGCTATTGAATTAGCAGTCCATTGTGTTCCTGGACCAAGAAAATGATCTACAGGAGTACCAGATTCATGAAAAACATCTGGATATAAAATATTATCCGACACTAAAATAGTATCAATATCTTTTGATCTTTTTCTTATTGTTATTGTGTGAACTGAACTACTATTTGTTTCAAACACACCTTCTCTAATTTTTCGTAACATGTTATATATAAATTTAAAAGGGTAAAAAATCTTCTTCGTCTTTCATAAAATTCGGATCGCCTTCCCATGATATGTGGTATTTTTTTCCACATTTAAAACATTCTAAAACAAGTGAAGACATTGTTATATCCAAAACTTCTCCGTTACTTAGTGGATATGTTCTATCAACCAAGCAATAAGGGCAATAATGTTCAATTTGTCTAACAGACTCATACATCATCTGTAATTCCCCAGAGGTTATCCAAACTGTTTTAAGTTTTTCAGGTTCCATAATCAATCATGTAAAAGTTGGGTTTCCGAATTATCTTTTTCTTTACAAATTGTAACATCAAGTTTTCTATTTTCTGTTACAAATAAAAGGAATTGATCTACAATAAACACAACGGAAGCAACGGAAAACATATCCATAAGGATACTTGCGGTATATTCCAACCACGCTTCCGGCATTCCAAATATAACCAACGAGGGGGTTATATCCATTTCCGGTAGAATAAATATATTCAATGCCGATACTATTCCTGCTATCCAGAATGGTGTGCATATCATACAATCTAAACTACCTTTTAACCAAAATATCCTCATTAACCATTCATAAGGTTTAGCGATTAATGGTTTTTTATATACAATTGCAAATGATATTGTATATACTATTAAACAAAAAATTACTATTTTTATCATATCATTAAAATTTGATTAATCTTCTATTTGAGCAGATATTGTTAAGAATCCGCTTTCAATATCCTCTGGTTTTTGCGCTTCTTCTAAATAAACATTACTGATTGCTTCAACCACTTCTTCTATTTTTTTTCTTGGTTTTTTAGATTTTTTTGGTAGTGGTGCGGGTACTGCTTTTATTGTTTCAACAAACCTAAATTCTAATGTTCGTAAAATTTCTATTGGATATTTTGCAAATAACTCTCCTAACTCGTCGAATTTTTGCTTCAACATGATTTTCTTTTCTTCAACTTCCATATTGAACTCTATTATTTGTTTTGAATGTTTTATTAAATCATCAAAACTCACCGCACCTTCCATTCCAATAACATGATAAATATCATTTTTACTGTTTCCATTTTTCTCCATGGTGTAGATTATATCTACTTCACGAGAATCTTTCTTATTAAAAACCATCCACTTCAAACCATTTATTTTTGAAGTAAAATCTACCTCCAAGCGAAGAACAACTCCATTTGCGCTATCCTCTTTGAACATCCCAACAAACCTATCACCTAAAATGTCAATATTCATGATATTAAAAATGTTATTATATATGAAATTGTAAATAATAGTCCGAATTGTCTTAATACAGAAATTTTATATCTATTATCTGTATTTGATTCCGGTTGAACTGAAAATAACATTCGCACAAAAAACAAATGTTTTATGAATGAATATAATTCTTTTATTAAGAATATTATACTTACTACTAAAAAAAATAATATTATTTCCTTCATCATTTTCTTTTTTTTTAAAAATACTTTTTTACATGTTCATTACCAAATGAATTTGTAAGATGTGTAACAAGATGAAGCAACAACCGAAAGTCTTCTTGGTGTAATATTATCGTTTAACCATTGTTTGCTTCTTTCGTCTTCTTCCACATAATTTAAACTTGCTGGGTCAAATCTTGTATCAAACCATATATACAAATCACCTCTGTAATTTCTTGGTAATGTTTCGCCATCAGATAATACCGTACAACCGTCTGTTGTATTAAATGTTTTTGTACATGTTGCGTTAATTGTAGGATTATTTCCAAAAGCGTTTGTACAAATTAAGTTATTACCTTGCATCATAATAGCATTCGGAATAGCAGTTAGGGTAGTTGGTGTCCCTTCAAAAACAGGTGTTCTTGTTAGGTATATAACCTTATCCCCTATAAGTTTACTAATATTATCCTTCCATTCAAAGTCGATTACAATACCGGTGTTCAACGCTTTTTCAATATCCTTATTACAATTATATACACAATGGGTTACTTGTGGGCTTTTATCAATCCATCTGTATAATGAAATATATGTATATATTTCAAGTCCGGTTGCATCGGTTGCACTGATGCGAATTATTCTGTTAATATCCGTTGATGACACGTCGGTTAGATTAACAGTTATTCTTGGTGTTAAGGGCGACCCTTGCGGTGTTCCTTCAATTCTGGTTATAAATGTTTTTATTTGTGCCTCCAGTTTTATCCATCTACCACCAATAATGAGTCCTGTTCTAGATATTTGAGAATTTCCTGGTGTGGATTCCCCTGGTGGTATTTGTATCTCTGTTGTAGAGTTTGTGTTCGTATCAAAAAGTTCATAACCTCTGTTTTTTTGTGATTCTATTGAGGTTGGGGTGGTAAGTGTTGGAATAGGATGAACAATGTCTCTGTATGTATGAAAATCCCCCTCTTCTATTACAATGTCATATCCGAAACATCTGTATGCGTTTGTACCTCTGATTTCTATTTCCATACTTACTGTGTTTCTATCCAGATTTAGTGGATTTGGTGTATATGTTATTGATGATTCGTTTACAAAAATATAATTTCCAAAATCTAATGGTTGGGAAAATGCTCTTACATGCGTTTCATTATTATGTAAAATAGTATAAAACATTGTATTTATAGAATCTGATGTGACATTTGAAATGTTTCCATAGAATGGTATAAACATGGTTGCCATACTTCTTGGGTTAAGACTTTGACCTGTATTACGTAAACTATAAATTGTATCCGTACTTATTTTTGTCGTACCATTGGTAAATTCGTCTAATTCGCTTGGTGAACAATTTGTCGGTGGTTCAGAAATGCGAGGATTCATGTCGGCATAACTATAATCACGACCATCTTCATTTCGTGTATATAATGGGTAACTAAATCTATATTTCCAATCATCTTCTGTCATATAATATAATAAATCCTCTGGATTTGTGCTGTTGCTATTTATACCAGAATCTTGTAGTCTCTTACAAAATAAATCGCTCATCCAATCGTATCGTTCTACGGTGGTTTTTTTCTGCCAAAAGAATTTACCATTTTTTACTTTGCTTTCTCTTAATAATTGTCCTCTTTTGTTTAGAATATTTATATTTTCTGTGTCGTTGGTTTCTAAACCAAAAATAGCATAACTGTATAAAGCACCATCTATTGACACATTTTGGTATTCCGCATTACCATCCTCATCTTCTACGCGGATACGTTGAAATCCTCTTCCTACACCTGTTATTATAGTGCCAGCGCCCGGCATTTCTGTTGTTGTACCTGGTATGAAGTTGGGTATTCTTGCTTGTTCATTTTCGATTATATCTTTTTGTGCGGTTTCTTTTGATGTGGTATTTGGGGTACCAAAAATAAGGTTGTAGCGATTCGGAACATCAAAGAAGTTACTTCCCAGAATACCTTTACCTATTATTTGGTTAGATATTACGTTTCTCCATGGGTTGGTTCCACCATCATTTCTCTCTAATGTAACACGAATATCCGGTTCAGTTACATACCCACTGCCGTAAATAAAATCAGTTGGTATATTAATTTTAGTAATATAGTAATATGTGGTAGTGGTGGTGCCAACCGTTACATTCGTTGTTCCGAATTCTACCATACCTGCATTAACAAGTCTATTGCTCCAATTGAAATTTGCGCGAATACCTGCACCAACATTTGAATGTGTTTCACGCGGATTAGTGTTGCTTGGGGTATTTCCATTTAATCCACCACCAGTAATTTCTGCTATGCTTATTCTAAGATCACTAGTCCCATTCCATGTAAATCTAGTTGTTGTTGAGGTTGGTGGTGCTGTTATTCTTACACCAACAATCGAACCTGTAACATGTACTGACAGATTTGGTGGTGTAGAATTGTCATTACTATTTGAATTACTTAAAAAAGAATAACCACCAGATGGTTCACCTATTCTATATCCATTTCCTCTTGTTAATATATTAAACCACCTCGGCACAGGTGATATTAACGTACCAACATTATATTTTAAAGTTTCATTAGTTGTTGATTTTTTCTTTCTTATACTAAAAAAAGATTCAAAACCGTTTGGTTTTGTTTCTACAAAGGTTACTCTCCAATGTATTGTACCGCCAGTACCACCACAATTTGCAGTTGGTTTTCCATATCTCATGTGATAGAGATCATATAAATTAAGTAAATCGGATACATTACCACCATTAATAATAGTATTAAAAATACCATTATCCATACCAGGTACTCTTACAGAGTGGGAATAGAAGTTTGTTACATTAGAACAATTATTTGGATTAGTAAAAAAGGTTGATACTCTTTGATTTCTATTTTCAACTTCCAAATCTAATGATGGTACTACTTCGTTTGAACATAGTACTTCTACCTCTTCATTACCTTCTTTGTCTATTGTTATTTCTCTTTGTTCAATAGCAATATTTCCTGCTCCAATGTATCTACTTGTTGAATAAATATGTCTTGCATTTGGTACTAATAATGGACAACTACCCAAATGCGTTCTAAAATCAGGTACAACTGATGTTATTGTTATAAATACTAAACCTTCTGGTGGTTCTTTATCTTCAGGTAGTTCTTCGAGTATTTTTATTGCGTAGTCAACTTCCGGTATAACACGTTTAAGAATGTTATCAGTTGAAGTAATATTAACTAAATCAAATTCGGAGTTTCCTACTTCTGTTGTTAACTCAACCAGAGGACCGTTCACATAAAAAACATCAAAGTATGGTGGTATATCCCTCTTTGCACATCCATATGGTTCATAATAATCATAAAATGGTGCGGCAATTCTATTCCAATCCTTGAAAACTTTAAGTGTTTGGTCTAATATATGAAATTTAAATAAATATTTATTAGCATCTGCTGGCCAGTTTGTTAGTAATCCGCTTGAATTAATATTACCATATAATAATTCTAATGCGGAAATTTGTTTATGAAAATCACGTTCATTTAATGAGTTTGTTTGTAATTCCTTTATTTTTGTTGATAATGAACTATTGTAACCACCAGCTCTTCCTGCGCCGCTTTGTCCTATAACACCCGCATAGAAACCACCTGGTTTATAATTAATAACACCACTTTGATTTGTATATTCTTTTATTGGTATTCGCGATGTTGTGAATACTAATTTTTCGGGTGTTAAATGGTTTGTTGGTGCAGCTGCATTGGCAGCGGACGGTGTTGTATATAAAACACCTGAATCGTTGCGTACTCTATATGCGTCTGATAACCCGGTTAATGTTGAGTTTTGTGTTTGATATGGTATATCATTATGACGGTAAGCATCATCATTCTTATTAAGAGAATTATATGTGTCGCTTGCACACAATAAGGTATTGGTTAATGGTAATGGGGGTTTAATATTTACTGCACCATATAATAGCGTTCTCATTGGTGGGTAATACCCTATACCATCCAACTGAACAATTGGTATATTATCACTACATATTGGCATCCACATTTCTTTTAACAAAGAAATTTTTTCCCTTATATTATCCTCGGTGGTATCATCAAACTGACCGGAGTACCAATCTTTAAATTCTGTAAATAGAACATTATCTTCTTTGCCGGTTGTTCCGCGTAAAAACTTAAAAAATTCATCCCACCACATATTATCTTGTGGTGTATATGTTATACCATTTACTGTTTTTGGTCTAAAATATTTTGCTAATAATTTACCACCTTTAAATACTAAACTTATTCCTGGTTGTATTTTTATGGTAATAAAATCACAATATACATCTTTACCAATACAATTACCTTCCTTTCCTTCTAAACATATTGTGTATTCACCTTCACAAAGATATAGTTTAAATTTCTTCCAATTTCTCCTTTCTTCATCAGATAAATTTTCAACATCATCATATTCGCTATAATATTTTTCTGGAATACTATAAACTACTATTTCAGGTGTAACTATTTTCATATTTTCAACAGTATAATTACCATTAAGATAAGTTTCAGGTGTAATAGTGGTAGGATTATCATCTTCAGTAACTATAGTATATGAAGTGATACCACCTTCTGTATTAATGTTGGTTACTTTGAGATATGCGTCTCCACTACCAATTTTACCATAAGCACCGATTTTATATTTAAAACCTCTACTTAATAGACTGTGTGTCCCATTATTAATATTTAAAATAGCACCGCTACCTATATTTATTTGTCTGCGAATTATACGTAACTGATAGTCTTTTAATTTACAATTTTTTATTATTATATTATTAATATTTTCCAACGTAACCACGGCACAGGTTTCTCTTCCATTTTCGTCAAATATTGTTTGTTGTGGTGGTGTATTTGTTGATGGTGGTAAGCAAATCACACTGCTACTAACCTCATCAAATACAGGAAGAGTTTCTACCAGATTAAAATTTACCTTGTTTTGAAATCTTAATGTAAATGTACTTTGACTTATATTACCATACTCATCAATAAAATTAACAAAAAACGTTCCTTCATTTTTGAAATCATCATGTAATACTACCAAAGAATATACATCTACATTTATATTCACTTTTTCCAAATTGTCACCAAAGTGATTATATGTTCCTTTATTAGATATTATACCTTTGTAGTTATTTTTGTTAAGGTCTTCACCCATACTATTTTTTATAGAAATATTATATGAAGTCATTGCGCCTATAACCTCTATTTTAATACTTGGTTCTGGTATTGAAAGCGGTTTATCTGAACAATAACATATGTACGGATGATTTATTACATTTACTTGAATTTGAACTACATCATCTGTTGATTGAAAACATTTTGAGGTAAATTTTTGTCGTAATTTTTCTATTGCGGTTGATCCTGATTTTATACCAAAATAAAAATAAAATGAATTTATCGGTTGGAAAAAATCTATATATTTGCCGGGTTCGACAGATAACGCAACGTTTTGTGTTAGTGTGCGTGTTCCATATCTAAAATAAAAATATTCTGGATCTATATAACTTTCGTTTAGTGTGTTGTGATGATCTAATCTTAAATTGGTTTGTCTTTGATTTTCCGGTAAACCTCTATCGTTAAAAATTCCGGATAATTTACCATCAAAATTTGTTGGATACACATATTCAAAATCGTAGTATTTTTTCCCCTCATGTGATATTAGATTATCTTTTGGGTCTCCACCTTCTAACCTATATCTGTTCAATCTGTGTTGATTTAATGTAGCAAATTGTTGTCTTATTTCCGTTCCACGTATTAATTGATCTTTACCAATAAACCCTTGTGGTGTTACTAGTACTTCAGTATTTCCTTCATGCCTATCAACATCACACACACCTTCAATTGCTGAATATACATCTAAATCAACCCCAACTTCACATATTCTTTCTAAATTAACACATGTTTTTATTTTTGTTTCAAATCTTGTACAACCAACACCATAAAATAATCCTCCTGAATTATTCATACTTTGAAAACGATATTTTTCGCTCCTTCTTTTTACTGCATCAAGATTTCTTCCACCACAACACCCCCAGTTTTTTCCAGATGCTATAAATACACTTTCATTCGCATCTAAAACATCTTTATTACCATCTATTTTTAATACAAAATCTATTTCATAGAATGGTCCTGGCATTTGATATGTTGTATTGGGTAAGTCTTTATATAAACCCCAAATACCATGTTTATTACAAATATCCAATGATCCTAATAGAATAATATCAGTTTTAAATAGATTAACTATTATTCCAGTGGTCGGAGATGGTTTTTTTGTAATTGGTCTATAATAATATTCATAAATTGATTCTCCATTTTCATCTTTATCTATTTCTTCTCTATTAATAAATGGTTCACCAATCTGAAGCCAACTAGTTTCTTCATGACACCTTTGTTGATTTATTGGTCCCTTTTCATCTTTATCTAATTTTACTTTTCCACCAAATGTTCTTTCATACATATTGTCATAGCAGTATCTATATTTTTGTTTGTCGTCAATGAACATTTCAAATCGTTGAGTATTAGGTTTAAATTTTGGTGAACACATTTTGAAAATTTTGGTTTTCATAATACCTTGTGAAACACTTTTTGAAACATTGGTTCCAGAGGTTTTTTGTATTTCATCCTCATCTTCGTATGAGCACACGTCTTCATAATGTTTTACTTTGTATTTCCCAAATATACCTAAAATCCGTCTTCTTTTTTTTCTTCTTTTTTGGTAATTAAAAGTGGGAAAATATAAAGCTCCGTTAATCCAATCATTGCTGAAATTGAAAAATGCTATCCCGATACCCTCTGCTAATGTTGTTATAACACAATCCCAAACAACACTCGCTTCTCTTGTATATGCTAAATCAGGTCCTAGTGCTTCTTGTGTTTGTGTAATATCATCTTCTATTGCTTGACATCCTGGTGTAGGTACCCCCTCATCACCGTCAGGGCATTCACCCCATCTTATGTTTATTCCCGTAAGTTTACCATCTTTATCCCTACATCCTTTATCACCTTTTACTTCATAAAAACATCCTGGATATAATAATATGTCGGTGTATTGACACCATGATGGATCAATGTGCATACAGCTACTCTCTTTTCCGCAAAATATACTTGCTAACATGCGACAAATATCTATACAAAAACAGAATCCTATAAATCGGTTAAAAAGACGCACACCTACTTGTGGACGAAATCTACATGTCATTGTGGTTAAAGTTGTATAAAATTGATTCCACGTTCTCATAAACTCAATAACTATTGCTGAAATAGCACAAAGTATTGAAAACTGTGTTGGTAAATGTGCTCTCAAACCATTATATGGAAATGGTAAATTTGACCCATGATCTTGGATACTTTTAATCCCTAAGTGATTTTCTGTTTTTGTGGATTTACTTATTTGCATACGTGGGATATATGATTTTACACTGTACACATTGTTTTTAAATAACGAAACAAATAAATGTTTTGGTGTGTCTTTCCCTAATGTATAATTAACCTCAACCTCTGATTTTGGGTTGTGCGGTACTAAATAACATGCCTTCTTTTTATGTAGTTCTTCCGGTTGTTCAATTTTAATTTTAAATCTTACATCTGTTCTTGTTGGTATACCAATAGAGGGGTTGTCTGATAAAACCTCATTACCGTATTCGTCAGTTGTGTAATAATCTAAATTCATTGGAATTTGATAACACCACACACCATCTCCATCTATTAATTGATTTCCTTTTATCTTATAGTTGGTTATTCTACCATCTGGCTCCATTCTTATCATTTCAATGGTTCCTTGTTTAGCAGTCATATCCTTCATTTTTCCTAATGAATCCTGTGGAAGACAAGAAGTATATGTTGTTGCATTGTCGCCGTCTGTTACAATACAACCAATAAAAATACAAGTTGTATCAAACCTGTATGAAATATTAATATCGTGTCTAGTGATCCCAACCTCATCTTCATTACTATTTCCCCAAAACGGATAAACATAAACAGAAGTATCCTCGCTAAATACCTGTGCCAAATTATCTAAATTAGTATCCTTCTTAAACTGTGTACTACTTTCAAACTGTTCTACAGAATACCCTTTATAATACATATCACGAGGCATTTGTGATAAATGTCCACAATCTGATAAATCAATGTCGCAATGCACTTGATTACTTCCGGATGGTATTCCGAATAACATATAATCTCCGCTGCTGTTAGTAACTGTTGAATATTTATAGTATTCATCAAAGACCTCTAATATATTATTATTATCAAGAACGGCTCGTTTTAATGGAAATATACCTATTACCTGATGACATTCATTAATGTTGTCTTCTTGAAATAGATTATATCTTATATTTTTATAATTCTTATCAGAAGAAATATCATATGGGTATAAAACACGTTTTTCGTTATTTCTTTTTGTTGTTTCAGATACAGGAATGAATATTGATATACGCGCATTTGGAACACCAACACCTCCATTTGCTATTACTCTTCCAACAATACAACCATATTCCGCTCTTGGTGATTGATATACGTTTTTTTGATCTAATTTTAACGATAGAATATCGATGAAATCATATTCCTGATTTAATGTAATATTTAATTTCGTGTTATCCTCAGATCCTGGTGTTGTTCTAATACGATATGATTTATTCTGTTGCATTTACAATATTTCCAATTTTTTCTTTCATATTTCTTGCGGTATTCGCAAGTGCGCTATTTTTTAACTTTTCGTAGGTGTCTAACGGGGATTTTATCCCACTTATTTCTTTGTTAAAAATATGTTTAGCGATTGCTGATATTATCATGCGTAAAAACAATACAAGTATAACTAATATTGTTATAAGGGTCATAAATGGTATTTTAACTATAAACAAAAATAAGAAATTCTTAATGAATTTCACAACCTTGTTTTGGTTATCAACATCTGTATTTTCAACAACTTCTCTTTCCGCTATCAGAGAATCGCGAGTGGTTTGATTTGTGGTCGCCGCTATTCTCCTGTTTAATTCGATTATTCTTTTCTGCTTTTCCTCGACTTTTCTACACGCGCATGCCATATTAATATCATTTAAACTTTGATATAAATATAGAAAAAACCATAATTTTTCCAATACTAAGAGAGTTTGGAAAGATATTTTTCACCAAAATACAACCTACGCTACCAATACCTGTGGATGGGATAGTTCTGATTTTGTGCGAAAACTTGAAAGAGAGGTGTCGGATATACAAGAAGTTGAACTTCTTTTTGATGATAATTTGTTATGTGGACAAAAGAAACAAATATTTTTGTTACTGTTTGGTGCACCTTCTATATTATGAAAACAACGTTCACAAACACACATACAACATAAGATATTTTACTATAAATATACGGTTATTGAATAAAAAATAGTATTTTTACTAAAATTTACATAAAATTTCAAATATCATGTTCAAAAAATTTTTCCAAAACTGGAATAATAAAAAAAAGGAAAAAAGTAATAATATTACAATCGTTAATTCTCCGGAGTTTTATGAGAATTATCTTTTTGATTTTAAAAATTATGCTTCTGGCGGAAGCGGAAATTCAATTGTAACGTTTGGTAGCGACAGCGATACAGATGGGGCGATATTTATTACCACTAATGAAGGTGGTGATAATATTAAAAAACCAACCCTACCACCAAAAATAAAAATCAAACCTATTGATGTTCTAAATGAATTAGAAACATCACCAACCCCATGGACTTTATCTAACCTTGATAATAAGATTATGATGTTAGAAATCAAGGAAAATTTAATCAAACAAAAGTACGCAAAAAGGGAAGTAACGGCATTGAAAGAACGATTACAAAACAGAAAAAAATATTCTAAATTCAAAGAGTTCTTTGAACAATTCCCGTATACTACGGAAGAAAAAATTAAAAAATTACTTGACAAATACGATCTTGTGATGAAATCAAGTGATATTTTCATTCCTGAATTTCCGGATGATGCTATTAGGGTAATGGAAAGATATACTACCAAAGTAGATGATTTGTGTAGTAAAAAACCTGTGTTCTATGTTATAGCAACACCAGAAAATTTTAGAGATGCTGATGGAAAACGCGATCCAATTTTATTGGCACAATCACCATTCTGCTTCCAATATCAAATATTGGGTGCGTGGGATAAAGAAATGTTATTGTTGTCAGAGTTGTAGTTACATCTGTTTTACTCTGATTTTTATATCAGTGTCCTTGCTGAATATTTCAAACATTGAATCTGAATTTCCGTACATAATATTATCACTTGATTTCAAGTCTATTTCTACTCTGTTTGAACTGTCTATAACTGGTATCCAAACACCTTCCTCGTTCATTTTTCCTGTTATAACAGGTTGATTTACTCTATTTGTATTATAAACTCCGTTATACACATTATATAATCTTATTTCAATTAAATTATCAACACCATCAACCGATACTAATTCTTTTATTAATTGAGATACGAATATATTTTCACCCATTTTTCGTTTGTTGGTATCAAAGAAATCAAAAATTACGTTCTGTATTGTTCTGACAACAGCATTACTTTCATACCCTTTATTGATAATCACATCACATTCTGCCTGAACATTTATTACACGACCAGGTTTTATTATTACGTAATCTCCTATCATTTTGTATTCTGATAGGTAGTTACTAATATTATCTAATAAGGATGTTGTTACCATATCAGTAATATGTCCGTTTGGATCAATTCCCAAAACATAAATATAAATGATGTTATTTTTTTCAATAATAGATGTTCGATATGGTGTACCGTATAATCCCGGCATTTTATTTATCCTTTCAATATAATCCTTTATTGTTACACAACGATTTTGCGCTAAATTATTATATTTAATCATATATCGTATTTCTTCAATAGATGGTTCGTCTTTACCACCCATTGCAGGACTAGTATTTCGGATTGATATTGATCTTTTTACACTATCCATTTTAATACTATTATCCATAGTAGCACTACCATCGCCCTTGACTTCTACTTCTTTTGCTGAAAAATTGGTTACTGTTTGTGGAGCAATATTTGATACTTCTCCACCACCGGTTCTATATAATATCCACATAGTATGACCAACACTTGGTAATATTCCCATATTCTGGTTGTTGATCATTTGTGTCATTAATTTTTGTGTTGGTGTTGGATTTAACGGAATATGATATACATCCCCTGTTCCAAATATTACTTTGAAAAAACCTCTATCTGTATATTCTGTTATAAATTTATGTTTTATTGGTCGCCATTCTCCTCTAACAACACTTGTATTATATGTAATTTCATCCTCAATAACTTCTTCCTCTACAACAAGTTTTGGTAATTGATCAACATTAGAATCATATGTTGATTTCGGTAAGAATAATTTATCTTCCAATAAACTTTCAACTTCAAAATATCGCCATATTTTTTTATCAGCTACAAATTCGTCTAAAACATTAAATTCCGCCATTGAAGGGGATTGACTAAAAGTTCCTTCTTTACATATAATAGAATCAACTCCTAAAACATTTATTTCTGGTAATATTATTTCCATAAACGGAACTACCATTCTTGGACTAATTATTACCTTATATATTTTACTTGTTGAATTCGACATTATTTCTTTCTTTGTAATAGTATAACCTACTAATGTTCCATTAGAATCTACTTTTGGTCTTATGATCCTATTGGAAACGCCATTATGATCGAATTGAAAAGAAAAATTAACGTCATGTAATAACTCAAATGCTGCTCCGCCACCAGTTGCTTGACCACCTTTTTTTATAACAGGATAATAATTTTCATTCGGTCCTGTTCCATCTAATGGTACTTCACAACTTATTTCAACTTCAACTAAACTCGCTTTTTTTCCTGGTATTTTTAATCCTTTTGTCCTTGCTATTGAAAATAATGCTCTTCTGGTAGATGCCTGATCTAACTGTGTTTCTCCATATGCTTTGTCAATATAATTGGATAGGTTATCACCTATCGAAGCATTTAAGTCTATAAAAAAACCTCCTATTGAAGCATCGTTTATCGTTTCTGTTATATCTGGATAATATTCTCTAGTAAATTTGTAAAATTCATTTACAAATTGTTCGTATCCCCTTGCAAGACCGCTTATCCTTTTTCTTGTATTATCTGGCATGTTATTTAAATTCTATTACACTGTTATATCAATACTATCTTCGACTTCAAAATTTCCTTCATTAATTCCGTAATCAATGTGCATTACATATCCTCTTCCACTTTCGTCTACTTTTCCTTCAATACCTTTTATATTAACAATTGGTATAAATTTTTTAATTGAAGAGTTTAATTCTTCCCTTATTTCTGATTGTGTTAGTTCATCATTCGGCATAAATAACATTTTAACAAGATTTGAACCAAATTGAGGGTTTCTCAATCTTTGTCCTGTTGGAGTAAAAATCAGATGTGTGATACATGAACGTATTGCCTCGTATCTGTTTTTGTTCAAATCAAGATAAAATCCCTGACTCTCATCTTCACGAGTGATTGGGAATTTTATATCGTAAAACTTTCTATTTCTAGCCATTCTAAAAATCGTATTTTTATTATAAATAAGGTAAAAAACGATTTTAAAAGATAATTCCTCTTGCGCTAAACGGGGTAATATTTTGCCCAACACTGACTACCGGCCCGCCAGCATTTGCCCCTTGACTTAACATTTGAATAGCATTAGGTTTAACTCCAACTTGTACTGAAGAATCGTATACAATAGCATCCACTAATGTACTAACAACCAAATGGGTATATTTCTCCCACACGTTGTCTCCGTTCTCGATACCTACGGTAGAAAATTTTGATATTATATCTGAACTTATTTTTTTTGAATTTAAGCCGGGTCTATTTTCTGCACCAAACGCTAAAGGTGCTGTTGGTACTTCCGGAAAAAGTGGTATATTTCTATTAAATATTTCTTCTATTTCACCAGTAATTCTTTCATTTGAATATTTACATCCCATTTCATATTATTTTTTACAGTAATTTTCTTCTTCTACCGCCAGGTAGTAACCCTCTTAGTGTTTTAGTGAATTTTTTTTTATTATCTTTAATCATCTCTTTTACAACTAAACCCATCAATCTTTTTGCCATTGATTTTATTTCTCTCAACATTTGTTTTAAAATACTGTCTTTAATAGCACCAACAATATAACTTACAAGATTAACATTATCTCGAATAAATGTTGTAGCATCATAATTAGTTTTTATACCCATTAATCGCATATTCGCTAATATAACTATGTATATTTTTGGTGTTATTAATGTCATTCCAAATGCAAGTGAAAGTTCATTTAAAAGACTTTTCAGAAGATTTTTTTTAAATTGTTGTTTTTCTGATTCGTTAATATTTGGATTACCTGTGGTTGCTTGATCTATAAGAATATCTATACCATCACAGAAAACTTGTTTTTGTTCTTCAAAACTATGTTTTTGGTCTAATCCCTCAAACGCTTTTGTAATATCCTCCAATGTTATTCTTACAGCAGTTCCTGTTAATCGATCATACTCGTAATCACCAACTTTTTGTTTTTCTGCTTTTTCAAGCATTAAACTATACATCGTATTATCAAATGAAAAAAAAGAATCATCTGATTCAGAAGATCCGGTTTGACATTGTGACATTCTATTAAGTATTTCTTCTAACAGTTGTTGTAATACAATTTGTTCACTTGACAACCCTCTACCACCGAAACCACCAAATATTTTTGCCATTAGTTGTTTTACAAACGTTTCTTTATCAAAAAATTTAATGCTATCTATGTAGTCGCTTGTCCAATCATTTAGAGTTTTATAAGGTTCGCTTGGCGATGTTATACCTATCGGTGGTAACACACTTAAACTAAGAACATTTTCATTTATTATTCCGTCAACGGTTTTGTTCTCATTAAATGTGAACCACCCTATACCACCCCTTCTGCTTTTTAAATGTTCTGTATAATCATTAAATTGGTTATATTGAAACCATGGTCTATTAACACCACTTTTTGTTATTACTTCATATAAAAATACATTCATATCTTCTGATTCTTCGCCGGAGTAATTATCAAAATAACTACTACTACCAACTTCTGATTTAGGGTTGATTTGAAACATATTAAGTAAATCAAATTCCGATACACTAAAGTCAATATCCTCCTTAAATAATGAAGGATTAATATTGCAACATATATTAGATTTTAGAGATGCTTTTAACGCCTCCTTTACCTCCTGTTCCATAACATCCAACTTCTCTAATAATATTTTTGAAATAGCATTTTGAAGTTGGTCTATTGATCCAAGAGCGGAAAATAAATCAACCATAAATTCAAGTTGATCACCAGAAGAATTGACGCTCTTCCAAGAATTTATTTCAAATAATTGAGGATAAGCATCGCTAAATGTTCGACAAGAAGAAATTCTTCCAAATAATTCTGCTTTTCTATCTCTAATGTTACTCATCTACTTTTTCCTTTACTTCTGTCAAAAATCCATATATAATTAGCGTGTTCCAGACAACTGATTCACCAACCGAAAATTCTCGTGTCATCGTACCATCAACGTTGAATCCTACTTGAAATAACATTTGAATTAAACCTTTAACAATATCATACTTATATGTATCTATGGTTTTCAATTGCCCATTCTTTATAGTACTATTATTGATTTGCTTTTGTACAAGATCAAAATTTTCATTTTCGTAACGATATAATTCGGTAATATCTGTTTGTGTTGCTTTACCATCATCCGAACCAGAACAATATTTTACAATATTTTCAATATTCAAATAATAATTTACACCGCTTTGAAACTGTTTCATATTAGTGATTTTATTAAATTGTTATCTTCCAATATAATATTCATAAAATTATTAGAAGAATATTTTGATTTTATTTTTTTATTATAGAGGGTTTTAATTTTAATAACGTTTTTTCCCTCCGGAATATCTGCTAAAAATTTTGGGTTTGCTGTAATTAAAATATCACATTCTTCCCATGTTTCTCTAATACTTTTTGGAAAATACACCCCATTTACCCTAGAACATATTTTCGATAAAAAGAATAACGTTGCTTGACGCTGTGTATGATATTCACCAGGAGATATAAACCATACTTCCAATTGTGGGTTTTCATCCTGAATATCATTCAACCAAGTGTTAAAATTTCCTGGTAGTGCTGAATGAGTTGGTTTGGCGCAACCATAAACCTCGAAAACAAATTTATCCATTTCAAAATCTTCCTTATCTTTTTTTGAAGGAAAATTAAATGGTGAATACAAGTCATTTTCTATGTATTTGACTTCATCAGGATTAAATTTATTGTCAATTGCAGCAATGTTGAAATACTTTATATACTGTTTTGAAAATTCTCTAACAGTATCGTTTATATCTATGTATATTTTCTTTTTCATATCAATTCTTTATTTTTTAAATATTCTTGTAAACAACTGACACACATACCTATCCCAAATGTTTCTCGTGTTAAATGATAGTCTGCTGTTTCAATTTTTTTAAATTCCATTAGTTTTCCACATTTATCACAACGTTCATCACGATATGTATCATTATCACCTGTTATTGAATGGTTTATATATCTATCACTACGTTCTGTTTTATTATCATACTCTCTTTGAATATTTTCCTCATAATATTTTTCAATATCGTCAATTTTTTCCAGGATTTTTATTTCATATTGCACAACAAAAAATGTTCCCCATTTATGAATATCAACAAACTTTTTATTTTCTAATTTATATGTAAGACAAGAATCTACACCCCAAGAATTATGTGTTGTAAAAGAAACATTATTCCAATCATCTACATATTCTATTGGAATTTTCTTATCGAATGCTTTTTGTAATTCCATGGTTGTGAGTCGCCTTGATCTTTCATACGGATCTGGAATAGTATAAAAATAAAAGTCTAAATAATATTTGATTCTTTTTTTACCAGTTTGTTTTAATACTATTTGGTAACATGATTTATCAAATTCATACCTTGATATATCACCTCTTTCAAATTTTAGTGGATATATTTGTTTAATTTTATGTAGTTCATGTAATCTCATTCCTTCGGTAAATCCGTTATCGCTTCCACTTTTAAGTGGTTCTGTATTTTGAACAATAACAACTCTTTTATTTTTTTCTTCAAAGACTTTTGGTTTACTAAATTCCGGATGTTTTTTTACCGATTTCAATTCTCCTGTTGATGGATCTCTGACCAATGTGTAGTTTTCCATTTCTCTATCCAACATATACATTCGCCACCGAAGTTCAGCAACCTCTTGTGTAACCTCCTTTTTAACAAGCGACTGCATTAATTTACTACCTAACTCTTTCTGTTGAGTAATAGTAATACCAACCGGAATGTCATCTTTCCTATTATTTATAATAACATCTCCGCCGGCAAGTAAACCGCCAATATATAGAGTTAATTTGTCTTTTAGATTCATTTTAAAATAATTTCATAATTCTGTCATTCATCTCTTCTTCGAGTTGCTTATACATGCTACCGAATACAGTGAAATCTTTATATTCATAGGAGTTACTTGTTCCATCTCTCGATATATTTCCTAACAACCTTTCCAATTTACCCAATGTTTGAAAGGCGTGTGTTTTGTAAATGTGGAGTTCTTCCAACGATAGTTTAGTTAAATCTACTGGCATAATAATATTTTTTTAATAAAATAAAAAACACCGTTAATTTTTCAATATTAACGATGTTTTTTTATATAAAGAAGTTTCTGTGTGTGTTTATGTGAGTGAAATCATTTTAGTCGTTACTACACCCTATTCTAACTAATTTTACAGTGTGTTTCACTATCGCACCCTTCAATTCGTCAATTGTTTCTTGTAATCTACGAACCTCCGGATCCCTTGCTTCCCAACCTGCTATATACGCTTTTCGTACTTTTGTAAAATCCTCAATCAAAATTTGGGAATTTCTATTTGCATAATCAACTGATAAATCTTCTTTTGTTTTCATGGTTTATTTACGTATCTCCAACATTCTACTTTAAAATTTTCACCCAAATGGTTTATATGCCAACCATCTTTATTATTTGCTTCGGTGTTTGTATAATATCTGGCGAACACATTTCTCTTCATTTTTTTCACAGAATCACTTTCTACTTCTACTCTTACAAGTAATTTTTCCTTGTTTATTTCTGGTAATTCACAAGTAACATGTGTCCACTCTTCCGCAAGGTCTATACCATATAAAACCGCATCCTTCAATTTCATATGATGACAATTATTATAATAAGTGCATTCACTACAAGGTATTTTTGGAGACAGATAACAACCAGAATATTTTCTTGCCAATTCTTCTTTTAGTATCATTTGTATTCGTATTCGACGTTTCTAATATTATTCAATAACGACATACTAGCACTGAACATATAACATCTAGTATCACACATTTTGATATGATTTTTCACGTCTATCAATTGTTGCAATAATCTATCAATTTCAGGTTGTCGTGAATTATATCCAGCAGAGAAAATTGTTCTAATAACATCTTCTGATGCCTGACACTGTTGATACCATTTATGCTCATCAATATACTGTTTTATAAAATCTTCTTTTGTCATTGATTATCATTTAAATTTTTATCTCTGTTTAACTCTTGATAGTACAAATTTTCCCAATAATCTATCCTATGATGTAAAGACTCAATTTCCGGTTGTCTTGCTTCAAAACCAGCTAAAAAAGATTTTCTCGCACACTCTTCCAAATTCCATGTTTTAGAATATTCATCTGCCATTTCTTCTGGATGTTTTAATATCGGTGCGTAATAATCATCGGGTATATCCATGGTTTTACAACTTTTTAAGATACGGTAGTGTTGGTTCTCTTTTACAGTAAAGTTCACATCTACCATTTGCAAAAACTTTAATTTTTTCTTTTGGTAGCATTTTAGTACAATAATATTCACCCATATCAGGGGTATGAATATATTCACAGTTTTCACAACGGATAGCTTCCTCTGTATAACTGTAATTTTGTTTTACTAATTTAATCAAATCATCATTTAATTTTGACATATTATTCGTCTGTTATGGTTTCTACTTCTTCAAGATCTTTTTCTGAAACATCAACGCCAGTTTTTTCCTTTATCTCTTTCATTAAAAACTGTCGGTGTTCTTTTTTGTATTCTTCCAAGTCTTTCACTGAACATAATCCTGTTCTTGTGGATGCTATTTCACCTGAATGTTCAATAGCGGTAATATGATTTTTGTCTATCTTTATGTTAACGACATTTCCATATGCGTAATTTACACCCTTATAACTAAAAGATTGTTTTTTCAATCCAGAAGATCCTTGATTTCCTAAAAATATACTGAAACGGGTGGCATAAAGAAAACTCATCCCACCTTTTTCTTTAGCAACAACCAAATTATTGGGTGTCATGGCATTCCAAACCTTATTTACATAAAACAAACTATTATCGTATTCGCTTGTTACATTTTGCGTAGAAGGGATTAAATCGTTTAATATTGTTTGGAAGGAGATTGAAAGTGCACCTGCAAACCACATGTTGTTACTTGCATTTGAGACGGCGGATTTATAACAATCGCTACATCCAATACTATCAATAATGAACATTAGATTAAAAGGTAATTTTCCATTTCTTTGTCTTTCAATCGTTGTTCTAATACATAACGCAACGTCTTCTATAACATAGGTTGGTCTGGTTGGTTTTGGTGTCATTTGACTTTTTGAATGATCATAACAAGCGTATTTTTCATATAAGGTTGTTGTGTCATAATATATCATATTTTCACCCGGATGATAACTTATTTCACCTGTTTCTTCGTCAATAGTTTCATCTACTTGGACACCTATCTCTTTCGCATGATCCCATTTTATAGAATTTTCTAAATCAAACACCACCGGCATTATTTGCTGATGTTGACACGCTTTTATTATTTCCAACACAAATGTTGATTTTCCGGTGTTGGTATGACCTTTAACACAACTAACCGTATTAAGAGGGATGCCGCAAACGTCGGTAGCATCTTCAAACGCCTTTGGTAATATTAACCATTTTTGTGGTTTCTTTTCAACCTTGATTATGTTATTTTCTTCTTTAAACTCCTTAAGAAGTTTCATTTTATCTTCCCAACTCATACCTTTAAGGTCTGTTGGGGTTTTCTTTTTTATTGGAACTTTTGCCATTGTATTTTAAAGTATTAAGTATTAGAAACTAATTCATCTACATCCAACAGAATAGCAAATTCTGCGTCTGGTTTTATGTGATAACCCTTATAAACTATCACCCTGTTTCCTTTTAAAGAAACAATTTTTGTACACATTGCATTTACCGGTTTTGTTTTATCGGTTGGATCTAAAATACCTACCAATAATTCACCCTTAGTTTCGTTTTCTTTTCCGGCGTTTACTGCATACTCTAAATACGCCTGTCTGAGACCACCTTCTAACTCTTGGATTTTTACGTTGACAACCGTTGCAATAAATGATTGCGCTGTATTCCACTTCTGAGCATAAAACATATTCCAGTGGTAACGTTTTACAAACTCTTGTGGTGTAACACCTAATTTTGTTGCTTCCATTGCAAGTTCCTTTGCAGAAGGAAAAACATCTTGTGAAGTTTCGTGCTTGAACTTCTTCAAATTACTATTACTCATATTATTTAAATTTTATTTTATTTTCATTAAAAATACTATTTTTCTTTTATTTCAAAAAAACTTTATCGTCTGTTACGAATTTTAGTTCTAATCCCTCAATTTCCCTGTGAAATATTTTTCTGAAATCGTAATGTCCTTTACATTTTACCAGAGCACTTTCCAATTCACGTTGACTTCTTTTTGACTCATATACTTCTATCGGATTACCGTTTTCATCCATCTTGTAACAATCAATATCATTACTGCGGTATCTTAAATGTGATAATAATCTTCTTTCACTCCAAGCATCCCATGGTTTAAAATTACATTTTTTTAGACAATCATATTCATCTTTTTTTTCACCTTTAGGATAAGTTTCATTAATTTCACCATATCCTTTATAATCTTGTGGATAGCATTCATTAAGTAAATAAAAAAGTTCATATGTTGTTATAAATTCATACATATTATCGTCAGGTAATTCAGTGTCTTGATACCATATCAACCAACCATCAACAATGCCATCTATTTTTTTTACATAGTAAGATTTTATCCCACATCTTCTATAATATTCATACCAATATTTTTCGGTATTTACCGCATAGGATAAACTCGGTATCCCTTTACCTATTCCTGCATTTAGATTTGAAATTAATGTACCAGGAACAGCAAATCCTGGTAGCGGTATTTTTGGGTTGTAATCTATTGGGCCGATATAATAATGTTGGATTAATTTTACTTCCCATTTCCAATTTCTAACTATGTGATTTTTATTAAATAATACATTTAATTCTTTTTCTCTTTGGGTCATTCATTTTGATTGATTCCCTTTATTTTGTGAGTTATAAATAACTCTGATCCCCTACGGGAATTGGACATTGCATAATACCATGATTTGTCTTCTATTGTTATATTTTCATGCGAATATAATTCTCTAACTTCTGTACAATCGTTATAAGTCATCATAAAAGGTGTGTCTCTTTTTTTCAAAATATCTGCAAGTTTTTCGTGATTAAAATCCTTATGATTTGGATATAACCAACCTTTTTTAAGATAATAAGGGGGGTCAAGAAATACAGGAAAATCGGGGTATTTGTTTAATAATTCTTCAAAACTAATACAAACAGGTATTTCAAAACCTTTCGGTCTATTCCACTCTTTTAATCTTTTCATAACAAGCGGTCCTAATTCCGCTTTTATTGCTTGTTCACTAAATCCGCCTCGTAATCCAAGACCGCTGAAACTCAACCTATTTACTATCCAATATTTTGCTGCTCCGCTTACATCAAGAAACATACCTGCTTCTTCCCTCATTTTTATAAAAATTTTTCTCTTTTCTTCTTTTGGGATATCTGAATGAAAAAATTTATAATAATGTTCAGCATATCCGTACATTTCATCTCTGTTTTCACATAATCTCCGCCAACAATTAATAAGATGTTCGTCAATATCGGACGTTATAATTTTTTTACCTAAATCACCTAATTTTAATTCTACACTACCACCACCTAAAAAGGGACTTATGATAGTATCATAATCTTTGAAATATTCAGATATTATATCAGACATCCGTGTTTTTCCACCAGGGTAGCGGAAAATTGATTTTGTTTTTATCATGTCTTAAAAATACTATTTTTTTTGATATTCATAAACAACATTTCCGCAATCATACATCTCCACAAACCCCTCCAACTTCATTATCTCACGATTATCCATACCTTTCGGATATTTTACTAAATCATCATCACCAATAAATCGACTCGCACCCTTGAAACGTAATGAATTGTTGGTTATTGTTCTACCAGTTTTTAAGCAAATCCAATAACCAGCTGGTTTATTATATTTTACAAATTTGAAATCCTCAAGATGTATGTTGTCGCCACCAAGATTCAAATTCAAATAACAAATACAACTCGTTGGATTATACATTGTTTTGAAATAATTCCACATTCTGGATACACCGCCCTGAATGGTTATGTTCGATTTGAAGCACAACCTGACCAATTCCCATTCATATTTTTTATTGAAACGAGGTTGTCCAAAAGTCATTACACCAACTAATTCATTATTATAATACAATGAAATACAATGTTTTTGACCTGTTGCTTTGCTTTGAATGTGGTATTCATCTAAAAATAAATTACACTCTTTTTGTGGTATTTCTTTTATTTTACATTCTCTCGCACCAATTTTTATTTCATTTTTACCTATTTTTGAACGAATTATATTTAGTACCTTTTTATTATCCATATTATCAAAAACAGAGATAAGTGTATAACCGTTGTCTTTTACTAATTTCCATCTATCAAAGTGGTGTGTTGGTGAAAATGGTTTGTTTTCTTTTGTTTTTCCTGTAAAAAACGCATAACTGTATGTTGAGTTGTGTGAAATTGTTGGATTGATGTCTATCAAAATATTATTAATTTTTAAATCATATTGGGTTTTGTTTATTGGAAATTCAGAATTACTTTCAACACCAAACTCTTTTTTTATTAAATCCTTCCACCTTAAATTAATTTTAGAAATTGTTTTTGAACCATGTCGACATTTTTCTATCATACAAAAATAAGGAACACCGTATTTCTTAATATTCATTTCTGCTCTATTTTCTTGAAAAATCTTTGATTTTAAAGGATGATCTACACCATATTTATTAAAAAAAGTTTGTTTTATTTTTTTTCTAATTTTTTCAGATTGAAATGGGTTTTCATTACCATACCTTTCAATCATAGTTTTTTTTACCTTGTCTTTACTTTCTTTTGATTGAAAAACATGTTCAACACCGTACTTTTTGATTATAGTTTTTTTTACTTTATTTTTTGATTCTTCTGAACAAATTGGAATAACACCATATCTTTCAATGCAGGTTTGTTTTATTTTTTCTTGAACAACTTTGTTTTGGGCGGGATTTTCAACACCATACCGTTTAAGATTAGTTTGTTTTATTTTTTCTTGAACAACTTTAGATTGAAGATTGTGTTCGACACCATACTTTTTAAGGTTGGTTTGTTTTATTTTTTCTTGAACGCTTTTTAATTGACTTGTATTTTCAACACCGTATCTTTCAAGATTTCTTTGTTTTGTTTTTTCTTGTATTTCTTTAGATTGAGAAGCATGTTCAACACCATATTTTTTAAAATTCGTTTCTTTTGCTTTTTTGCGTGAACATTTTTTACAAAAACAATTTTGATTTCTATCTAACATTAGAATAGTCTTCAAAGTTATATTACCACATTCACTACATTTACATGGTAATTTTGAATAAGTAGTTTTATATTCACTCCAACACAATACCATCGGATAATCTTCTATGTTGATAATTCTCTTATTCAAAACCATTTTCTTTTAAATATTTATACAACCGCGCAACACATATTCTTTTCATTGAAATATTATTACAATAACATCTAATTCGATTAAACTCTAATACTTCTTTTAATCTTTCTCTTTTAGTTTTATCATTGAGATAGAAATACGCTTCCTGTGAAAATTCTCCAACATGTTTTGGTATTTTTCCAAGTGTTCCTGATCCCCAGTTACACATAGAATAATCAAAATCAGGTGTTATTTTATCCGCAGAATATGTTGTTGTGTTTCTACGATATTCTTTTATAACAACATCTTTTAATTTTAGGTTTGGTTTTTTATTTAGAATATTATTTTTAGGTCGAGACCAGATGTTAAAACAACATCTTAATTCTACTCCGCTGTAATTGATAATACCTAAATCCTCTGAATGTATTAAATCGAATTCGTAAAATTGTAATGAACCATCCAACATTTGAATCGGTTGAATATACGCAATGTAATCGCCATGCAACTTGTGTTTTTTTAGAAACTTCAACGACATAGAATTTCTTGGACCAAAAGGTGGATTACCGATATATAATCTTCCTTTTTTATATTCTTCTTCAAGTGTTAGATAATCTTGTTTGATAATATACGGAGATTCTGGTTCAATATCATATGCCTTGTATGTTAAAAATAAATTATGGAATGAACCGTTACCTGCGGCAGGTTCGATTATTTCGCTGATATTTTCTCTACCGATAATATCCAGCGTCATATCTGTCAACCTCGCCGCAAGTTCAGGTGGTGTATAATATTTGTCGTTGGTTAATTTTGGCATTCTTCGTTAAACAAATGGTTTACAAAATTCACACCGATTGGTGTAACAAAAACTTTTGTTTTTTCTTCAATGAAAAATCCCTTGGATATGAATTTACTTTTAGGAAAATTTTTCTTTTTCATAAAAACACCATTTTCTCTCAATTCTCTGTAAAAATTATTTCTCCCAAACGGAAGGTTTAAAAATTGTGGAATATCTGAAACAAGAATACAGTCTTTGGTGTTTATGGATTCCATTGACGTATTTTTAATTCCTTGTGATGTTTTTCTTATTTTAGGGGTTACTTTCAAAAAATCATCACCCTCCAAAATCGGTATGATGTCAGTAACAGTTTTTTGATGTAGTGGAATTTTTGAAAGTACTTCCATAAGTTCATCATAATGTTTGAGTTTACGTTTTACTTCATTGTTGATATACCATATTTTTGCGTTATTTAATCTTCCTTCTGATATTCCAAGTTTTTCTTGTAATTCCATTCGTTTGGTACGCTCCTCTTTCAAACTTGTAAGTAATTCTATACCCAAATCTGGATTCGCTATGATATTATCTATTGTAGTTGGTAGGGCGGTGATTCCATTGATTATAAGTTCCCTAATCCGTTCATCCACCCATATTGAAAATTTAGGTGATAGTTTCTGACATATTCTCATGGCGACTAATTCATGCGCCCAGGTTTCACCTTTTTTATTCCCACCACGCATAGTTGTAACTAACTGATTATCAACCGAACTATAAATTTGTAGTTCGGTAACTTCTTGTAAATCTTCCGTTAGAACATTTGTTATAGTGGTTGAATTATCATTTTTGGTGATTTGTTGTAAATCTACAAAACGACTTTTTATTATCTTTGAAAGTTCATTTGTGTATTCACTTATTTCCTTTGAATTAACAATTTGTGTTAAATTCTTTTTAGGAAAAGCTCTTGCAACCTCTGTAAGGTTTACAAAAACAACACCACTTTCGGTTTTGAAGGTTACATTATTACCTTCGTACTTAAACACGTTAACTAACGCATTATTATCTATATTACTCATTTTTAAATAAATTAAATTTTATGATTTTGAAAATCATTAATAAAATTCTAAAAATATTTTCTGATCAACGCTTATCATGAGTCATTTAAAATTTCCTAATTTCAATAATACCATTGTTTATTGAGATTCTCAAATCACCTTCAATTTCCTGTTCAGTCAAAATAAAATCCGTAATATTATTTTCAACATTTGAAGAAATAACTCTATTTATAGATCTCGCCCCTAATTTTTTATCATCATCTGACAGTTCATTATATAAAAAATCAACCACCTCATCTTGCCATAACAAGTTACAAGAATATTTTCCATTTTTCATTTCGTTGGATAATTGTGTTAATTGAAGGTTGATGATATTTTTTAAGTCAGATTCTTGAAGGTGGTTGAAGTGTATTATTTCGTCAATTCGATTGCGTATTTCCGGAGATAGTTTCTTTTTTATTTCTTTATCAATAATATCGCGTTTATCTTTTTCTATGTTTGTTTGAGTACTAAATCCTAACTTGTTATACGAATCTGCGTTTCGACTACCAAGATTACTTGTGAGAATAATAATCGTGTTAGAAAAATCTAATATTGTTCCATCGCTTTCACGTAATTCACCTTTGTCGAATACTTGAAGGAATATATTTATAACTTTATCGCTCATTTTCTCAAACTCATCAAGAAGTAAAATTGAAAATGGTTTGGTTTTGATTTCTGATAGAGAAGAGTTGTTACTGTAACCGATGTAACCTGCCGGTGCGCCAAGTATCTTGGATACAGAGTGTTCCTCACTATATTCACTACCGTTTAATTTTATAACATTTTTTTCACTACCGAAAACATGTTTTGCGATAAGTTCTGATAAATAAGTTTTTCCAACACCTGTTCCGCCAACAAAAAGAAAAACAGACGGTTTCTTAATATTTCTGATATTAATTTTTCTTTTCTGAATAGATTTACAAATACTTTCTACCGCTTCATCCTGATTGATAATTTCTTTTTTTAATTCGTTTGGTAAATCTTTTATCGTGTTCAATTCGTCTATTGAAATATTTTGAATAGGTATTTTTGATAATTCACTAACCGTTTTTAGAAGATCATCTTCTGTTATTTCAACAACCTCTTGCGGATATTTTTTTTGAATACTTTTTATTTCTTGTTGAATTTTGTTGATTCTGACAGTGTATTCGTCAACCTCCTTGTGTTTTTCCATTTTCCTACTATCATTCTGTTGTTGAATCAGGGTGTTGATTTCTATTATTAAATCTTCTAATTTTTTATCATTTTTATCAATGTGAGTACTTGACCCCAAAATATCTATAACTTCAATAGCGGAACTAGGTAAAACCTTTGAAGTGATATATCTGTCACATAGTTTAACACATTTCTCAATGATATGTGTATTGAAATAAACGTTATGATAGTTTTCATAGTAACATTTATTTTGAATTAAAATCTTTGTTGTGTCCTCTATATTCAATTTATCAACATTAATCCTATTGAAACGTTTTTCCATATATCCGTTTTTTCCTATGGTTGATTTATAGGATTGGTTAGGGCAAGTTGCAATTATTCTTAAATCATCATCTTGAAGAATTGTGTTAATGAAACTTACTATTTCATTATTCGTGTCTGATTGAATAACGGCATTTATATCGTCAATGAATAGAATATATTTGTTTGGTGTAGATTTTATCTCTTTTATCAAATCAGATGTTCTTTGTTCAAAAATACCTTTATACGCCATTCCGATGATGATACTTTGAACATTGATTTGTAATATTTCTTTATTGATTAGTTGAATTGGTACAGAACCAAGACATATTTTTTCAACAAGAAAATTTACAATAGAAGTAAGACCACAACCACCTTCACCGGTTATTATAGCATTATTTTTTTTTCTCTTTAATACCGTTTTTATTATTTCTTCAACCTCACTTATTCTTCCAATAACTCTATCCATTTTTCCTTGTTGGAATAATATGTTCAAATTTGTTGTGTATTGTTGAATATTTTGTATTTTGTTTTTTACTGGTTGTCTAATAACGGGAGCAATCATTCCATTTGATAGAACAACTAACTCTTGTTTGTTGGTTTTATTAGGGGTGGTAGGAGAAAGATTAGGAGTTTGAGATATTTCATCAATAAATTGTTTTTTTGTTTTAACGTTTTCAATATTCACACCAGCGTTTTTTAACATTTGAGAAATACCATAATCTTTTTTCAAAATAGAAAGTAGAATATGAAAAGTATCAACTTCTTTCATGTTCATTTCTTTTCTCTCAATATCTGATAGAGATAATATTTCCTCAAACTCTTTTTCATATATTATTTTCTTTTTTGGATTGAGTATAGCAAGAGAAACTTTTTCAATGTGAACTAAACAATCGTTATGTAATTTTTCCAATGTGAAATCTGTTACAATTTCTGACATAATTTTTGCAAAAATCGTTTTCTCATCTTCAAGCAACCTATAAAGTAAATGATATTGAGTAACCTTATAAGTTGGATACTCTTTTAAAAGTGTGTTTATAACAAAATCAATAACATTTTTTAATTCTACGCTGAATCTTTCTTGATGCATTTTTCACCTGTAATTTCAATTAAAGATAGAGAAATCTTCAATTTTTCAAACCCTTCCTAAAAAAAATTTTTCCCATGTTATACATGACAGATCAATTAGTTATTATAACATGATTTGTTATTATTAATTTTTTTTTAAATTTTAAAATTTTTAAAAATATCTGGTCCAGAATCAATAACTAATCATGGTCCATGATCAAGATCTAAATAATATTTTAAACCGCATGCGCGTGCGCGAGGGAGCGGAAAAATGTTTTTTCATTTTTTTTGAGAAAAATAACATCTTTTTTTTGTGAAATTAAATTTTAACTGTATTTTTATCTTGAAAATATTTTTTTCAAAAGCCGGCTGAAAAAAAGATGTTCTAAAAAAAAATTGTGTTCTTTGAAATATTTTCCCAAAGATATGTAAAATCTTTAAGTAAAAGTTTTTGTTACTCTGTTTGGTTAGGTACGTTGCAAATAAGAGAATAAAAAGAAAACTTTTAGACTGAACATTTGTAGAAATTTGAATTTGTAATTCAATAAAAACGAGGGGCAGAAGAGTAAAATCTTTGACGCTAGCTTGAGAGCGTTTATGCCTGGCAGCGACGGTTATAGCCTATCTATAATGATAGTTTCTAGTGGTGGTAAGATTCTGTATAAGTAAAATCTTTTTGATACAAAGCAAATGTTTTTCATATCAATGGACAAAGGGAATTTTCGATTAGTTGAAATATATGTTCTATTGCTAGAATTATATGACTTAACACCGGCAGTATAAGTGGTGAAACGAATATATATAACAAACACAGGGTTAATTTTTCTAATTTCTACCTGTGATACAAATAAAATTGAAATTAATTCGGGCTTGAAAAGTACCAAACAGTTTAGAAAACTGACGTGTGTGTAACACGTGAAACACATGAATTGGCGGGTGGATAAGAGAGCGCATTCAAATTGAAGACGCATGATTGTGTACGGGGGTGTGAAAAGCATTGTAAATCCGGCAAAGACTACCTTTACGGTAGAGGGCGAAGAAGTAAGTGGGAAACCAAACTGTTTTTTCAAATGATGAGTTGTTGTGGTAAAACACAACCACACTCGGAAGTGTTCAAATGAGAGAAGATGTTATACCGAGAAGGTAGGTCTAACAAAATATCGTCATATTACACAAAAAAAGTTTAAGAAGTATTACTTCTTGTGGGCGCACGAGTTAAGTCTATACAACGCTGAATCAGGTATAGGCGGTGATATTTTCTGAAAACAAAAATTAGTTACGTAAGAGAGATTTTACTGTGTTGTAAAGTCTTTGTTCGCTTTTTACCTGTGGTTGGGTTTGTTTTACTACCGGCTTAGTAACACCACTCCCACCACCGGTTTTTTGCGTTGTTTTTTGTTGCCCTTTCGGTTGTTGTGCTTGTGGGTTTTTCTTAATAAGAGTACTGTTTAGATTTTTTGGTTGTTGCCCCTGTTGGTTATTTTTATTAAGCACTAAAGGTTTTCTTTGAATTTCTTTCTGTCCTGTATTTTGTCCTGCCGGTACTGCCGGTTGTGTATTTTGTCCTGCCGGTACTGCCGGTTGTGTATTTTGTCCTGCCGGTACTGCCGGTTGTGTATTTTGTCCTGCCGGTACTGCCGGTTGTGT